ATATAGTATGCGATATCTCGCATTATATATTAAGAGTATTTATGCTTCGCATATTTCCTTATATAGTATGCGCGCTTCGCTGACCCGCATTATATACAAGAGGATACTAGGTTATGTTATAGAAGATACCTATAATTATTACTTAACATAAACTTAGAAACTATTTTATATTCTCTCTAACCTCTCCTAAGCACCCTCTAAAAACAATAATAGACACATTCTATCATCTTCCCTAACTGTCTCCTAACACATCCCTTATACACCCACCCTCACGCAATCCTTTTATATTAGTATATAAGGGAAATTTATTTTTATAAATATATGTATAAATGATATTATTTTATAGTGTTTATTGTAATCACTGCAAGATGTTATTAGAGCATATTAAAAGATATGACAAGGAGAAGGTTATTAAACTGGTCTCTATAGACGACTTGCGAAATAAAAATATTAATATAGAAAGCAAGATACATTCGGTGCCGGCTTTTATGATACTGCCTAGCAAAGAATTATTATTCGGGAAATCCGTGTTCGATCACCTGCTATTACCTGGAAGAGGTATCCTTTGTAGCACACAGAGCACCCGTCTAGACAAAGCGGTATCTGGCGAAAATGATATGATACCCTTAGCAAATACTGGAAACGGCACAGTAGGCGCTGGTAGTATAAGTGGAGGAAGCGGAGCAGCAGATAGCAGCCATAGCGAACCTATGGCTTTCACTTTAAATACTGCCTCGTTCTCAGACAACTTCTCTATAATAGAAGATGAGAGCAAAGAATTAAATGATAAGAATTATAACTGGGACTTTATAACAAATGACAATAATATTACTGACGGTATCAAGAATATAGCGACGCCTATTAGTGGTGATGATACTAGTGCCTCAGGAGGGACAAAGAGCGACAGAAATACTCAGTCTCTAGAAGAATTAAAGAAACTAAGAGACGCTCAATTCTAGGCTAAACATATATAAGGAATTATCATAATATATTTTTATAACAGTATTAAAAATAAAATGTCTAATCAATTTATATTTAATCAATATTATATTGACCTAATAAAGCGTATCAAGACATCCGCTAAGAATATGCGTGAGAGTGATGATAGCGACGACCACGCATTCGGCAAGAGCACACTAAAAGCCATCAAGGACAACTATATAACGCTGGATAAGTCGTCAGACGAATACATCATATATCTTAAATCAATCCCTGAAGATTTCTGGACTTCCTATATTAATATTGATGATGTTGATGCGGTGAATGACTGGTTCCTAGCAGACGATGTGAAGGATGTCTGTATATACAAGAATATCTCTGTTTCGTCTATTAGAAAACTGGTGAAAGACGACTATCTATGTCATCACTTTTTCTCGGTATTCTATCTGTTCCTTAATGAATTGAGCGACGATGATGTTAAGATGTATCTATCTGTTCTACAAGATACCAAGAATGAGGTAGGGACTGATAGTATCACCAAAGAGGAGCACAAGAAACTCGTTGAGAGATTAAATGAGTTGAAAACGAAGAAGGCTAAGGATGAGAAGGACGCTAGCGGAGGCGCTAGTGCGGGCACAGGTGGCGTCGGTGGTATTGATATGTCGCAGATGGAAGGAACTATGCTAGGCAAATTGGCTAAGGAGATTATGGAGGATGTGGATGTTGAGAAACTCCAGAAATCAATTGGTGAGAATGGGGATATCCTGAAGGCTATTGGCGACCCTGACAGCGGATTTAGCGAACTCATCTCTAATGTTAGCCGAAAGATGGCTAATAAGATATCCACAGGCGAATTGAAGCAAGAGAACCTCCTACAAGACGCTATTAAGTTTGCGTCGGCGATGCCTGGTGGTTTATTCGGCAACGCTGGTGCTGGCGGTGGTGCTGCTGGTGCCTCTAACGGTGCTAACGGTGCGAAGGGCGGTAGCGGCGGACAGCCCGATATGGCTTCTATGATGAATATGATGTCATCTATGATGAATAACAAGGAAGGAATGGATATGTTTAAGAATATGATGGGTAATATGAATAACCAGAAGGGCGGAGGCGGAGGCGGTAGCGGCGGCTCTAGACAGACTGTTAATAGACCTGCTCTAAAGAAACTGGCGGCTGTTAATAAACTGAAGACTAAACTTGCTAAACGAAGGGAGACTGGCGAAGAATAAAAATAATATAAGTATTAGGATAAGATAAGAACAAAAAATAATGTTTTGGCTAGATAATTTGAATGTATTAACAATTCCTATATTAATCCCTGATATTAATATGACTTTTGAGGACAAACTGAATGCTATAATAAGAGGCTTGCTGTTTTTAGGGATTATTTTTACATTAGTTTTTAACGATTCTAAATATATCTTATTTGTATTGATAATTATGATAATATCTATAATTATCTTTAACTATCAGTATGATAAGAACAAGCAGATAGAAAAGTATCTTAATGCGAACGACCTTGATATTGTTAATAACAAGCGGTGTATTAAGCCGACGAAGTCTAATCCTTTTATGAACCCTAACATATTAGATAGCAAATACGACGAGAATAACAATATGTTCTCAGCGTGTTCTATAGAAAACTCTAAGATAAATAATAATATGAATAAGTATTTTAACGAGAATGTATTTAGGGAGACCGACGACCTATATAATAAATCCCTATTACCTAGGCAGTTTTATACGATGCCTTCAACTACTATCCCTAACGAACAGGGAAAACTAGGAGACTGGCTATATAATACGGGTCCATCTTGTAAAGAAAATGGTCTTAAGTGCTACGAGAATATACATACGGACTTGAGGAGTTCGGCTCATTCTTAGAATTAGAATGTGTCCTTATTATTTTTATAAACTGATATAAATATATCATACATATCTATATAAATATATATATTATTCATCTATGAAGTTTGTATCTATCGGGATTGATTGTGATGTCGCCAATTTCTTAAGTAAATACAATCTGCGAAAAGCGTCGCTGCCGTTTGATTGGAATGTTTCGTATAACGGCGTGTCTAAATGTATTGATAGTGATTTTAAGGATTTCACGGAGCCTCTAAGTAAAGAAAGGATAAACAGGGATGATGTTTATTTCCACCACGACTTCCTTGAAGATACAATGATATCCATAGATAAAGACAAGTATTCTAGGAGATGTCAAAGATTACTTAATATGTTTGAAGAATGTCAGGCAACTGGCGAACAAATCCTCTTTATTAGAAAAGGGCATTTGTGCTATCACCACGAGGAACAGAACGGCAAATACAGAGAGATTACTTGCGATATTGACGATGCTAAGAGATTAGACAGAGTATTACAAAGGAAATACCCTAGCCTTAAGTATAAAATAGTGGTGGTCGTAGGATGCACCTCGTGTTTTAAGAAGGATACCTTTTGTGTCGCCGCTACAAACTATAACCATAATACCGACATTAATATAGAGGTATATAATAATGTATGCGATACGGGCTGTGCTAGCGAGGATAGGAGCCGGCTATTTGAGGAGTGTCTATTGAATGTTTGTATTGCGAAGATACGAGAGGGTATGTAAGGGAGATGGGGGTATTATAGGAATTATTTATTAAATATACCTGTCGTAACAACTTTCTTAGATGATGCGTGCCCGCTTTTGTATTTCTGTTTTGCCTTGTTCGCTAAAATGAACGCCTTCTTCTTATGGTCGCATCCTTCGCTTATTATCTTGTAATCAACCGCAGCCGCTTTGCCTGCCGTTAGGGCACTCGCCAATCTAGCGAGACCCCACGATTGCGGTGTTTGATTTGGACGAGACCCTGACGAATAGTAGGCACCTTCGCCTTTACTAACAATCTTATTGAGCGTATCTAGAGAACACCCTGTCTTTACTGCTAGTTCCTTCGTGGGTGCGATGTTAGCAACCTTGTATATTCTGCGTGCGTTCTCTATGTGATTAGATTTCTTCGGCTTGAATGATGCTACCTTCTCTCGGTTATAATAGATGCCCTTCGCATATTGCTTTTGCGATTTTACAAGCATCTTCAGTTGCTTCTGGTTATCCTTGGCGTCAAGCATTTTCGGCAAATATCGCATAGGGAACTTTATGGGCTTCGCTGGCTTCGCTAGAGTTGCTGGCTTTTCCATAATGTTATTTAATAAATAAATATATAAAAAATGATGTTAAGACAATAACTTAATATAACCAAAACATACCTAGATGCTCTTAGGAAAATGCTCGTGTCCCTGTGGTGGCGGTCAATCGTGTATCGTGGATAGACGAGAACTGAATGATTGGGTACACGAAGACGACATCTTTGGTAAAAATAAGTTGCCTTTGCGTAAGAACTGTCATCAAGAATATACCGAGGCACAGTTAAAGGTATTGAATAGTATGTGCTAGGCAGAGCAGTAGCCTACTTAAATGCTATGGTATATATTATCTATTTCTTTATGTGTGTTAGCAACTATATTTCTCATATTGTCAAGATTTATGTCGTAATCTTTAATAACAGCATCCCTATTTTTTATATTTCTAAATGTTAATACTACTCTAGATATCGCAGCAGTTGTTGTGTTGTTTGGGTCTATGGCTCTGCGTGTAGGGAGACTAGCGACAACATTTTCATACTCACTAGTATATCTAGCAGCAATTTTATTCTCTATTTTTTTAAAATATTTGTATGACATATTAAAATATTCAAGAACTTCTACGAAGTTCTTACGGTAAGCATCTATATATCTATAAACTAACGGTGTATATTCTTTATCATCTTGGTTATATCTATATTTAGCAAACAATATATGTCCGCCTGTAAAACCAGACACTCCTGTTCTGCTAGGTTCTACATCAGCACTCAATATATTATTAACAATCCCTAAAAATTCATTCATCGTATCGTTCAGGGATTGTAATTTCTTCTCAAACTCCTTATGGCTAATATCTTTTATATCCTTAAGAGTAAGTTCGGGCAAATCTCTATTCTGCGTATCTAATGTTTTTTTAAACATTTCTGGGTTTTTATATGAATATTCTATGTGTGCTATGTAATCATCTTTCTCTTTATCTAATTCGCGCCTTTTTGTTTCGTATTCTCTAATTATCTTTATCTGCTTCTTTTTTATTTGTTCTGGTGATGCCCCTATATTTCTTGGGGCTTCTAATATCTCAGCAATCTTCTTTACAAGGTAATTTAACTTTTTATCTTTTTGATATCTCATGATTTCTAACATATACTTTAAAAATTCGTCCTTATTAGTTGGTTTTTTTATTAGATATTTAATAAATAGGAAAGATTGCTTAATATCAAATGGTTCCTTCAACTTTGTAGGATGATAGATATGCGTATCCCTTTCTATATCTTCTATTAATTTTTCTAATTTGCCTACAGCCTCTATATTAAATATAGGTGGCTGTATATAGGTTAGTTTGCTTACACCTTCTACTATATCCTTTATCTCTTTAGCCAGCCTTTTAATAGTATCGTATATCAAACAGACATAATATATCGCTATTAATTTGTCTGGTAATTTTAAATTTTTATTAGGAACAATATGTACCACCGGAGCGACGGCTGCTGGAACTGTCTCTGTATTACTTACCGGATGTATTCTTTTTCTGCTTAAAAAACTAAACTTAGTTTTTGGCTCTACAGTAGGTATCACTAGGGGGGTTTTAGGTTTTGCTGGCGATATGTTAGTAGGTTTTTTGGGTGATGAGGAAGCCGGAGCCTTAACAGGTAATACTAATTGCTCTTGTTTGTCAGGAGACCTACGAGGAGCAAGAGGTGTCGGGATAAGAGACATGTGATAGGGCTCACGAGGAGGAGACGCGCGAGGTGTCGGGATAAGAGACCTGTGATAGGTAATACGGAGTGGTGCCTTTTTATTCATAACAACCGGAGCACTCTTAGCCTTTACAGCCGGAGACACACGAGGAGATGAATATCGTCCTAATTTAACAGAAGATAACCCTCTAATGCCGCTAGGAGCACTATGTCTTCTATCCATTCTATATTATATAAATATTTAATGTATATTATATTATAATAAAATGAAAAAGACCACATCTATAACCTATAATATAGAAACTACCGGAGGACTTTCTACTACCGAATTAGAATATAAGGATTATGTTAAGAATGATAAGGGCGAAGAGAACCTGCTACATTACAAGGTTAAAAATGTTAAGAAATGCGATGAACTAAGGGCTATAAAGGATGCTAGGGCATACGGGGACACAACAGCATCGCCTGTTGCCGCAAGCGAGACCTCCAAGGAGACCTCTAGCGAGACCTCTAGCGAGACCTCTAGCGAGACCTTCAACAAGATATACAAGGTGGATGACACAATAGACGAGACTGTCGGTGTTAGTATCAACAACGACGACTGGCGGATACACGAATATAAGAACCACAAGTTAGATAAGGAATACGCACAGGAATACGAGACAATCAAGTTTGATATAAAGAGCGACCTATTAGAGAATTATAAGAAGCGGGAGTATATTGAGAATATACCGACACACAGTTAAAAGTGCTAGTCTAGTTTATGATATAAATTATCTGTTTCTTTTTGTGTCTCCTTAATTATTTCATTCATATTATCAAGTTGTTCTTTAATTCTTACAACTTTGCTTTCAACTTCTTTATCAATTTTTTTAAATCCTTCTTGAGCGTTCTCTATTGCTCTTTTTGTGTGTAGCGTTGCGGTTCTCTCTATTGCTGTGAGACCACTGTCATTTTGATTATATTGCTTGGTTGGAATGTTTTTTACAACATCTTTATACTCTTTAAAATACCGAATATCAGCAGCATTATTTATTATATTAAATTTTTTTTGAAAATATTTTAAAGTAGTTTGAAAATACTTATATATATTTTTAAAGTTATTAGCGTTAGCATCTATATACTTATTAACTAATGGAGTATATTCGTTGTCATCTTTGTTATATCTAAAATTGGGAAAAAATACAAGTCCTCCTGAAAAAGTGCTTGAATGTTCTATATTACTATCATTAAATGTGTTATTACACCAACCGAAAAGAAAAATGAGACAAAACTATTATAAAAAATATAATAATTATGTTATTCATCTTTTCTATCGGTGTAAATGATCGCATTTAAGCGACTAACTACAATTTGACGGCACTATTGCGGTTTGTAGTTTTTGTAAATCAACTCCTCTCTTATATCTTTCTGGTCGTTCATCATATTCTATATAATAGTTAAATACTTTTTGAATATTTTTACAACCATTCTTATCACGATTGATACAACCATTCCGTTTATTTTCCATTTTATATGTTAGGATAGAATGCATCTTTCGCTCCTTATTTCTTTTATCTGGTAGATAAAGGTTTTTACTTAATTCTTCTGTCTTGTAATTAAGACAAGAAGTTCTATATTCATCAATATCATAAACCTTAAAACGCTCTTGTAATTTTCTTTTTAATGATAGATTAGGTGTAGAAATAAAGTTTTTCATTTGCTTACCAATACTCCAATCACCAATTATAATAATACTATCTTTTGTATATGTCTTTTCAATTTTATTAAGCATATTATCTTCTGTTCGTTTTTTGTTTATAAAAGCATACCATTTATATTGTCTAAATTTATTATTTTGATATAACTTATATAATACTTCATTAGTGTTTATTTTTTTTGTTATAAATTCTCTATATTTATTTATAATACAACTTTTAGAATTATATGACGATAGTTCATTCTCTTTTGATGTAATTTCTAATTCATCTCTATATTTTTTTAGAATGTTTTGATATTTTAGTCTTTTGGTTTCATTTACTCTTTGTTTATTAGTATAAGAATAAAACCTACCATCATCATTCATCATAGTAAATAAACTTCTTTTACCAGGATCAATAAAAATATGTTTTCCTTCTAAATCTTCTTTTTCAACATCATCAATATAGGGAAACTCTTGTATTTTTTCAATCTTTTTAGGTTTATCCTTTTGTTTTAATTTATTTAACTCTTTCTTTTCATCTTGTAATATTTTTTTATCCAATTTCTTTTTTTCCTTATCTTCTTCAGTCATTTCTTTAGCATCTTTTCGTCCTTTCTTCATCTTTTCCTTTTTAATCTTTTCACCTTCAATATAATCATTATGAATAAATCTTAAAGAAGTTGCATAACCATCAGTAATAATAGTATTGTCAAACTTATAATCTTTTATTTTTTGAGTTATATTAAAATATTTGTCCCATAAGAACTCTTTATTAAGTTCTATATTGTCTAAATACTCTTTTTTCCCTTTATCTACTAAAAGTTCTATTATTGCTTTAGTATCAATTTGAATATGTCTTGGAATTATAGATGATTGTAAGGGAAAGAATTGATACATTTTACCCTCTATTTTTTCTAATTCAATATTCATAAAAATCATGTATTTAAGATACTTTTGAGGTGTCGCTTTAACATCATAATAATAATTGATTTCAAATTCTTCTGGAACTATCTTGAAACGATATTCATTTATCCAGTTATGGAACTTAATGTTAGATTTTAAAGAGCCATTTAATATATCATTTTTAACAACATATAAATCTTTAAATAACTGCTTTTTAAAGTCTTTATTAGTAATTTCATTTTTATAAAAAACTTTAAAATAAGAGTTTATAAAACGATTTACATAGTCAAAAAAATGCATTTTAATATTGGTTTCAATAGAAGTTAAAATTGTAATAGCATAATAATCTAAAATAGAAGATAAATTAACACCATCTTCTAATGTAAAATTATGTAAGTTTTTAAATTCATTTAATAGTAAAAGATTATTATTTTTAGGTTTAGGACCACTTGATGGTAATATAAGTGATTTCATAGACATCTTAATAGTATTTTCGTTAATTAAAGGAATTTCAATACCATTATGAAATTTTTCTAAACACCATAATCTCAATAACAAACTTGTTTTTGTAGTAATATAATTTGTTCTATAAACTGCATCTTGAATGGAATTAAAGATTTTTTGGCTTTCCTCATTATTATTAAGAATAGAAGTAATAGGTAATTTAATACATTTATACTTATCAGGTGGTTTCTTCATTATGTATATATCTATATAGTATATATGTAAATATCCTTATATGATTTTTAATATTTTTTATATATCCATAAAATTATTTTCATTCATTTCAACAGGTTCTTGCGGAACACCAAGTGTTATTTTTTTATATTTATTCATATCATTTGTATGTAAATATTCTATTGATTTATCATAATGAACTTTGTATATATATGCTTTATTATCAATAAATATGTCTATATTTCCCCATATTGGTAATTCATTACACATTTCATAGTGCATTTTCACTTTTTCATAACATCTCATAATCCTTTTTTTATCATCTTGATTTATAAGTTCATGTATTAGTATATCTTTTATTGTTTTAAGATTTAGAAACTCTTTATCAATTATTTTATCAAATGTTTTAAGAATTTCTCTAAAATATTTACTTTCTTCATCTGAAAGTCCTTCATATTTTATATAACCTTCTCCTACTTCTTTACTTCTTTTTGGTGTAAAATTACTTTTACTTTTATTTTGTTCTCCTTTCCACTGAACCTTATTTTTTGCATCTACCCATATCTTTTCAAAATCTTTTTTTGTTTCTATTGTATCTTTCCAAAATCCGCCACATATATCATATAGTAGTAGATCACCTCCAAAAAACCATCCATCTTTTAAGTTTAAGCATTTATGTCGCCTATCTCCTTCTTTCCTGATTATTAAATCATCATCAATCCATTTACTATCATATTGATAACATACTATTCCAATAATAGGACAATTGTTATCTCCCCAATTTTCACTATTTTTATATGTACTTCCTAATATACCAAATATACCTTTCCATCCTGATTTAATTATTTTTTCTTTATGCTCTTTGTATACTTCTTCTTTCCATATATTAGTATCTCCTTTTATTTCTATCAATATCTCATTATCACCATCAAACTTGATAATAAAGTCAGGAATATATCCTTGTAAATCTATTGGTTCGTATTCCCAATCCCATCCTAACTTTTCAAAGATATAAGCCCATTGTGCTTCAATTCTACTTCTAAATTGAATACCTCTTACACCGATAGTTGGAATACCTTTGTTATTTGACATTATTTTATATATAATTATATATCATATAAATATATCAATTTTTTATTATTTATAACATGACTTCTTTCAACTTATTCTTATTCTTTAGATAAGCAGTTCTTCTGTATTCTTTTAATTTCTCAGGGTTCTCTTCTTTTAACTTTTTAAGATAGTTTGCACCACCTTCTTTTACTCTTTCTTTATTTTTTTCATAATATCGTTTATGTGTATTACCATAAGTATATTTCTTTAATTGTTCCTTTAATTCTATAATTTCAGTTTTAAGATTTTCATTTTCTTCTATCAGTTTAGTAATATCCATAATGTTATATATTATTATGTGATTTATTTTTAAATACATTTAATATAATTAGATAAAATGGTAGAACAACATAGCAAAGATTATAAATTAACCGCTGTAAAATATTATTTAACACATAATAAAACGATGAGAGATGTATGTAATAAAATATTTAATTGTAAATATCAATCTTTATCTAAATGGAAAATAAAATATATTAAAGATGGTAATATCGATAAAAAGAAAAGAGTTAATAAACCTTTAAAAATAACACAAGAAATATCAACATTTGTTAAACATTATGTTAAGTTATATCCAACAACTACATTATGGGAATTTTCTAAATTGATAAATAATAAATACAAGGTAAAATTATCAGACCATTCAATATATAATATATTACAATCAAATAAAATTACAAGAAAAAAATTAAGAAGTAAATATTATCCTGAAAAGAAAGAAGGACAGGAGAAAGAAGATTTAGAAGCTTTTTATAATAAATTAAAGGGGTTTAGTTATGACAAAACAATATGTTTAGATGAAACTTCTATTTATCTAAATATGAAACCATCTTATGGTAGAAGTAAAAGCGGAACAAGAGTAATAGATAAAACTTATAAGTATCCTTATAAAAGATATAACTTATTATTTGCTATTACTGCTAATAAAATAGTTGATTATGTATTATACAAAGACATAAAAGGTGGGTTAAAAACAACTAATATAATAGATTTTTATAACAATAGTATTAAAGATAAATATAAAAACTATTTAATTATAATGGATAATGCAGTTATACATAGGTCAAAAATAATAAGACAAATAATAGAAGAAGGTAATAATAATTTATTATATAGTGTCCCATATCATCCAGAAACAAATGCAATAGAAGAATTTTTCAGTCAATTAAAACATTATATAAAAAAGGAAAGTCCTAATACATACGAAGATATAGAAAGAGTAATAAAAGATATAATAACTACCAAAATAAAGAGAGAACATTTAACAAATTATCTAAAACATAGTTTTAAGATATATAAAAATAAATAATCTTGTCTCATTTTTCTTTTCGGTTGGTGTAATAATATCTATAAAATTAGCCATCACCGCTTCAAGTGATTGTAATTTATCAGATACGCATCTGTTATCAATTTTAGAGGCAAAACGGATAATATTGCTAGTTAAATTAAGGTATTGCCAAGATATATGCATTTTTAACTGTAGATGGGTATACTTATTAAGCACATTATCGATATACACGACTATTTCATTATCATCAACTCCTTGTTCCTCTAGGATGGCTGTCATCATAATTGCGAAGGTAAATTTATCTTGTGGTTTTTTGATTAATATTTTTACATATAAATATAATTCTTTGATATTTATTTTTTTCTTATCTTTAATGTCTCTTGGCAAATACATATATCTATCTTTATCTATATCTTTTATCATACTTTCTAATTTACTCACAGCATTCTCCTTAAATATAGGATGTTGTGTTTCATTCCCAAATACATTTATCAAATTTATTATTACTAAAGACAACCTTCTAATCGTTTCATATATCAAATCAACATAATATATCGCTAGAAATTTGTCTGGTAATTTAAACTTTTTATTAGCAACAACTTGTGCCTGCTCCGCTTGCGCTGCTTGCCCTACATGTCCTGTATGTATAACGGGATGTATTTTATTTTTGTTAGCAGACTTCGCAGACTTCGCAACAGGCGTTTGTGGTTTTACCGGTGATAACTTACTAGGTTTTTTAGGCGAGAACACAGGAGATGTTTTAATCGGTATTATAGGGGCTGGAGCAGAACCGCTCCTAGCAGAACCGCTCCTAGCAGGAGATGCTCTAGGAGACGATATTCGTCCTAATGTGTTAAAACCTAATATAACTGAAGATAACTTGCTAGAGCCGCTAGTAGCACTAGAGCCGCTAGTAGCACTAGAGCCGCTATGTCTTTTATCCATTCTATATTATATAAATATTTAAAGAATATTACTATGTTAAAGAAGAAGAAGACAACATCTATAACCTATAATATAGAGAATACAGAGGAAAGGATTATGTTAAGAATGATAAAGGATATAAAGGATACGACAAGCAGCAATTACAAGAAGCGAGGGTATATTGAGAATATATAGATAAATAATTTTTTTATTTATTATTTACAAATAGATAATGAATAATAATATATTTGAAACATCAACAAGCATTTGCTCGGACGACTGTTGGAAGACCGCTAAAGAACTACACAACACCAAAATAACCGAATACAATCTGCTCCCAAATAACTTCGCCAGTTGCGAAAATCCTAATGTTAGGATGACAGAGGGCTATTTGGAACACCCCAATTTACGAGGACGCCCAGGATATGGTTTGTCGGACGACTGTCTAATAGACAACTATTCTATGCTTCGCAATAATCCCGACGGTTTGACGCACGACAAATGTAAGATACAGTTAAACAACCGCATCTTCACTTCGGGACCTAGCCTAAGATGCGGAGCAGGAAACATCGGTGAAGAACTGAACCTTATTGAAGGCACCAACACTAACCCTTATATGTGTAAGAAGCAGATAATGGAGAAAGAAATGAATAACTTTATACCGCTGCTGGATTTTATGAAAGACATCCAAGACCCCAACAATATAGTTCCGGTATGGACGAACGGCGGTGAAGATACCCGCTCTTATATACATCGTGCCGAGTTCAACAAGAATTGTAATTGGGTAGGACGCAATAAGAATATGACGGTATAACACAAGTTATGTTTTATGTTATACGGTATAATTTATTATACTAATAATAAAAAAAATATTATATAATAGAAGATAATATGAGTTTTAATAGAACAACATACGACACCTGTTCCTATAAACAAGACCTCCAAGAAAATGTATCAACGCTAAGTTATGTTCTATCTCCATATAGATACGAACACGAAAATAAATGCCGCCACCAACTAGGATTTGTCGGTGGAACCGCTGTTTCTCATGTGCAAGGAAACCTCGTGGATTTAGATAGCGAACTGCGAGGACAGACCCGCATCATCTCTAAGTGCGGTGCTAACCTGTATGTCCCCACGAATGACGGGATAATAAAGAATGACAAGACGGCACCTATTGATACCACGCTGCTTCATTTGCCCGCTTGTCAATCCATAATGTATCGTGAAGTGCCGCTGCCGCCCCACATAAACTACAATAAATGTTCGTAATGACGGAGCGTAGCAGCGTAGCGGCGACATTCTTAATTCTTTTTATAATTATATTATGATATCTATAATACCGCTAGGAATGCTAGCATACTAGGCTGTCGTCTAGCACAGACCGCCCAAATAATTAACAAAGAAATACCAGACGAGGTAGAATGGACCGAGCATAAACGCAATAAACGCAAAGAGAAGCCGAGCCATAATGTTATCTATCATTCCTTTCCAAGTGCAACTGAAAGACAGGTATGCCGCAAAGACCGATATCAATAATGTTAAAATATATAGCAGCACTATACAAATGTGGTCTATTATACCCCAGCGATAATAGTAGTTAGCGTTGTATCCTCGCATAAGGAGGTATATAGCACTTATTATATCGTATTTTAACCCGTCATTCTCTATTATCTCGCCGTTCTTATCATAAACATTATTATATTCATTATGGAAGCCCTCTGCCGACCCGTTAATTATTTCTAGGTAAGTTGCGAATAAAGGTAATATAAGCATATCTATTTATTTATGTATAAAATAATATATTATTTTATTAGATATGAACCAATATATAGATACGAGGTTGAATTACGACAGTTGTAGTTATAAGGAGCAGTTAAAGAGGGCTGTGGGTCCTGGACTGTATCACCTAGAGACCCCTTATAACGATTGCGTAGAGTGTTTCCAAGATGTCCCCAACGACCCTGCTTTAAGATACCAGAGTTACGGACAAAATACCTGTAGTATGAAAAAGGCTGTAGATGACTCGAGTGAGTTGCTTGGTTTAAACTATAAGAATACTAAGTGTAATGCCGACGAATATCTTCCAGGACGCTACGAGCCTACCGGATGTAATATTAAAGGAGCCATTCAGCCTCGCTCCTGTATGGCGCCCCGTGAAGATACGAGGCTCTCTAACCCGCCGTGCACCCTAAAGGAGACGGGCATTAACCGCTGGGAGTGGCTGTGCTTTGACCCGCAGGCACGGGCGATTGAGGCGTTTGACAGGATACCGGTTAATTACCGGATGGTTGCTAAGGATAACCACACTCCTTGTATTGAATTGCCTGAAGACCAATCAGGGTTTTTGCCGAAGGCTAATGGCGATGGTGCTAAACTGATGGGCGACTTAGACGAGTGGAAAAACAAGGCTAAGGACAATCAAGCATACTCCCCGGGATACCCTTACGGCACGATGTATCCTAGTGTTAAATGTAAGAATTAATGCCCGCTAGGCTCTGGCGTATGCCCGCTAGCCGAAGGCGTAGCGTCTTATTTTATTTTTTTATATAAATAGAGTTATACTTATACTATTTTTTTCCCATCATTCATTAAAGATTAATAATGGATTTATACTCTAACGACATCCTGTCTAATACTAATAATGTTAGGTATAACGATACTAACGATATCCCTTCTATGAATAACATATACAGTTCTTCATACTGGGACAAGGTGAAAGCCGACGAGCAGAAGCGGAGCGACAAGTTATATGAGAAGGCTAAATCGCCTTATGAGACAGGGATTGTCGCTAAACCCTCGTATGCCGATATGTTCGCTAGAATTGATGCGGATGACAGCGGCGGTAGCGGAGGCGGCAGAAGCGTAGGCGGCGGCAGCGAGAACTTCGTATCTTCTTTAACCGGCGAAAGGATAAACAAAGGGGACTTCTCGCATAACAATATGACCCCTTTCTTACGCAAGAATGTTACGCAGAATACCAACATAGAGAATATGTCGTCGGTGTTTGATACCAAGACAGGGAACAACCAGTTCTGGCAAAGCAAAAAGGAGGTGCCGTGTTTATTCAAGCCCGAGATGAATGCTGGAGGAAATGTCTGTAGTATGAAGAATAACGACGACTTCTTAAAGTCCCGAATAAACAACTCATCACGAGTGAATAACTTTTTTCCTATAGAGAAAATACGAGTAGGTCCTGGTATCAACAAAGGATATGACGCAGCACCTAGCGGAGGATTTCACCAAATGGATACCGCCGATTACGCTAAACCTCGCACACTAGACGACCTGCGAAGCAAGATTAACCAGAAAGAGACCTACTTTGAGATACCGATGCAAGCACCCCCGAAGGGCATAGAGCAGCGAGCCGTAATAACGCCATTTGACAAGAACCGTCCTGACACAAACTACGAGGTTACGCCTGATATGTGGCTAAAAACTACAGGAGCAGTTATGAAAGATGCGGAGAGACCGGCAGAAAATGTTAGACCTACCGCACGCCCCGAATTCCACATAGAATACAAGGGTGCCGCTAAATACGGCGAGAACTCCCCAGGACAAGGAATAGAGAATGATTACGGTAAAAGTGCTATTACGCTATATGACAACGAGCGAATGACGACCGAGACCCGCACCGTCGTATCTAATGTATCCTCGCTAGTTAAGGCAATTGTAGCCCCTATAATGGACGCTCTAAAATATACTATGAAAGAATATACGGTTGAGGCTGTGCGTGCTGTAGGCAACCCTAGCATCCAGATACCAAGCAAAGCAACCACCTATGACCCTGACAATCATATTATGAAAACCACGGTGAAAGAAACCACAATACACGACAGCGAGACCATCAATCTTACGGGCAACAAGGAGACATACACGGCTTTAACCGACGACGCCAAAAAGACCGTGAAGGAAACCACCCTATATGACAGCGAGACCGTCAATCTTACAGGGAACAAAGAGACCTACTCAACTATAACCGACAACGCTAAGACGACCGTGAAGGAAACCACGATACACGATAGCGAAAGCATCAATCTTACAGGGAACAAGGAGACATACTCGGCATTAACGGACAGTGCTAAGACGACCGTTAAAGAAACGATGATACACGATACGAATGTAGCAAATATCAAGGGCGAAAAGGGTGTCGGCTATATAATGTTTGACGAGAACGATGCGAAGAAGACGCTCAGGCAAACATTACCGAAGATAGATAGCGTCCGCAATATAGGAGGCACGACTTACAAGGTGACGCTTTATAATCCTGATTTAGTCGCTAAAACCACTATGAAAGAGACGATGATAGTCGGCAAGTCGGCGAACGGGTTCTTAGGAGGGATACTTGAGGGATTGTTCGGTGGTTATATGAGTGCTAATGTGGAACTGAAGAATACCCACAAGCAATTTATATCAGACACCAACGAGTATGGTATAGCGGGTGCGGGTGCTGGAGGGGATTACAGGCAAACTGACAGGACTGCTGACGAAAACGCCGAGATTGACGGGACACGAGAGGGTATAATGATGAGTGCCGGATATACGCCCAATCCTGGAAATGTCAATATTAACGCCGACCCTGCCGATATAGAGATGACTACTAAGAAGCCGTTTGAGAACAGCATAGCCGCTCGTGATTCTGGAAATGTCGGGATGATTTATCAGTCGTCGCCGGTATTTGACAACTGTAGTATTACCAAGATGCCCGACAAATCTAACGCATTCTCTAACAGGCTAGACAGCGATTTATTGGAGCCGATGACGACCAACGAATTTGCCATAAGGATTAACCCGATTAAGAAAGGATGCAAAGCCTAAAAAACCATATAAGGATAACCTATATTATATAGTATGTAGCGGGATTGGGAACATCCAGGATTGTTCCCAATCCTTCTGCTACACCATTACAATTGTTCGCTTGGCCTAATCGGTTAGGGCGTCGCTCTTATGAAGCGAAGATTATGGGTTCAAGTCCCATAGTGAACACCTATTTTTTATTATATAAATATATGAGAAATCAATATATTTAGATATCCCGATACTTTAACATATCTTAACATATCCTTAATGAAGATAGCATTCCTTTTTTTGATATACGACGCTATCAATCACGAACATCTCTGGTTCAACTTCTTTAATGGAATAGCGAAGACCAAGTATAACATTTATATTCATTACAAAACTGACGATAACTTAGAGTTCTTTAATGATTACAAGATAAATAAGAGTAAGACGATAGATACTAGATATGCTGACATATCTATAGTGAAGGCACAAAATGTCCTTTTGCGTGAAGCCTTAAAGGACAAAGACAATAAGCATTTTGTATTTTTGTCGGGCTCTTGTATTCCTCTAAAAACCTTTAAGTATATTTATAATTACCTAGACCCTAGATATTCGTATTTCCATATAGCAGGTAGCGAGGATTGTTTCCCTGATTGTGCCGTAGCCCTTAAATATATACCAAAGGAGCATATAAAGAAGTCGGCACAATGGTCTATCCTTAATAGGAGACACGCTGAGTTGTTAGCGGGCACCGCTGCCGCTAGTAATTACTTAGTATGGTTTAAGGATACTTATGCTCCAGACGAACTATGTTATATATCTTATCTTTCGTATTTTTATAATACTTCGTTAGACAAAGAGATTATAGCGACCTCTTATGACGAACCACCAGAAATGGCGACAACTTTTGCGAACTGGGAAGATATGAACTATAAGTATGTGTCTGACAGAGAATTAAAGAATTATAAGAGTATTAGCGAGGAGGAACTGGAGCATTTATTGAAGAGCCCTTGTTTATTTGGAAGAAAGTTCAAGCCGTCGTGCTATTACTCCTTAAATAAGAGGTTTTATTATGATGTTATTAGAGACACTGGCGATAGGAAATAGAAAGACATAGAGTTTATTGTTTTATTGTTTTTTTCTAAGTAATACTTTGGCTCCTTTCCTATTACCATCTAGAAAAGATATGGTGTGATATGCGTTGCTATTTATTCTCTTAACCTTCTCATCTATTTCTTTCATATTCCTTTCTATTATTTTCATACGGCTTTCAATTGATGTTTCACGCTTTGGAGATGTAGATTTGCGTGTCGCTAACTTTCTTTTTACAGGTTTATCTTTAAGATTTTTAAAGAATGTTAGAGGCGATATATCCTTCTTAGGTTTTTTAGGTTTATCTTTGAGATTTTTGAAGAAGGTTAGAGGCGATATAGGAGACCTAGAAGTCTGCGAAGCATGTGTTTGCGGCATAATATAGAATATATTTTTATAAAAATTCTAAAAGGTTCTAAGTATCCTTACTTATCTAAAAATACTTAGTAATATCCTTTATGATACCAGTAATGGTAATAGGAGGTTCTAATGATTAGCAAATCACGCTAAACTATGCTATATATCCTCCTAAAATCGCCTAGTAATGCTAAGGATACAGCATAGAGAACATCAGGAATGACAATAGAACGATGTTAAGAGGTGTCTCCTATAATTATTACTTATCTTTTATAAACTTAGAAACTTTTTACTATTTCTAAAAACTTTTACAACTTTATATTTTCCTAAAAGTTTCTAACTTATCTAAGTCTTCCTCGCATTCGCTAAAATACCTAGTATTATTCTTTTTATTCTTTATGACACCAGTAATGGTAAGAGACAACCTCTATATTATCTTAGTGGTCGGTAGCGAAGCAGCACGGCTAGTGCCCTAGGATTTGCGAGGGATAGAACATAGAGAACATCAAGGATGGTAATAGAAGTCTCCTATAATGGTTATAGAAGATGCCTATAATGGTAATAGAAGATACCTATAATTATTACTTAACTTTATTTATTATTATCTTTTATAAACTTATAAACTTTTTACTATTTCTAAAAACTTTTACAACCTTCTATTTTCCTAAAAAACTCTAAAAGTTTCTAACTTATCTAAGTCTTCCTCGCATTCGCTAAAATACCTAGTATTATTCTTTTTATTCTTTATGACACCAGTAATGGTAAGAGACAACCTCTATATTATCTTAGTGGTCGGTAGCACGGCTAGTGCCCTAGGATTTGCGAGGGATAGAACATAGAGAACATCAAGGATGGTAATAGAAGTCTCCTATAATGGTTATAGAAGTATTATTGATGTGTTATGCGGGATATCGCATCATATATTAAGAGTATTTATGCTTCGCATATTTCTTTATATATGATGCGGGATATCGCATTATATGCGGGAGGATACTAGGTTATGTTATAGAAGATGCCTATAATGGTAATAGAAGATGCCTATAATTATTACTTAACTTTATTTATTATTATCTTTTATAAACTTATAAACTTTTAACTATTTCTAAAAACTTTTACAACTTTATATTTTCCTAAAAATCTCTAAAAGTTTCTAACTTATCTAAGTCTTCCTCGCATTCGCTAAAATACCTAGTATTATTCTTTTTATTCTTTATGACACCAGTAATGGTAAGAGACAACCTCTATATTATCTTAGTGGTCGGCAGCACGGCTAGTGCCCTAGGATTTGCGAGGGATAGAACATAGAGAACATCAAGGATGGTAATAGAAGTCTCCTATAATGGTTATAGAAGTATTATTGATGTGTTATGCGGGATATCGCATCATATATTAAGAGTATTTATGCTTCGCATATTTCTTTATATATGATGCGGGATATCGCATTATATGCGGGAGGATACTAGGTTATGTTATAGAAGATGCCTATAATGGTAATAGAAGATGCCTATAATTATTACTTAACTTTATTTATTATTATCTTTTATAAACTTATAAACTTTTAACTATTTCTAAAAACTTTTACAACTTTATATTTTCCTAAAAATCTCTAAAAGTTTCTAACTTTATCTAAGCATCGCAAGCATCGCAAGCATCGCAAGCCTCGCTAGCAATACCCTTTTATCCTTTATGACACCACAAATGGTCTCCTACAACTATTATTTCAACTTACTAGAAAAACTGACAAGATACAAAGTATATATTTATTTATACATTATAATTAGGATAACGAGCATTATGTCTAATTCATACAACGACCCTCTAACAAAGATGGAAGTTGTTGAGGGCAATATAGAGAAGTGGAAGAATAAACTCAAGTATGTTTCGGCTATACCAAATCACCTATTGTTAAATATGGATATAAAAACCAGTAATGGCTCTATACAGGTTAAAAGAGACCTGTATTTTGACAGAGTGAAGACATTTGTAGGGAACAAATCAGGGCATCTGTTAAACAGGCTTATAACTATTAACAGGTCAAGCAGGATACTAGAGGAACGCAAGACCGAATATAATGATATTATGAGAAAATATAATAAGAGCATAAAGGAATACAAGGATAAGGATGGTAAAACCGTGGTTGTTAGAATGGTATTGAATAAAAATAAGGATAAGATGATGGCGTATTTACAATATTATAATTATAAGAAGCATACAAAAGACGAATATGACAAGAAGAGTATTATAGCAGAAGTTCAAGACTATATCCTAAAGCACCAGATATACGGGTTATATGTAGGTGATTTGATGATGGGATTTTTAGTAATAAAGAAGTCTAGGGCATTCAATATAGACGACACAGACAGCGTAGGCGATATGGTGGATACCTTCTATATCCAAGAGGTGTTTATAGATACCAATATGCGTGGGAAAAAGTTAGGGAAAATATTGATAGACTATGCCTTATTACTATGTCCTACAAATAAAAAATACATATCACTAATGACCTATGAAGGAAACATTATGGCTAGAATAGCGACCGACAACGGCTTCGTATTACAGAAAAAGCCGTCTGTCTGTCCCATTAATAGCCTTCTATTTATACGCACGATGGCTGATGGCGACTTCAGCAGGAATACTAATAGGATAACGGCTTCCGCATCTGCTTAGGAACGCTTACTACTTAAGGAAAAAGCGAAGCGGCGAAGCGTCTAATAATCATACTTTCTTATTTTTACAATCTCTCCTTTGCGTTTGCCGTCCATAAACCTCATTATATGCTTTGGTGATGATACGCTATATGCGGCTGCTGCGGCTGCTGCGGCTGAGTTAGACGAGGAATGCGAAGCGGAACGAGAGGAATGCGAGGAACGAGAGGAAGATAAAGAAGCCCTAGAGGAACGAGCAGGGGAACCTAGAAGAGATGATGAATTAGATTTAGGAGAAGCCGAAGCAGAGGAAGATTTCTTAGGTTTAGGAGATATAAAAGGCTTATGCGGGTTAAATACAGCAGAAGACGACGAAGACCGTGAAGCGGACGACGAAGACGAAGCCGACGACATAGAACTCCTAGCCGCAGGAGACATTCTCTTATATTGCTCTGGCGTTCCCGATGAAGGCTTGCCTTTTGTTATTTTACGCCTAACGATTGCTTGTAATATACGAGCATGTGCCTTCTCTATTCCGTGATAATAGCCTCGTTTAACTTGACGACCTGTTATAGGATTTAACACATGATTTTTAGGGTTCTTGATACACTTGAAAGTATCAGGGTCTCTTACACGGTTCGGCTTACACTTTTTAACGCACCTTCCTGTTGAAGGTTTTAACTCCTTGCCTTCAGGGCAACTTCTAATTTTCTTAGCAACAGGCATAATATCTATAATTGGTTCTATATAGTATATATAAAAATAAAAGGCTTTATATTATAATAATAAAATAAAAATGAACGCACACTATCAAGATTGGGAGCCTGTAGTGATTAGAAGCAAAAGCGCCGCAAATACGGCTCAGCATACTACAGCAAAACCTGTGGGTAATAAGGAGTTTCAGCGATTAAACAACGAGGAAATACCAAAGTTAAACAAGATAACCCACGAACAATCGCTAGCAATATCAACAGCAAGGAATGCCTTAGGGCTAAAGCAAATAGATTTAGCACGCAAATTAGGAATTCAAGAAAAAATTATAAAGGAATATGAGAACGGGTCGGTAGCCAACTTCTCTCCCGTATTATACAAGCGGATACTGCGGTCTCTAAATATTGACCCTAAGTCGGTAGCCTAGCGTCCTAATCGTCGCTATCCACAGAACAATCAGACGATGACACAGAAGATGCATCAGTCCCTGTATCGCTCTTAGAGCCTCCGCTATTGTAGGGCTCAAAGCCCATTTTCATAGGGTCTGTAGCGTTTCTTAGCACATTAGGATTTACACTTGTTTTTTTTATTTCATATCCAGTAATGTCTTTGTCATTCTCAAATATACCTAGCGACGCAAATATATCAGCGTCATCGTTAAACGCCAAATGTAATACGAAGAATACCGAGGATACTATAGCCATATAAATAGCAATATTATTGATTGTGAATAAATCCTTAGTAATGTCATAGGGCTCCGCACTAGTATCCCTGTTAATGCTGTCTATATATTGATAGGCACCTAGAATAAACGCCGATATAACTATTGAATATAATAATATATACATATCTATATATATTTTCCTATTATTCTTATATTCATTCTTACGCACCTAAGGGACTAGAAACTGAATTTAGCATCTCGCTCTTTTTGTTTTATACAGCGTCCAGTCTTAGGGTTTAATACCTTGCCTTCAGGGCATTCCTTGGGCGGCTTGGCTGCTTTTGCCGCTTTTGGCTCCTTTCCTGCTTTCGCTGACTTGTCTGTTATACAGCGTCCAGTATTAGGGTTTAATACCTTGCCTTCAGGACATTCTTTCGCCGCTTTCGCTCCAGCATCTTCATCATCGCTATCAGCAGCGGCTGCTTTAGCATTCGCTTTACGGACTGGTTTTATTTTAAGACATTTATTAATAAAATCTATAACATCGCTAGGCTCATCTTTCATCTTGTCGGCATTTTTCTTCTCCTTTTTCATCCCGTTAATCTCCTTCTTAATCTCCTTTATCTCCTCCTTATTCAATTTAACCTCCTTGTTATTTAAGCGGTCTTCGTATTCCTGTATCTTATTATTGATTTCTTTAATCCCTTCGGTGTTTATCTGTTTCTTCTCAACATCAAGTAATATATCCCTTATTACAGGATAGGCAAACTGGCTGCGGTCATTTGCCCTGTCAATATAACTTACTAAACCCGTAATCCTATTCATAAATTCTTGCGACCCTTTATCCGTGAATAGCCCATTCTCATTACAGAACATCGTCTTAAATCTGTCAAACTCCTCTGGAAACCTCTCATAATTCTCTAATAATAGATTGATTATCTTCACACAACTCATGTGGTCGTCGGTAATAGGCGTAGCCGTCATAAGCAACAGTTTAAGCGAGTTGTCCCCTGACACCTTATATGAGTTCTGTACCATACTCTGGAGCACTTCGGGGTTCGGCTTTTCTAACGCCGAGAGCGACGAACTGTATATCTTATGGATTTCGTCTATGATTATAAGCGTCTTCCTGAACGGGTCCTCCTTACCATTTATGGCTACCATCTGCTTATAATACTTATTCTTCCCCTTAATAAGATTAGTAAATTGCTTATATGATATCGGCGGTAGCCAATTCTTTCCTAAAAACTCCATCCGTTTTGCCTTGGTGGATGGTAATATTTCGCCGTTATTGAGGCGGTCTTGTATTATAACATTACAAATGTTGTCAAACATATTCTTCCATATATCCTCTTTTAGGGTATGCCTAGTGACCCACAGTATCTTATAGCCTTCCCTGTCAAATGAGTTGGTAGCCGTAGCAATAGCCGTACAAGTTTTGCCTGAGCCGACGCTGTGGAATAATAGAAGTCCTTTGTAGGGCGATTGAGGCGTCAAGAACTTTTGGACGAAGTTCTGGGTATGCGAGAATGTTACTATGTTGTTTTTTGGGGCGGGCACAGGCGGCTTAGCGTCAGTTTCGGCATCCGCCGCATCCGCCGCATCCGCTGCTACGACGCATTTATTAACGATATTTATATGCTCCCACTTATAAGGAGCATAGTGCTTCTCAACATACTTATATAATTCAAAGTTAGTCATCTTCACTTTAGGAGGGACAGCCTCGTACTTCGGCTTCTGCGGTATTAACTTGCTTTTATATTCAAAGATAAACTTGAGGGCATCCGCATAGTTCTTGTCGGTAATCGCATTAACCTTCTTATAATAGTTCAAGTTCTCTATAATCTTATCTCCAAATAATTTTAGAAAAGGTATAGGGTTCATCCACAGTTTATTTATAGCATCGCAGTAGTTTTGGTTCTTATCTATAACATTACATAGCAAAGGCTTCGGGTATCTCTCATTCAAATACTTTAGTAATTCGCTGTCTCTAACATAGTTTTGCACCTTGTTATTCAAGTTGCCTTTATATAACTTTTTGCCCTTCTGGGTATTCTTGATATCTTCACGGTCGCCAATCTTATCTATGACGAATACTGCGGCAATAATGAGGAGAGCATTAGCAGCAGGGAATTCTTCTAGCAACCCCTTACATTTCTTCTTACAATCTATTACTGTGTCGTTAGTGTATATTTTGCCTCGTATGTTATTGACAACCTCTATTAAATCACGGCGTTTTGGCTTTACGACAACCTTGATATTATTCTTCGCCATCATAGAGGTATAGAAGCGGTTGTTCTTCTCGCTCAGCAAATGGAGGTTTTCGGTTAGCGGGGTATCTACAGCGGACGCAACAATAATAGCCTCTATGTCTGCTATGAAGTTGAAGGCGCTTATGTTCTTGTTGCTATGCTTAATATAGAGGTCATGGACTGTATTGTCATTATCATATCTAAGATTGTATCTATAAATATTAAGAGCCCACCCTACATTAGGTGTGAAGGGTAGTCCGGATTGTCCGCAATACCTAGTGCCTCTGCCTATAACCTGCGTATATTCTGCCTTGGTCTCTAGGGGCTCTAAGATATGCATGTATTTCACATCAAAAACATCAAGTCCCTCCTTGTATCCCGAATCTAATATGATGATACGCATATTCTCGCCATATATATTGTTGGGTCGCTCGTTCATCAGGGTCATCATCTTCTTTTTTAAGCAGACTGTTAGCGGCTTTTGATAGACGGTTGAAGTTGTTAGAAGCCCGAAGGTCTTGTTCTTGTCCTGAATGTCGGGTTTTAAAGCGAACTTGTTAGAATATACTAGCGTGAAGTTATTGGCGATTAAAGACGAGGCTACCATCTTAGCCCCAGAGATACCGGCGATATCGCTGTATATGATATGCTTGTAATACTTGTTATCGGCAGCCATATCCTGCTCGTCTAGTTCGTTGATTTTCTTAATCATATTGTATATCTTAGGCGATAACATAGGAAGGTCATTTAATACCTGCTGTTTATTGAACTTTCCCGAATCAAACTTGTGCTCTGGTTTAACATTAGCCCAAGTGCCCGCATTACGAATACATAGAGCCTCGTTAGATTTCTTACTCATTCTCTTTAATTAAATATAAATATATTCTATATTACACCGATATAAAAATATTGAATAAAACAAAAGGTATAGTATAATGTATCATATCTTATACATATAGATACATATCAGGTATCATATCTTATACATATAGATACATATCTTATACATATCTTATACATATAGATACAAACAATTTACATATAAAGCATATAAAATAAAGACATATAACATATATAATACCATAGCATATTATGATTATCAACTTAGAGGAGATACAGAATATTCTTACATCCAAAAAAATAAACATTAAAGGGTGTTTTCATGTAGGCGCCCACGATTGCGAGGAATTACCTATTTACAATAATTTCGGGATTAAAACAGAGGATATCATTTGGATTGATGCTCTTTCTTTTAAAGTGGAACAATCAATCGCCAGAGGGATACCTAATGTATATCACGCCGTTATTACTGACAAGGACGATGAAGATGTCGTGTTTAATGTAGCGAATAACATTCAGTCCTCTAGTATTCTGGAGTTCGGGACGCACGCTATAGAACATCCACAAGTCGTCTTTGTTGATAAGATACACCAGAAGAGCATTACGATTGACACCTTTTTTAAAAGAAATAATCTAGATGCGTCCAAGTATGATTTTTGGAACTTTGATATTCAAGGGGCAGAACTATTAGCATTAAAAGGAGCCACCGAAACTATCAAGCACGCTAAGGTGCTATATCTGGAGGTTAATTCCAAAGAACTATACAAGGACTGTGCGTTAATCAACGAGATTGACGAATACTTAGCACCTCTAGGGTTTAAGAGGGTATTGACAAATATGACGATACATAAGTGGGGAGATGCTTTGTATATCTTGGATGTCTAGCGTCTAGCGTGATATTATTATAATTTATTACTTTTTATGTTGCCGCGTCTGCTTTTGCTGCCCTTGCTGCTGCCCTTGCTGCTCTAGCCGTTGCTTGTGCCTCTCTAGTAGATACTACCGCAGGTGCCTGTGCCGCTGCTCTAGCCGTCGCTGGTGCTTTTTTACTAGGTTGCCTTTTTCTTATTGGTGATGTAGGGGATTTAGCAGGCGACTTAACAGGAGACCTAGCAGGCGACTTCGCAGGCGACTTAACAGGAGACTTAACAGGAGACCTAGCAGGCGACTTAACAGGAGACTTAGCAGGAGACTTAACAGGAGACCTAGCAGGCGACTTAACAGGAGACTTAGCAGGAGACCTAACCTGACTATGGCTACTTGATGTAGCCGATTTAACATCATCACGGACATATACTAATATTCTAATTCCTCCCGAAAAATTAAAGCAAAAATCCCCCTTCCTTACTTTCTTTATCAATATCTCAGGCGTACATTTTAATCTATTTATACAAATGTTATCATCATAAACAGTATTCCAATTCCACTTCATAAGTTTGCAAGGTATATCCTGTTCTAATTCGCTCGTAGCCTTAGCAGCCTCTGTGTTTAATCTCGGCCAGCCGTTATAGACATATCTCTCTTTTTTACAGGTAATACCTGATATTATATGCCCTACTTTATTTTCTATATTAGTGTTTGTTATAATTGCTGAATCTAAAGTATATTTTTTACCATTATAGGTTATGTTATCTTCTCTATATTTTATATTACTATTTTTGTCGTCTTCAGGTATCACATTATTAGTTAAGGGGTCATCATAAATCGGTATGTGATAGTCGTGAGCCCTTACGAGTAATATGGGAGGGGCGGAGCCGTCATCTATATACTTATAGTCTTTTAACATACCCTTACTGTCTACAATATCATCTATAATATCGTTATCTACAATTTTACTAATTCTAAAAACATTATAATCCTCGTTAAGATACGAGTATCTCAATTTATAATCTAATGTGCTATAGTCAAACATCTTGTAATTAACGCCTAGTAATTTATATAGCCTGCCTATATACAGTTTAGGACGAAACGATTCCACCACCGTCTTATGAATGGGATTATAAGGGAACGCAATCTTATCCTCCTTATTCATTAGTGTTAAAATCTTTATAAGGGTATCTTCTGTATAGTTCCTGTAATCTTCGCTTTCTCTACCACCTGCCGTCTTCAAGTATTTATCTTCAAGCACATTCTTAAATAAATTAAACAGCCCTTTCTTTTTATTCCAGCGGCTAGAAGCGGCGAGCAATAACTTACGGCTACGCTGGCTATAGAACATCGCTACGAAGATAGCCGTAAACCAGCAAATCGGGAAAGACGCTTGTAAAGGTGTAAGAATTCGGGCACAAGTGTTATTCCTAGCCTTAAGTATTTTTGCGGGTGGCGGCGAATTCATATCTCTATATATAAGAATTAAAAAAATTAATAATTGCTAGGGATTTATTTCTTAATATTCCTTAACAATATACAACGGTTTGTCTTAGGGTTCAATATCTTCCCTTCGGGACATACTTTAGGTTCTTTTGGCTTCTTAATATTCCTTAACAATATACAGCGCCCTGTCTTCGGGTTCAATATCTTCCCTTCGGGACATACCTTAGGCTCTTTTGGCTTCTTAACATTCCTATCTATTATACAACGGTTTGTCTTAGGGTTCAATATTTTGCCTTCGGGACATACTTTGGGTGGTTGTGGCGACCGTGGCGGCTTAGGCTTTTTATTGATATTCTTTAACAATATACAGCGATTAGTTCTAGGGTTCAATACTTTCCCTTCGGGACATACCTTAGGCTCATTAGGATTTTTAGGAGGCTGCTTCGGCTGCCTTGGCTTCTTAGGAGACTTAGGCGGCGTTAGCGATTTCGCAGCATTCGCAGCATTCGCAGCATTCGCGTCATCACTATCAGCCGAAGTATCCGCCTTAGCGTCTTTGCGAACATATATCAATAGCCTTCCGCCTTTGCTAAAGTTAAAGCAAATGTCCCTAACTTTCAACTTTTTTCTTAGTAATTCAGGAATACATTTCCTAGTGTTTAGACAGAAATCATTATTTTTCACGATGTTCCAATCATACTTCATCAGTTCGCAAGGAATATCACTATCTATGCTCTGGTTTTTCATAACTGGGTCCATACTGGTTCTCGTCCAGCCGTTATAGACATACTTGCCTTTCTTACAAGATATGCCTGCGATAGCGTGTCCGTTATGTTTATTTATGTTCCAGTTCGTCAATATTACAGCATCCATATTGTATTCCTTGCCGTTATAAAAGATTTGTTCTTTCATAGATGTTAAGTTATCCTTTGTGTCGCCTTCGTTTATATTAAGAAAATTAAACAGTCCTTTACCATCATCAACCTTAACAATCAATATTGGCGGTGCATAGTTGTTTTCCACATGCCTTTCTATTTTTATATTGTCTTTCACACCAACCACTAACTTCTTCTTTACAACTGTATAACTTATCCAATCGCATTCTTCGTTCAAGTAAGAATATATTAATGAATTGTCTTCTTTGTAATAATTGAATATTTTGTAATCAACATTTAATAGTTTATACAGTTTGCCTATATAGAAATCTGGATTAAACCCACCTGACACCTTCTTAGGGTCATAAGGGAATTTCTTGCTATTTTCTAAATGTAAGTATGTCAAGATACTAAAGAAAGTATTGTCGCTAAACTTCTTGTAATCTTCGCTATCTCTTCCATCAGGCGTCTTTAAGTATTTATCGTCAAGCACATGCCTTAATAAACCATATAGGGCTTTCTTATTATTCCAGCCACTAGAGGCGTCTAGCAATAACTTACGGCTACGCTGGCTATAGAACATAGCGACGAAGGTAGCCATAAACCAGCAAATGGGACCCACTTGCTTAGGCGTTAGTATCCTAGAGCAAATGCTTTTCTTTGCCTCCTTAATTTTAGGAGGTTGCGATGGTGAATTCATTTTAGTTAGCAAAAAACACCTTGTCTCTCTAAGTATTTATAATATAATAAAAAAGTATTACAAGGCTAGACTTAATATTTATTTTGTTATTTCTTAATATTCCTTAACAATATACAGCGTCCCGTCTTAGGGTTTAATATCTTACCTTCAGGACATACCTTAGGCTGCTTTAGCGGCTTTAGCGGCTTAGCAGGAGACTTCTTAATAGTATCTTTAATTTTCTTTGTCAATATACAGCGTCCCGTCTTAGGGTTTAATATCTTACCTTCAGGACATACCTTAGGCGGCTTTAGCGGCTTTAGCGGCTTAGGAGGAGACTTAGGAGGAGACTTCTTAATAGTATCTTTAATTTTCTTTGTCAATATACAGCGTCCCGTCTTAGGGTTTAATATCTTACCTTCAGGACATACCTTAGGCGGCTTTAGCGGCTTTAGCGGTTTAGGAGGAGATTTGCGAGGAGACACATTAACAGGCACCTCAGGCGCCTCAGGTGCCTTATCCACCTTAGCAGCCTTACTAGCACTTTTATCTATTGCCGAAGTCTCAGTGTTAGCGTCTTTGCGGACATATACTAGGACACGCTTGCCTTTGCTAAAGTTAAAGCAAATATCGTGGTCTTTTAATTGATGTTTTAGCGCTTCTGGGATACATTTTGTAGGGTTTAGGCAAAAGTCCCCATTATATTTAATATTCCAATCATACTTCATCAGTTCGCAAGGGATATTTCGGGTTATATTTTTAGCCATCACTGGGTCCATACTGGTTCTCGTCCATCCATTATACACATATTTATCTTTTTTACAAGTGATACCAGCGATAGCGTGTCCGTTCTTTTCATTTATATTCCAGTTCGCCAATAAAACCGCATCTAGATTATATTCAACGCCTTTAAAAAAAATTTGCTCTTTCATAGATTTTAGGCTGTCTTTAGTGGCTCCGTCATTTATAATATTATTAGGAAACATATCTTTATAAAACCCAGTATTCTTATTATCCTCTCTAACAATCACCATCAATATCTGCGGGGGCTTTATATCAGCCTCTATGTATTTATAAGTAGCATTCCTATAAAAATAGGTGTTAATGGTCTTCTTGACAACCTTGTATAATATATCACTATTAAAATCTTCGTTTAAGAAAGAATACGCAAACACATTATCGGCGTGATTATAGTCATACATAAGGTAATCCACATTTAACAACTTGTATAATCGCCCTATGTAATACTCGGGATTAAAACCGCCAATATTTGCTTTAGGGTTATAAGGGAACACCTTGTTATTCTCCTTATATAGCAGGGATAGCACTTTGCCGAAGGTATCGTCGCTGAACTTCCGGTAATCCTCGCTTTCTCTGCTAGCAGCCTTTAAGTATTTGTCGTCTAATATGTGCTTCAAGATGGTAAAGAGCGGTTTCTTTTTATTCCAACTGGGCGAAGCGTCTAGCAGTTTCTTACGGCTACGCTGGCTATAGAACATCGCTACAAAGGCAGCCATAAACCAGCAAATCGGTCCCACTTGTTTAGGTGTAAGAATTCTAGAACATACATTCGCTGCGACAGCATTCGCATTATCACCCTTAGTATTTATAAATATAGAAGGGTTCTTAGAGAACTCTTTCCAATCTATATCGGCTTGATGCGTCTTTAACAAGGCTATAACAAACGGATTAGGATTTCTAGATAAGAACCACCAATCTATTTTATCAGGATTTTCAGTAAATAATTTAATAGCACTAGGGTTAGAAGACAAAAAATGCCAGACTATCTTATCCTTGTTGGCTCTAAGCAACTCAATAGCATTAGGATTGCCCGACAAGGCTTCCCAATCTATCTTTTCAGGATTTCTAGACAATAAATCAATAGCCCCTGAATTACCTGATAGAGCCTTCCAATCTATTCTCTTAGGTTCAGCAGACAATAACTTAGTAGCATTCGGGTTTCGTGATAATTCGCTCCAATTTATTTTCTTAGGTCTCGCTGACAACATCTCTATTGCCTTAGGATTACTATTAGCAGATAATGCGTCCCAATCTATTTCATCTTCGTTGTCTTTTAACATCTCTATAGCATTAGGATTACCTGACAACGCATCCCAGTCTATATCCTTCACATTCTCTTTTAATAACTTGATTGCTTCGGGATTGCCTGACAACGCAGTCCAATCAACCTTCTTACGGGCATCTAATTTGTTATAGGCGGCTTTCATAGCCTTCTCTATCTTGATTTTAGCACCTAATAACTCAATAGCATTAGGATTGCTAGACAACTCTTTCCAACTCAATTTCTTCACCGGTATCCAATCTCTCAACTTGTATGCGAAGGTTCCTTTATTCTTTTCAATAATAAATTGTAATACAGAATTGCTGGTAGGTGCGTTCATTTGCGAGGCGCCTCTTTCTAATTACCTTGTAGAAAATAATAAAAAATGATAGGCTAAAGATATATAAATATTTAACAAAGCATATAGAGTATTAAAAAAATGAAAAAGTTGATAACATACCTAGCAATTACATCGGGTTATATTAATTGCTCTCAGGGTGGCTGGAGTAATAGACAGCAATTAACGAGGTGTAATAGTGCTCCCGACTTAAGGGCTCTATGTAATACGACGGTTTATTTGTCTGCTAGCGGCTTTGGTGGTGCAGCCGGTGCTAGCCTTGTCCCACAACTAGTTAAAGACAATAACAATAACAATAACAGGATGATACCTTATAGTAAGTATAAGTCCCTCGTCTTCAATCGTTATAAGAGAAACATATATCTACGCTCAAAAGAAAAATATACATTTGCTGAGAAATAAATAGAAGTTATATAAAATGTATATGTATATAATGTATATGTATATAATATAATGTATATGTATATAATGTATATGTATGTATTATATAATATGCCTATTATTGAATAATATGCCTATTATTGAAGCACTCAATACTCTCTAGTATATTCTGGTAATCGCTATCGCTATCGTCTGTTAAATCAACATAGGATAGCCCGAAGTCAATTATCTTAATAACCCATCTATTGTGTTCTTTTTTTAACATCACATTACTTTCACAATACAAGTCATAATGTATCACGCCTATCTTACTCAGTAATGCTGTAGCCTCTCTTAATTGTCTAAGAACATCTTTAAAATTATCTCTAGACATCCTATTTATATAGTATCTTAGTGGGCGATTACCTGAATGTGCGAATATCATTAAGTTATATTTAGCGTCAGCGTCTGTGGTATCCACCGCAGTCCTCAAGTTATCAGGAAGAGTTATATTTTCATATACTTTCAGCATCTTTGTAAAATACTTAAAATCCGTTATGTTGTTATTAAGGTATCTGTTAATATCCCTTTCTCTAATGAATTCGGTTTGTAAGTCGGTATGTATAAGTTTGCCGAAATAAGGCTTGTTATTTTCTATATCTACAAAAGAAAAACAGATAACAGCGTTGCCCTTTTGTTTGACAATCTTGATGTTCTTTATGCCCTTCATTATAATTAAAAAGATTATAAACAGGTATCATTTTTTCTAGGGTTATACACTATTGTATTTAAAGACATTACCTTTGGATTTGCTGCGTCTAGGGATAGAAAGTGATTTCGCACGGGAACCTAAAGCCCTTGTTTTTGGCTTATTAGGCGTCCCTGAGATATTCTTTAAGTTCATAATAAAGAAGCATCGTATAAGTTGGATGTATAAGGCACACATTTTAAGATTTTTATTGAACTCTTCAATATTGTCGCTCATCCTCAATAGTTTAATGAGTTTCTCTGACAAGTGGCTAAAGAATATGGGCTCGTTCTCGTCTATTTTAGGATAGTTTAAGTTATCGTTATTTATACTACAAATTAGTTCATATTTATTTTTGTTTTTTAAGATATACTTTAAGGATTTATTGCTAGACGATGACGCCGCTGACGCTGCCGCCTTCGGTATATATATAACCATCTTCTTTATGGCTAGCAAGACGATTATATAGAGTATTATGTGGTCTTTCTTCCTTATGTAGATATGGTCGTCAATTATTTCGGTTCTCTCGCTGTTATACACTACATAGAAGAGGTCATACGCATGGATATCGGCATTCTGTCTTATATATGCTATGATATTCCGGAGATTTTCTGTGTTCCCTTCAACAAACTCGTTCTTCTCAGCATAACCCGACTTATAACTTCTAATGTAATAGGGTATTATAGGCTCGCCATCCTTGTAATTCCCTAGAGATGCGTCGGGCGACGATATATATTGTAGATACTTTTTCCACTCCTTCGCTTGAGAGTATTCGTCAAATACGATATACTCGTGTAATATACCACCCTCCGTATGACAATCTATTAAATTCTCCACTAATACATCGTAATAGGCGGGCTGTCTGTTAGCGGCTGCTCCTTGGTCTCTAGCAGCCTCTTCAGTAGTCAAACACGCAGGGTGTTCAAAAACAATTTCTTTGCGTGATACATGCTTTTTATCTAAGTAATTGTCCCGCTTATCTAATGGTTCGTAAGCGTCGGTTAGCCACAGGTATTCAATAGGCAACTGTAGAACATTCATAGTTATATAAAGTTGCTTGGAGTTTATCAACATACTCAATATGCGGTCGTCAGCCTTCCCTTGGAACTTTTGCATGAACGACCATTTATTCCACATAGTTAGCAGAGCGTGCCCGTTATCGTTATTACCAAAATACATAATGCCGCCTGAAGTCTCAAAGGTGAATGGGTCAAAGCACGGCTTCGTCTTATAGTGCACATTAGAGCGTGGGTCTATGTTCCAACCCCGCCCCATATAATCCATATTATCCATATCAAAAATGTGCGGATATTTATTGACAGTCATATCGCCGTCTATATAAACAACCGATATGTCTCCCTTCCCCATCTCTCTTAGGGTTTCTAGCACCTTCTTTATAAAAAGCGGCTTAGCGTTAATCGCCAGTTGATATCCTCCGGGAACAGCAAACTCCGGATATTCTTGAGAGAAATAATTACAATTCTTGGAGATACAGTTGTTATTCCATTTGTCTATCATTCCCTCAAATGTCTCAGGTTCCTTAAGTAGTTTCTGTCCGTCCTTGAGAACCCAGTTATATCCTACATAAGCGAGGTCTTTACAAGGGGTCTGTGTGTTCCTGTTGAGATTGCCTCTGCCCCACCAGTAAGTTATGATGATGAACTTAGAAGCAGGATTAACGAAGTTGGCGTCGGTGATATTCAGCCGCCGTCTATCTATAATTCTCTGGATATTTTCTTGTAATACATTCATTTCCCTTTATCTATATCTATTATCTAATAATATTAAAATATAATATAAGACTAAAACGACTAAAGAATATATATAAACTTTTTATAATGTATCAAACGAGCATTAGAAATAAGAAGAAACTCAGCCAGTTCAATAAGGTCTCTAACAATAACTACAATATAGACTTACAATACGAAGTATATGCTTATGTCATTAAGTTATTAGGGAACTGTAGGGTTCTGGTATTATGCGATAACGGCACCGAGGCTATCGGTGTGATACGAGGGTCTATGCGGCGTTTCAATAAACGGGTGCTAATAGAGACTGGCGATATTCTAGCAGTTTCTATGCGAGATTTTCAAGATAACAAGGTAGATATAGTTCATAAATACAACGCGGAACAGTGCAAGATACTTATTAATAACAAAGAGATATCAGACACCTTAATAAACGCCTACAACAAGATTTCTAATACGACCCTTAATAACGCTAATGAGGCTAATATTATATTTGATGATGCGGAAGCGGCAGATGCTGCGGAAGCGGCGGCGGATGCTGCGGATGCTGCTAATAAGAAAAAGGCTAGTGCCTCCGCTGGCTCTGCCTCCGCTGGCTCCGCTGGCACTTATTATAATAGCGTGTTTGAGTTTGATAGTGCTGATGACGACGAAGACGACATCTAGAACCCTGTCTAGCATATCCCTTAGTATCCTTAGTTATTATCTAAAAATAAAACATATCTAAAATATAGAAGTATATATTTAAAATGATATTTAATGACGAATATACCAGTTTTAGTGTTGCGTTTAATGGCGACCACTCGTTATTACAGATAACCGGCTCAGTTAAAAATAATGCTCTGTATAATAGCGTGGTAATTATCGCAGCAAACCCCATAGATAGAATGAGTAATTACTCGGGGTCTGGGTTGCCTTTCCCTAATTACGAGATTGCTTTTGAGAATACGCCTAACATTCACAAGGTTGATAGTTCAGGGTTATTTAACATATCCTTTAAATACCCTAACAGTTTCTATATGCCCGACGGCATCAACAAAATAATACCGTCTATATACTTTGTTATTACTAGCGGTGTTGAGAATAATTCATTCCGTATCCAATATGAACTCCACGATATAGTTGCTTTGCGAACATTAGTGAATAGAAGTGCCCGTAAGAACCCTGAGTTTTATGCCGCAAAAGATTATATCCTACCAATAGATACGGCGGAGAATGTGATGCGTGCTTATGCTCGTGCTAAGATAGAGAATGATATAGGCTAAGGACTAAGGACTTATAATGAATGGAATGAATATGTGCTATTATTTTTAGATAATTATAAAAAATGATTAACTGTCCTTAAGTAGTATAGTAAGAACCGGCTTTATAGTTATTCGCTCAAGCAAACAAAGTCGCAACTTTCGTCTAGCCTCAGTCATAGCCACTTCGTGTCCTTATCCTTCGTCATACACTATGGCTTTTGTCAAGATTAACTTCAGCACCGACCGCATCAAGTATCTTATGTTTGAGGAGGTAAAGAAGACCGTCTTTAAACACAACGGGATTATCTTCGGCGGTTTTGTTAGGGATATGATAATTGGCGACCATTACAAAGAGAAATACAACGGTGTAAATAAATACAACATCCACAAGTTTTGGAATAGGATGTATCAGCCTGAGACAGCCGCTCGCACGATTGTAGCGAAGGATATGGATATTTGTATGAATAAGGAGGAGGATGTTGATGAGTTTATCGTCGCTCTTCGTGATATATTTAATGACCGTGTAGGTTATGCTAATATCACCTCTTCTATGATATCAGTTTCTAGCGAGAACAGTTATTTCAGGATACCTATCAACCTTCACAAGAAAATCAACTACACTATCACGGTAGGTAAAATCCCGTTCGTCCATAGCGGCGTGGAGATATCCTTTGACTTTGATATAATAGTTCCTAGGAACCCTAAGTTGATGCCTCCATTCAATCGGGTAGATATGCTGTGTAATGTGTTTGTCCTCAATAAACAGGGCGTCGTGATGTCTAGCAACACGGGCACCATCATAGACCAGATGACTATCCTAAACAAGCAGAAGATGTCGCTGCGTATTATGGAGGATATCGTGGAGTTCAAGACGCAGTTTTGTATGGGAAATTATACGGACAACTATACTTGCGGGAGTTTCAGTTATAACAGCAAGGTATTTGAGCGTCTTAATAAGATGCTGTTTAGGACTTTCAAGTGGAATATTGAGAATATGCCCTTCATTCTCGGGGAACACAAGTGCGTCGCTAATGCCGCTAATGCCGCCGCTCCCTGCGATAACAGCGATAAGTGCTGTGTTTGTCTTTCTAACTACAAGAACAAAGAAAAGGTTTTCAAGGTATTCTTAGATAAATCCACAGGACAGGCAAGCACCGAGCAGGTATGCTGCTCTATCGCCCACGACAAATGTATATTTAAATACTTTGAGACGCAACTAGAAAACTCCAAACTGGATATGATTACCGGAGGAGATGATTTCAATTTCAGGTGCCCTATGCGAAATGTAATGAACTTTAAGAAATGTGCCGAGAATATTGACGACATTATTCGGGAAAAAATGAGGACGGGGCGTTAAAAGGATATAAGGCTAAGACGCAGTTATAATAGGCGGCGTCGCCTAGCGAATGCTAGGTATATGTAAAGTAATGAATATTATCGTTTATATTATATATTTTTTATTTTGTATATAATACCTTGTTTAGGACGCTACCAAAGGTATAACTAACTATAGATATCATTATAATCACTATTAAGTTTGCGGATTTAGACATATAGAATATATCACAGTGCTCGGTTATATGTAGATATACTTCAAATATAATGATTTTCACGAACATACCTAGTATTATATCAAACCCGAATATGACACCTAGCAGAAAATTCACTATAATATGGGTCGCCAGATATACCTTGTTCTCTAGAATGTTGTTTGTGTGATTAGGATAAAAGAAGATGTCAAGGTCGTGCACATTAAAAACGCATCTTAATATAGTGAATATTAAGGTTATAGTGAATATTGTTAATAGGTATATGTAAAAAAATTTAGCATCCATCTTAAGGGTCTTTCTATTCTAATAAGATGAGATAATATTATTTAGGTATCAGCAAATACCCGCATATTTCATAGACTAGCCCAAAAGATATGCGTTTTCTAGCAATACTATTGCTCTCTCTATAATTTGTTAGGAATAGCGAGTTATACTTGTCTCTGTCAATATCACTAGTAAAATTTAATAAATCGCCAGCACCAGCAAAAGGCTCTATGATATTGCTAATGTTATCAGGTATAAAATTGACCTAATAATCGCTTTGTCATACCTTTCATATACTATATATATCCTTATAATAATAAATTAATAAAATCATTTTTTATAATATATATGTAGTCATATTGCTATAGCGATTGGTTTGCGTAATTGAAGATAGTTTAAGAATATGTTTAGAAATATGTAGATATATTCTGTGCCTTTTAGGGTATTATTATTTAACATAGAGTATGTTATGTATATCTCTACAACTTTCGGGATAAACGCATAATAGTTATAAACACACGACGCTAGTAATGGCGGAACTGTGATGACGGTGTATATCACAGGGCTCCAGTCGCCGTCGTCGCCGCTACCGCTGCCTAACTTATACGAGAAATACATATAAAAATACTGGAGCATATAAAGGAATTTGAAGAAATAATAATCTCTTCTAAACAAATTATTAACTTCGCTACTGTAATTCTGGGTATCAATCCATCTCAAGTAATGGACGAAGGAACTGCCGAATAAGAAAAAGTTTGCGTGGAGATTTGTGGATATGTAATAGAGGATTGCTAGATATTGTATATTATTATATCCTATGTAGAACTCTATGTCGTGATATATATGCGTAGAGATTGACATAAGTTTTGTTAAATATGCTAGGCATTTGCTCCGCTTGCTCCGCTTGCTCCGCTTGCTGTGCTTGATTATTGTTAATAATAGGTATCTAAATAGCCTATTATATAATATTGTTAGTTTGCTTAGAATAAATCCAAAGACAATCGCCCAGTAAGGATATACGCAGTAATGTAATTTAAGGATTACTCGGTATTTTCTTTCGGGCGTTGCCGCTACCGTGTCCGTATTCCAAATAATCGGCGATATATAATGACATTCACGGTGGAAATCAAATCCTACAACATCGCCTGCCTTTATTATATATGTTTCGGGCGTCATAGTAAATATCGTCATTATGTCCCTATTATCGTCTAGACCTATAATGACCCTATAACAGGATGCGAATGGTATATAGAAAAATAGTCCGTCAATATGCCTCGTATAAAAGATATTGTCGGCAGCATTATTTTCAAAACTTTTCGGGGGTGATACATAAATCTCGTTCATATCGTGAAGTATGTCAATCTTATATCCGCCGCCTCCAAACAATCTTCTAAACATCTCTATTATCTTTTTGTCCTTTGCGGTATTATAGAACATCTCTTTAACATCTTGTGGTAAATCATTATACTTCCAGTGTGTTGATGTGGTAGTTGAGGGGTCTTGTAGTATTACCCAATCTCTAATACTATTAAGCAAATAATGGTCGTTTCTTAATTTACAATTGAGAACTCTAGACTTCTGGAACCTCCAAGGAAAATATAACATAGCAATAACATCTATATATAATATAGTTAAAAATTGATACTTAAGGCGTCCCTTATATAATAAGAAACAACCCAAAAGACATCAACGAATATAATGGCTTCGCACGCTTCGCACGCTTCGCACGCTTCGCTTCCCGCATTCACCCATACCGATAATGGGGCTATCGCTCTGGATACTACTGGAAGTGATATCGTGGATTACCTTATGCTCTATACACGAACCCTTACTAAGGAACATAACCACCAGTTCCTAGAGAAGTGCTGGGCGGTTAATCCTAAGAAGACAGTCGCAGTTATCTTTAATGGTCGTGATAGGTTGAAGGGTAAGAAAGAGAAGACCGTCTCTAATCAGGCGATGCTATGGCTACGAGACAACAAGCCATATACCTATATGGCTAACATTTTAACCTATGTTAATAATTATGGGCGCTGGAAGGATTTGCTCTATATATGCTATGAGAACAAAGGAGACGGGATGATTGACAATAATTACGAATTAACTATGTTTGCTGACAGGTTGCGTGAAGACTTGTCAGACCTGAAGATTAGCGAGATTGTAGAGGCAGCGAATGCCGCTAATGCAGCGGAGGCTACTGAACCCAAGAAGGTTAAAAGCGTCTCTCTGTGTGCTAAGTGGGCTCCTAGCGAAAATGACAGGAACGACAGTCGCAAGCATTTCGCCAAGAAGATAGCGACCATCCTTTATGGTAGAGATGATGCTAAGAAGATGGAGAAGTATAGGAAGGAGTATCTAGCTCCTCTCAGGAAAAAGATTAATATTGTTGAGAGGCTTATGTGTAATAATGAGTGGGACAAGATTAATTACGAGAGTGTTCCAGGGGTCGCATCACGCAGATTACATATTGCCTTTAATAAACACGATAGCGACAGGTATTGCGAGTATCTGGCTACAGTTAGGAAAGGCGACGCCAAGATTAATATTACTGGTATTCTGCCTCACGAACTGGCGAACTACTATGTTAATCTGCGTAGCACTCAGGACGAATACGAGGAGAATGAAACAATTGAACTGCAATGGAGGGCTGTCGTGAATGATGTTAAAAGTAGCGGTATTCTAGGGAACTCCTTGGCGATTATTGATTTGTCCGGCTCTATGTTCTCAGCCAGCAACGGTAGCGTGCCGGCTCAAGTCGCCATCTCTCTAGGTATCATAACCTCTATGTGTTGTAAAGGACTGTTTAAAAACAAGTTCATTACATTCAGCGATACGCCCGAGTTGGTCTCCCTAATCCCCGAAGATTTATACAAGGAATATACTGAGAAGGGTATTGAGCCATCTCTATATACCTGCTTTAAATCGCTGGTAGATGTGGAGTTCGGCTATAATACTAACTTCGTTAAAAGTTGCGAGATGATTATTAAATACGGTAAGGAGCACAATATCGCTGATGCTGATATGCCTAAGAAACTATTCATCTTTACCGACATGCAGTTTGACGAGGCAACTGTAGATGTCGTTGGAAAAGAGCAAAATGGTATTGAGGTGCTATATAAAACAATTGTTAAGTTGTTTAAAGCAGCCGATTATACGGCTCCTAAGTTTATATTCTGGAACCTCAATTCTAGCCATAAGCAGTCGTTCCCTGTGAATTGTAAGACTGAGGGCACGGCGATGATTTCAGGGTTTTCCGAGCAGTTGCTTAAGATATTTATGACCTATGATGAGTTTAAACCCGAACTAATCGTGGAAGAGATACTCGCACCTTATTTGCCCGAAATCTTTATAGATGATAGCGAAATCTAGGAGATGTCTGCGATAGCGTGCGAATTGTGAAGAGGTTGGCTAGGTAGGATTTATATATATATATGTATTATCTATTTTTTATATTTAATAATAAAAAGAATTAATTGTCATAGCCCGCTTTAGCGTCCCTTCTTTCCCTTCGCAAGTTTAGAGGCAGTCTTCTTGACAAATGAGCCGATATCCTTGGTGCTGCTTAATAGACGCCCAGGAGTGCTGCGGATAGATTTAACGGGGTTCTTGATAACCTCCTCAACCTCACCCTCAAACTCCTGTATCTTAACTAGGAGGTTAGTTAGGGTGCTTATCAGTATCGGGATAATTATGATGGTGAAAAGTAGCGTTATGAATAGGAATAGCGATATCATAGTGCCGATAGCGATGATATCACGGCGTAAGTCGTCGGAGCACTTACACTTCTCGTTCATTAAAAATCGCACATAGTCAAAGGCATAATAGATATACACCACGAAGGTTAAGAAGAAGATGAAAGTACCGAACGCCAGTAGTTGGACGATTGCGGTTCCCATATTCTTAGCGATGCTTTTTAACGAGACAAACGCAGTTACGAAGAAATATACTAGCGCAACTATGGTGAAGGTCTTGATGAACTCCTTGTTAGGATGCTCGGAACACTCGCAACCGACGCTCTCTAACTTGTAGATATAACTCCAGATGATTAAAAGCAGGATTACAAATATTAACTGTATGAATAAACTGCTGTAAAAAGATAAAGTGCTGTCCGTCTCCTTCATTATTCTTTCTTCTATATTCTCTATACTATTATAATAGAAATTATTTATTTTCTATAATATTATATATTAAAAACCTAGTGGAACTGTCAAAACTCTTGACATCCAGCAGCCTCATCTTTTCCACCAGCGGTTTATAGGTATAGTTGTTTAATATCTTTAAAATCTGCTCTATGAATATGTCTATAATATACTTGTGAATACTAGGATTGCCTATACAATTCTCAGTTAAGTATGCGTATATGTCTTCAAGTAGCACGGGGATTTCGGCGGGCTTGTATTTAATCCAGATGATATTTAGATTATGAATTCCCTTTTTCCATTTAATGTAGTCACAGTATAACTCATACTCGTTATTCAGTAGCAGTAGGTTATTGTCAAATATGAATTTAGGCGGTATCCACTCTTTGTTAATTAGATAACTAGAGCACAGCCTGTCTATATTGACGGATAAGAAGGTGCTGTCAAAGTATTCTAGCAATTTAATATATATGTTGTTTTCCCCATCTATGCTATCGGTCGCCTTAATGTAAGACCAGATAATCAAGAAAATTTCCGTTAATCCGGCTTCGCCGGTGGCGCCAGCAATAATCGCTTTTATTTTATCATAGATGGTATCTTTGTTCTTGCTTGTTAGTTTATTCAAATAGCCGATTAATGTGCGTTTTATACAAGAGTTGTCAGAAAAGTCGGGGATGATAATATGGAACCTGCCTTTATTACTTCCGGTAATGCTAGAGGCTCCCACGCCGGCTGCTGTGTTATTAGCGATTTGTAGGCTCTTCTCCTTCTTGTTATTTAACTTTTTCTCCCATATCATCTTGGGGTCATAGAATGAATTAAAGCAACTACAAGATTTCCTAAGAGTTTCGGCTTTATTTAAGATATTCTCAGGAACATCTATGTTATATCTACTTTGGAAAACAGATAGGTTTATTTTAACTACTTTAACATCCATTATTATACTAAATATATTTAATAATCTTATATATAAAATGGTAATGATGTGATGACATCATATCATATATCATATAAAAAATACACATATATAATATGATATAATATACCATACATATTAGATGAATTTAGATTTAAAAAATCAATTCGTGGAAGACCTAGACAATATTTATAAAACCCATTTAATATATAGGACTATTGTAGTTTGTAATGAAGACACGGTAGATTATAAGCGGTTGCTAGAAAACAAGGATTTTAGCGTCTATGTGGTTGATGCTGTATCTAACATTAACTATGATACTTTAGACCACCGGATTATCCTAGTGAATAACAGGATACTTGATGACTTCTTAAATAACATTATAGCGAACAATATTGACAACTTCTACACATATATATCATTCACCTACGATAATACCAGTATGAAGGAGGCGATTGTAAAGAAATACCATAATAACCGTGATATTGTTGATACGATATTATAAATTATAATATGTCATTATGTTAGGTAGAATTGAAAGGATTGAATGGTTAAAGCGAATGGAATGAGTTTTGGAAAAGGTATGAATATGGGGAAGGGCAAAGGCTCTACTAATATGACACTTACTGGTATTATATTGATATCAGCGGTGTTTATATTTGCGATACTGATTGCTAACAAAGATAGGATACAAGAGGGCTTCTTTAATAGCGAGAAAAAATACAGCGTTGAATATTACTATATGGATACTTGCGGACACTGCATAGACTTTAACGAAACCGGTATATGGGATAGATTAAATGCGATGTCGTTCAATAATGTATCACTTAAAAAGTATAATAGGAGCGAGCACATAGAGCGTGTTAATGCCTTAGGGATTACTGGGTTTCCTGCGATTATTGTGGTAGATAACACGGCAAGCGGCGGCGGTGCTCCCCCGACAATTCTAGCGTCTTTTGAAGAAGCGAGGACATACGATAAACTCTTACAGTTCATAAAGAAATACGATGAAATGTAATGAGTTATGAATGTAATGAGTTATGAATGTAATGGATGTAAAGCAATATATAAGATAATAGATAATATTAAAGTATAATATTAAAGTATCATAATATATTAAAATGGGCGGTGGTATTACACAGTTAGTTTTAAAGGGGCAAATGGACGCATATATTAATATAAACCCTTGTATCAACTACTATAAATATGTGTATAATAAGCATGTTAATTTTTCTATGGAGAACAAGAATATTATTCCTGTTAATAACTCATCAATAGACCTAATGAATACCACAACAAATATACAGATGACATTTGAGATAAAGCGATACGGCGATTTACTAAGCAACCTTTATCTGTCCTTTAACTTGCCCGACATATATTCTACGGACACCCACAGGTTCCGGTGGGTAAATAATGTAGGACACAACTTTATTAAAACCGCAATTATAAGGATTGATGGGACTATTATTGACGAGATATATGGCGAATGGATGAATATCTGGAATGAACTGACGAACAAGGACGGCGTTGAATATAATAAACTTATAGGTAATATCCCCGAATACACCAATCCTAACAACAACAACTCTAGGTATGTCATTAGAAACAACATCCTATTTAACAAGGTATATCCGTCTAAGGACAAGATAGCAGATGAAGGCAATCCGTCAATAAAGGGACGGGTATTACAGGTGCCCTTGAACTTCTGGTTTGTCCGCAATCCATCTCTTGCTCTACCGTTATACAAGATACAAAATCAGGAAATAAAGATAGATGTTGAGGTGAATGATATTGAGAAGTTGTATCAGGTATGGTGCGATAAGTTGAAGATGTATGTGTCGCCCGCATTCTATAATAACATATATAAGGATAACATAAAAATCACGACATTCATAAGGACTGGAAGTTATATCCAGTTTTTCTTAGATGCTAACTATATATTCTTAGACAGCGGATATAGGATGAGTTCATTACAGACCGAGGGGATTGTTAAATATGTGGTGGATTATGTGAAACGGCAGACATTTCCGGCACTAAATATCACTAGTAGCGGCGACTATTATACCTTAACCAGTTCTTATAATCACATTAAAGAAATCATTTGGGTATTGCGGCGAACAGATATACCTGAGAAATTAAACATACACGACAACTATACTGCTTCGCACACATACAACGAGACTGCGGGATTGCTAGAGAGCGCGCAAATTAAGTGGGCGGATACTATAATCCGTGAAGACCAGAAGGCATATTACTATAATAACATACAGCCATACCAGTATCATACGCAGGTGCCTAGAACGGGCATATATTGCTATTCGTTCTCTCTGTTCCCTGAGAAGATAATGAGTGCGGGCTCTTTTAATAACCAGATGACGACCACCTCGCTATACCTGAAAATCAACAACAAAGGGAGCGACACAAAAGACATCACGAAGACCGCCGAATATAAATATCTATTTGAGTTGGTGAAGCGGAACTCTGTGGATTATATCCAAGAAAAAGATGTTAAACTAGATGTTATTGTCTATACGAGGGTTATTAATGTATTCTCGGTAATTAATGGAACATGCAACTTTATCTGGTCTAGATAGGCTTCCTATAATTTTTATATCCATCTTTAATAAAAAGAGTTTAGAATGGATTTGCTGGTATTAATACTTATATTATTATCAGGATATATAATTAAATATTTAATAGATACCATAAACACTCTTAATAATGAAATAAGGGAGATAAAGATGAAGTGTATATCTGGAAATAAGGATGTGAAGTTTGATAGTCCAGCGAATTCTAATGCTACGACTGGAGCGGGTGTGATGAATATTAATGCTGCGAATGCCGCTGCTACCGCTAACGCCGCTGCTACCGCTAACGCCGCTAACGCCGCTCTCATTAAAAACATAACATACTTTAAGGACTACTTTGATACATAATGATATAAATAATAAACGCATATATATTTAATATAAGGAAAGCATCACAGCACGCTTATAAATGCCTAGAAAAGCAAAGACGGCTGATGTTAATGCTAGCGACACTAAGAAGAAAAAGAATTTAATGAATACAATAATAAAGGATATCTCGGTGGTTGATAACGAGGACATCATATTACAACTACCTTTGTCTAATACGCAAATCAATAAACTCAATATAACTGATAACATCGCTAGCACCGAGTTCCCCGAACCCTATGAGCCGAACTGTTTTTATATTAATGAGAACAACACCTATAGCACTATTCAAGACAACATCATATTTGACAATAGTAATAGCGAGTATTCTTTGAAAGTATCTCATAAAGAGGAAATCCTGAACTCCAATAATAACTGCTACTGGTGCTGTCATCCTATAGATAACCGGACTTTCGGGATGCCCTATAAATACAATATTAAAACCGATACCTATGTGTTATTCGGGAACTTCTGTTCTCTAGAATGTGCTAACGCATATAACTTCTCGTCCCACAGCGGTAGCGACAAAGTCTGGGAAATCAACAGTTTAATACAGATGCTTAGCAAACATTACGGGTTCTCTCATCCTATTCGCCCAGCACCTTCCCGATTTTTGCTGAAGATATTTAATGGGCCGATGGCGATTGAAGAGTTTCGCAAAGGGCACTACACAAATGACAAGACATATATTCTAAACCTACCGCCGATGATTTCTACCAACTTCACTTATGAAGTGGTGAATACCTCGTATTTAAAGAATATTACTGACAACATGCATATTAAACTAGACAACCAGAGCCAGCAGCACACCAAGAAAAGCAAAGGCAGCGGCAGCGGCGGCAGCGGCGGCAGCAGTAGCGGCAGCGGCACTAACACAATTGACAATAAACTCAGTCTAATAGTCCAAAATCCTAAAAATTGATATAAGAACAACCATCCTTATATATGTGTGATAAAAACGAAACGATGAGCGACGCCGCTACTGCTGCCGCCGCTACCGCTGCCGTCTTCTTTTCTCCTTATAGGATTTCTACTATAACTTGCAACGCAAATGTAGGTAATAATATAAACATAAATCTAGGTATCTTGTTTGACAATCTTACTGTAATAGAGAATGTCGCTGAAAGCGGAGACAAAGGGGTCGTATGGGCTCAGTTTATGAAAAACGGGGCTGACGCTTCTAAAGGCGTATATCCTAAGAAACGCAGGAAGAGTAAGAAAAACACTATGAAAAAGAACAGGTTTGACAATCAGGTTACAGTTATCTATAAATTTACTGATAAATATATCCCGAATGTGAAGATATTCAAGAACGGCAACATACAATTAACGGGCATCAAGGATGTTAAGGATACCGAGCATATTGTCAATCATATTATCAACGATATCACCACGACCTATAACAATATTGACAAGGCTATTATTGTTAATCCCGAGCCGGACTATGTGCTAGATTTGAAATACCAGAACTTTAAAATAAGGATGATTAACACGGACTTTAAGGTTTATTGCGACCCCGAATACACCAAAGGGTTTGAAATCCGGCGAAAGGAAATCCACAAGTTGTTTATTAACGACGAGCATAACAATAAGTGTAGTTTCCAGCCCGGAATATATCAAGGGGTTAAACTAGAATACTTCTGGAATGTTAATAATAAAAATAAGAATGGTATTTGTTCGTGTCCTAAGTATTGCTACGGCAAAGGCACAGGGCAAAATCTAGGCGAATGTAAGAAGGTTACTGGAGCATTATTTGAAAGCGGTAGCGTATTGATTACAGGAGGTATCACATTCGCTCAGGTTGATGAAACCTATAAATATATATGCGACTTCCTAGTAAAACACAAAGATATCATTAGGAAGCCGCCTCCTAATACTAATATGACTGTAGCGGCTGCGACAGCGGCGGCTATTGATATTGTCTAGCCCTGCTAGCCCGTCTAGCCCGTCTAGCCCGTCTAGACCTGCTAGCCTTAAATAGTATTCGTATGACATTCTATATTATATATATTCACATTTGCTTCATCAGGAATATTGTATTTTTTATAATCACCACTATTAACGGTGTTATTTCCAGGTCTATTATAAGAAGGTATGTGATGACTGGCGTAAAAATGCGAACAGTATGCGACGGCATCTGGCTCAACACGAGGTATCACATAGTTATTTCCCCACGGTTTCTTGTCAAACAACACATCACCAGTATATAGCCCTGCGTTCTTTAATGGCTCTGGTGCTTTAACATTAGGGCTATAGTCTAACTCAGCATACATCAATTCACCCCCCATTTTTTTATTTCTATTATTCTATTACAAATATAATAAATAAATAATATAAAGATTAAAGTATATTAATACTCATATAATGAGTTCGCAAAAAAGGAATGCTAGCGGCAGCGGCAGTAGCAGCGGCGCCCTAAGCCTAAATAAGAAGCCAAAGACAAATGACGAGCCCGACTTCCTTAGCGACGGCTTAGATAACAAGGCTATCTGTGATATAGTTCAAGACATTATGGTTATTCTACACGATAACAAGGGCAAAGTTCCGCACGCCCAGTTAGTCAATAATATAAGTAGTGAAGAGAAGTTCAAGTTTTTTATTGAGAGATATCCTATGCTTTTTGATATGGTGTCAAAAGAGACAGGGTTTGAATACTCAAGCCTAGAGTATTTCCTGTCTATGCGAGATGAGATTATCAAGCAACGGATAACCAGCGAAGAGGCATCCAAACAAGTAGGACAGGTATGGTTTGACAAATACTATAAGAAGCCTTAGCCGTCCTTATATATTAATTATTTTTCCTTTATAAATACTAAAAATTGATATAAGAGGTATCTATATATGTAATTATACAATCAAAAGTATCCCCTCGCAAATTACACGATGACTTCCGTTTGCTCTCCTGTTATAATTCCAACCAACCTCTACCAACTTATAGATGAAACATTTAAACTCTATGAAGAAAGGCACGCAGGAGCCTGCGACACTAATAACAACAGTTATTCTAACTGCCTTATTTCTCTATTAAAGAAGTATCACCTCTGGCCTATGATGAAAGTTAAAAAGTTCAAGGGTCGCAGCGATATTGTCCTGCTACATAATACCTATATTAGGAATAATGTGGATAACTTCAAGGAACTATACGAACAGTGCAGAAGTATCGTCCTAGACTTCAGCCTTAATTGTAATAATAATATTGTAGTTACTTACGCTAACTCTATCCCTGAGCGTATCAATTACAATACTTATATTGCGACGCTCGCAGACGCTGAAAGGGACAAAGTATATGAGGCGTATGACGGCACAATCATCACGGTATATAATTACAAGGATGAGTGGTATTTCGGGACTTCCAGTTGTCCCGATGCGAACAGTTCTAAGTTCTCGCATCCTACCAAGAAACACGGCAATATGTTTGACGAAATCCTCTATAAATACTTTAGGCATCATCTAACCGCCGAAGATACTGCTCTAACTCCCGAAGAATTGTCCGCAAAACTGCGAGGTTTGTTCGTCCAGCATCTAGACCCTGCGATGGCTTACGAGTTTATTATCGTCCATCACGAGAACAAGCATATTGTAGATTATACAGGGCTGCTAGGAGAGAACTATATGGAAATGTTCCACATCAACACCAAGCATCGCTGTTCGCTCGCCGAGAATGACATTATGTCCTCTATTATTCCCTCGCTGCTAGAGGTCGGCGTTAAATATCCCTTGCCGTTCAATAATATTCAGGAGGCATACGCACATATTAATACGACGCCTTACAGTTATGGGTTAATTGTAAAGAAGATGGTAGCGGACGGAAGCGGCAGCAGCGGCAAAGTGAAGTTATACAAAATTTCTACGGACGCCATCAATTATCGTGAAGAGACTGACCCGTGTCATCCTAATATTTGGATGAATATTCTCGCTGTCTATATGAAAAACAAAACCGAATATACCATCAAGGATTATATCACCAACTACCATCCCTATATCAATTTGCCAGTGGATAATAACGGACAGAAGATAGACCCGACATATCTCATCCATACCATCATTTCCACTATCAAGGACAGCCTCTATTGCTATTATAAGGCGACGACCACCTATTACCCCAACTATAACCGCTTCAAGATGAATAAGGAGATGGATAAGCAGTTCCCGCCGATTATCCAGTATCATCTGGCTCAACTGCGTAATCTCCAAGTTAATACCTATAAAACGAAGATGATTACTATGGGTAATGTGTATCACTACATCTGTCAATGTAATGACATTAACAACATTAAAACCCTTATCCAATTCTTCGCATCTAACCCGATTAACGAGATGTCGCCGAGAACCTCTATGTGTTTCGCTATAATGACTAGCCTAATCTCTTAAAATCGCTTAATCTCTCGCCGCCCCCTGCGTTAATTATCCTTTATATCCTCTTTAATTATTTTTTATATTTATAAATAAAAATAAAAATCGTGCGTATATATAGAAAGAAATATAGTAGTTTATATGACTGAAAGTCTTATGCAACAAATACAAGAGGCTATGAATGGGGGAAAGAAGCGTGTGAAGCGTGTGAAGCGGGTGAAGAAGGCTGCGAAGGCTGTCCGTAAGCCTACTGGCGTTGTCCGTAAGGCGGCTGCGGCTAAACCTAAGCGCCGTGTTGTTCGCAGAACTCCTATGAAGTTTATGGGTGGTTTCTTCGCTGAATTAAATAATATGGTTACTGCTGAGGGTGGTGCTGGCGATGGTGCGGATAAGAAGAAGGCTATGGCTGCTATGGCTGCTATGGCTGCTATGCCCCCTGTGGGCACTACCGGACCCGTTGGTATGGAGGGCGGTCGTCGTTTCGTTTATAGGAAGCCGGTGGCGAAGAAGGCGAAAGCGCCTAAAGCGGTAGCCAAGAAGCCCCTTTTCGGTTCCCGTGGTCGTATGTCTTATGGTGGCTATGAAGAAATGGAAGAGCAAGTAGAAGAGCAGGAAGTGGAACAGGAGCAGGAAGGAGGACGACGCAAGCCCCGTGTTGTTCGTCGTCGCCGTGCTGCTTCCCCTGCTCGTCGCCGTGCTGCTTCCCCTGCTCGTCGCCGTTAAATGTAATAAATATATAAATATATAAATATATAAATAATAATTTAACATCATATTCTTTTTTGTAATATATTAAAAAATGATATATAAGATAGATATAATATAGTTAGTATAGAATATGCCTACATTCCAGAATTACAACTACGACGAACCCTCAGGATGTTCTAGTTTTGAAATAAATAATATTGACCTCGCTATTATTAATGGAATTCGCCGTGTTATATTAACCGACATCCCTATTCCAGGTATCATCGGGGAAAAACTAGAGAACGACGACCCTAGTGTGGATATCTTAATAAACAACGGAGCACTCCATAACGAGATTATTATTCATCGCATCGGTCTCATCCCTATCTGTCTTAAAGAAGAGGAAATAGACGATTACAAAGATAACAGCATTCATATTGAATTGAATGTCAAGAATACCACCAACAAGACGCTAGATGTCCGCACTAGCGATATTACGGCAACCCGTGAAACAGCGACCCGCAATACTACTAATATCACCAAAGAGGAACTCGGCAGCATCTTCCCAGCCAACAAGATATCCGGCGACCATATCTTAATTACACGGCTGAGAACCGGCGAACATCTACATTTTAAAGCGAAGGTGGTTAAGCGGACAGGGCGTGATAATGCTTCGTTTAATCCGGTATCGCTCTCTAACTTCTCGTATATTCAAGACCCCAAAGAAGCCGACAAGAAGACCAATATTCTAGACAAGGAACGCTCGTATTACAAAAACAAATATGGCGATGCTGTGCGGTTCAAGTTTGATATTGAAAGCATAAACCACAATATCGGTCCCAAATACCTCGTTTCTAAATCGCTAGATATCATTATAGGCAAACTAGAGTTGCTTCGGCGTGAATTGAATAACGAACAGGCAGCCGCCGCTACCGCCGCTCCTACAAAGGTTAAAATACAGCAATTCCAAGATATCGCAGGAACTTACGAGTTCATCATAGAGGATGAAGACGACACGCTCGGTAATATTATACAATCCTATATTCACAATCATTTTATTAGAGAAAATAACAAATACAAGGACAAAATATCGTGCACCTATATCGGCTATATCTGCCCGCATCCGCTAAAATCCTTGATGATTTTGAGGATATCTCTAGAAGATGTCAGCAGCACCGCTAGCGGAGACGCCATTAGTCCTAAGATATTCTCCGCATTCCTAGACGATAACTGTGCGATAATTGCCGAAGAACTATCCAAGATTAAAAACGATTGGGTGAAGTTTGCTATTGACAATATTTAGATACCGCCTTCGGCTTCTCCTTATATGCCCTTTATAATTCTCTTTATTCTTTTTATCTAATAATAATATATATTATTGTAGTAAATAGGAACATATAAGTTCGTAATGAATATGGATATAGAATATTTAGACGAAGAACTAGACGATATTGAATATACCGAGATACTCAGTTTTGAAGAGATGAGCCGGATTAACCCTTCGTTTATTGCTTTGGATAAGGAAGAAATATATAATAGCCTATATGTTTTTTTTAATGACAAGAAGAAATCTAACCTGCTAAGGAACCTATTCTATGAGATACTAGCAAATAGTGAGAGTAAGAAGGGTAAAATAGAAGATTATTCTAACTATATCTTTGCTGCCGAAGGTGAATTAGAAAATTACGGAGACGACGGAGATGGTAGCGGAGGAGACGATGGCGACGGCGACAGCGGCGACAGCGGCGACAGCGGCGACCCTAAAGACGCCGTATATAACTTCATAACCAGATACAATAACAAAGATGACCTTCGTGAATATACGAAGCGTAAGTTCAGCGTCTCGTATGATAGAAAATCTACTAAGATACGGCTAAAGCCGACACATAATACCTCTATAATTATTAGCGACGCCGCTGACGCTGCCGCCGAGAAAGATTTCCCTAAATATCACCAAATCGTCAAGGATTATCCGGTTATTAAATGTGCTAGCGTAGATAAGGTTGAGAATATTTATAATATTAATGATACTGGAGATGATGCTGAAAGCGGTGCGGGTATCGCCCTTCCTATACTAGGTGCCTATTACAAGATACCTACAGCAACTGTAAATGACTATATGTATGCTAAGATAGCATCGCATCTATTAAACAGCGTTAATACGAACTATAAGCCGGTGGGAGCGGCTGAGGCGGACATTTGCGACCTAATTAAGAATACCCGTCCGGATATTGCGATGATTATTAAGGAGATTAATAGTAATAAGGAGGCGTTTTATCTTGACTACAGTAATATCAATAATATATTTAAAAAATACGACTATTCCTTGGACTTCATAACCGAGAAAGATTTAACAATCTTAACAGACGCCTTGTATTCTATTATAAAGGACGAGAAGGAACGCAAGAGCGGCGCTCAGCGACCATTTAAAATTAGAGCACCTGTATTAATTGCTAAGAAACTAACATTCTATGATAATATTGAGAAGGTATTAAAAGTCATCAATCTGTCTCCGCAGGTGAAGTCATTTCTAGAGAAGACGAAGGATATTATATTGAAATACAAAAGCGACATCATACAGAGCGAGGTTATCGCTTTGAAGAACTATAATGTTTATGATATCATACAGCAGATAAACCAGAATGCTATTACTATTGAGGAGATAATAGAGGAAGTTAAATTGACAATTAAAACTATCAATACTGATAATGCTCTAGAGACTATCAACGATATATTAGAGGCTGAGGCAAATCTAGGGGATATTAAAGAAGGCTGCGAAGCAGTTAGACGGGACTTTGTGTATTCACGAGAGCACATCTTTGATTACGACAAGGACGGAAAGAAGTATGTTATATCTAAGCGGGAAAACAAGGCGATTAGCGATGGAAACGACATAGACAACTACGAGGGGCTACAAGATGACGACGATATTATTGATGATGAAAACAAGGGAATTGCTAACGGGGACGGAGGTGGCGACAACGGAGGTGGCGACAACGGAGGTGATGGCGGAGTAAGCGGAGGTGCCGTCAACGCCATCAATAACAACTATGACATAAACAGGTATATCGCAAACATTCACTTTAGGAATGAGAAGGGATTTATAGAGATTTTAAGAATAATTCTAGAGTTGATTAAGAAGGTTAATGATATAGCGAATGTTGATATTGACTATGACGCCCTGTCTAACCACATATTTAAAAAATATAGTAGCATCTTAACAATAACACGCTATGAAATATACTTAAAGAAATTGAAAAAATTAAAGATGAATATTGACGATACTAAGAAATCAGCCAAGAAATATGCCGAAAGGCAGCCTCTATACTTAGAGTTATGCCTAACTTATAATAAGAACAATCTAGATAAACGCCACAAATGGTATGAGGATATAAAGAAGGCGGTCGCCGAGGATTTTATAGACAAGGCACATATAGAAATAGTTAAGACCGCCAATAAAGAGTTTGTAGCCGCAATCAACTCTATATTTTACGAGGCAATCTGCTTCTGGGTTGTAGATACTCAAGAAAACATATTAAAAAACAACATAACTTTAAATGCTAACTTCTTAAACCCTAGGCATATTGACACGCTTAATAGCAAGGGGCTCCTATATTATATTATAGAGGTTATAACAGACCACTTTAAATTAAGCGGCGGCAGCGGCGGCAGCGACGACAACGAATATATGATAAATACCGAGGCATTACAAAAGACCCTCTCCAATATTATTAAAAACGCATATAAGGACAAGGGCGAAGCCATATTGAATGAACTGCTAACTAAGAAGAATATGGATGCGAAGAATAGGTGCTCTGTGGATAAACATAGATATACTGACGAAGAACAGTATTACATAGACAAATTACTTATGACACCTAATAATAACTCTAAATATGAGAAGATACACAAATATATACAAGGCTGCTGCTTGCGAAAACTTGAGGCTAACTTTAATGACACCGCAGATTTTGATAGCGAGATTATAAAATTAAAAGAGCACTATTCTAAAGTTAATCTAAACAACAAGGAGCGGGATACCAGATATACGCCACCTAAAGCCAAGAAAGGCAAGGCTGTAGCAAAGGGTAATGATGATAGCGACGACGCTGACATATACGCTAATGAAGTAAGGGATAAGGTGAAAGATATCAAGTATGTTATCAAGAAACCCTTTGTATATAACTTTAAAAATTATGGGGTTGATGAGTGGCTAGAAGAGATGCGAGACAAATCTCCACTATTGCCTAGTATTTTAATAGACAATATTAAGAACTACAATATTGATGCCGTTAAGAACTCTATTACCGACAATATCAAGAGACTTAAGAATATAAAGAATAATATAAGTGGCGATTTTTTAAATTGCGAGCATATCAATTACAAGGAAATATTACTTAATATCTGTAAGATACTTTATGTAAGCGGCGGCAGCGGTAGCAGCGGCAGCGGCAACGGCAACGAGGTATTACAAGAGAAAGTTATGAAATCCATTAAAGATATTAAGAAGATGTCTAAGCATCTCTATAATTTAAATAAAAGTTATAATGATGATGACGCCGATATAGTGAAGATTGTTAATTTAGCGGTTATAGCGAATGCCTTGAATAGCCCTGATTTATTAGGAGTTGAGAATATCCCTAAGAAATTTATAGCAGATAAGGCTGACAAACTCTATGAATATTTAAAAGATTATTTAGAAGGCGACTATAACAAGTTCCTAAGTCCCGAAGAAATCACAGTCTTCCTTAATAAAAAACGAGAGGAATACAAAATAACGAAATTAAAACAGAATGAGGACTTAGATGTAGAACAGCACGAAATACGCCGACAGATGAAAGCGGCTGGTATTAAAGATGCCTATAATGAGGACAAGGAAGATGCTAGAGGCGACGGAGGCGACGATGATGCTGCTGGAGGTGCTGCTGGAGGTGCTGGCGGAGGAGACGGCGACACAGGGAACATAACGGATGCTTATAAAAATGAAGAGAAGGATGATGATTATAATAGCAAAGATAATGACAATTATAATATATATGATGATAATGATAATGATGAATGATGAATGAATATGAATAATAAATAATATACACGCATCTATTAAGGGTTCGCCGTATTCATAGCGTTCTGTTGTCTCATAACAATCTCAGCACTATTAGGTGGTGTCGTGAAGGACTTGTTATTACCTATGGTGCCGTTAAGTTGTAGAGGCAGGTGCCTGTCTTTAAAACTTTCTACGACTTGCATCTTATATCTGTTTGGTATTTCCTCAAATAATATGTCGTTTATGAGGTTCTCATATTTTAATGCTAGCAGACTGAACTCGTGGTCGTCTATTTCGTCGTCATTCTCAATCTGTCCCGCAAGTAATAGGAACTGCTGCCCTAATCGCTTGAATAAATCGCATTTTTCGCTAGCCTTAATGCTGTTATTAAGCGATATAATAAGAACGCTAATAGCATTCACAACGATATTAGGTATCTTAACTTCGTTGGCGTCCTCACTTATACTGTTGATGATACACATAGCAGATGATGTTAAAACTAATGGTATATTGAAGGCGAACTTAACCATAGACCAATAGCCGCTCGCTTTACTACATAATAGCACGAGAGCCTCGGTCTTAGACAGCAACTTCTCCACCTTGAAAGTCAAATTCGGCGATATCTTAGACGCTGTTCTAGCAATTACAATATTATCTGTCATATTATCCTACTATAATAATACTATAATAATAAAAATAATAAAGATACCTCCTAGATATCTATATAAGGCTTCGCTATACTAAGTTATGGCGGTCTAGCCTCGCAGTTAAATCGTCTAGCCTCGCAGTTAAATCGTCTATCGTCTTTTGTTGCCACCCTACAGTCTCCGTTAAATCTTGGATAGACTTCGTTAATAGCGGGATTAGCGACATATATTCTATCGTATAATTGTTGCTATCATTCACAGGCACATTAACAGCCTCAGGTATCACTTTGTGTAAATCTTGAGCGATAAACCCGTAATTCCGTCTATCCCCTTCGGTCTGGTTTATTGTTAAATAGGATACCGGCGACAGCCTATTAATCAACTCTAGGGAACTATCCAAATCCCTTATATCCTTTTTATATCGCCTATCACTTATTGTGGAGTAATTGACGGCATTAATCGTCCCATTCACATCTAATTTACATACGGGGTTCGTGGTGCCTATGCCTACATTATTATTATTAAAAATGTTTATAATAGAATACTCTGTAGGCTCGTAGGGCGTCCCTAATTGCCAGATTTCTTGTGCGTTCCAAGAAGACGACAAGACCGCACTATTATCTTCGTTGTATGTCGCAGGTCTGTTTAAATATATCTTGCCGTCCTGCGTATTGTCGCCTAACTGGGAACACCACATCGCCGTATAATAGACGAACTCGGTGGATGTCGCAGGCAAATCAAAGAATGAGCCAGATATGTTCGCGACAAAATACGAAGATGTGCTAGCCTCCGCCCCAAGATTATGCGACAGCCAGCAAGATGTCCCTTTGTTGTCTATTAGGTTATTACCGTCAGCCCCTGTTATATGCGTCCAAGCACCCGCTTCGCCAATCTTACGATATAGCCGCAGCCCCCACCATCTGGCGTCAGTCCCGTAATCAATACCTATATGACACGAGAGATGGACGAGCACCTTTGAGGAGATGTGGGTAGGCTTGATACGCACACAGAACCCCTGTATTTTGTCGCCGATTATACTAGTGTTATTGTCAATAAATTGCCAGCCGCCTCCTGATTTAACCACAATATTCCTATAAATATTAAAGAGCGTCTGTATTGACATATTTTGACAAATGACGGCATTCTTAGGAATAAAGGTCGTCTCTCTTTGCCAGATTTCTTGGGCGTTCCACGAAGACGAGAGGACAGCGGTGTTAGCCGTATTAGCGGTATTATAGGTCGCTGGTCTATTCAAGTATAACTTGCCGTTCTGCGACATATCCCCTAACTGGGAGCACCACATAGCCGTATAATACACAAATGTATCCATAACATTCGGTGTATCATAATAGGCACCAGAGACATTCGCTATAAAATACGAGTAGGTGCTAGCCTCCGCACCGAGATTGTGCGAGAGCCAGCAAGTAGTCCCTGTCGCACCGCTGCCGCCGCTAGCCGTCCCGTCGGCATCCGTTATGTGTTCCCAAGCCCCTGCTTCGCCAATCTTACGATATAGCCGGAGCCCCCACCATCTAGCATCAGTCCCATAGTCAATACCTATATGACAATTTAGATTTATCAATATTTTTGAGGTATAATGGTTAGGCATTATGCGAACACAAAAGCCCTGAATATTGTTATTGATGATACTAATGTTGTTATCAATAAACTCCCAGCCGCCGCCTGTCTTCTCTACAACATCCTTGTAGATGCTGAACTGCGTTTGCGTCGGCGTATATTTAGTGACTATCCCGCCTTTAGGGAAATACGATGTCTCTAATTGCCAGATTTCGCTAACATTCCACGAAGACGAAACAATAGGAGCATTTAAGGCGTTTATTACCGCCGGTCTATTCAAGTATAACTTGCCGTCCTGCGTATTGTCGCCAAGCAGCGAGCACCATTTCACAGTATAATAGACGAACGAGGCTGCAGCACCTGCTGCTATGGCTTCTGCCGTGGATATAAGCGGTATATCATAATAGGCACCTGTTATATTCGCTATAAAATACGAAGAACTGCTAGTTTCGGCACCGAGATTGTGCGAGAGCCAGCAAGAAGTCCCGCCGCTGACGCTGCCCGTCCCATCAGCATCCGTTATATGTTCCCAGACACCCGCCTCGCCAATCTTACGATATAGCCTAAGTCCCCACCATCTTGCGTCAGTCCCATAGTCAATACCTATATGACAATTTAAATTTATCAGTATTTTTGAAGAATAATGGTTGGGCTTAATGCGAACACAGAAACCCTGAACCTTGTCATCAACGACATTAATGTTATTGTCAATAAATTGCCAGCCGCTCCCCGACTTCTCAACGACATTCTTATACATAGTGAATTGCGTTTGTATAGGACTGAATTGAGACAATATAGACGAACTGCCCGTATATGTTTTGCCGTTGGGATATAACATACCATTTTTATATAATTCGCCAGTAAAATTAACATTCCCTGTAATATCTAGGCTATTACGCATAGTCGCCAAACTATTCACAATTAGATTGGAATTCACAACCAGCCGCCCATTAACCTCTAGATTACTATTATACCTATCTTCTATTATAAACTTATTCTTCACCCCCTCAACAATCTTGTCAGTCGTTATCTCGTTTATTCGGCGCTGTATTATATTACTGGTCGCTAGCACATAATTACTGGCGTTCCTGTCATTCGCAGTCATTTTTAATACGACATCTGTTAAACCCTCGCCTAAGTTTGAACTCGCTAATATCACAAAGGTATTTTGTGTATTGTTAAGTTCTGTTATCTGGTTAATTAAGTTATTGTTAATTGCCGATACATAATTGCTACTATTGTCGTCATTCTCACGCATCTTGGATATTAGCATATTGCTAGCATTCATCACATAATTACTAGTATCCCAAATAACATCTCTATTATTTCTTTTATAGACGCCGCTGCTACCATTTCCAGTAATATCAACATCGCCATTATTAGCAATTCTAAAAACCGCAACATTCATATTAGAAGCAACAAAGATGTCTCGGTCGGTGGTCTTTTGTTGAACCATAAAAGCCGTCGTGGTTATATTAGCATTCACAACCTCAAGCCTCTCAGTAGTATATGCGATGGTATCTAGCCGTGTGGTATCACCAAGAACTATTAAATTGGAATTGATAGTTAAAGAGCCATTCACCTCTAAGTTATTATTATAGATATTATTCACTATAAATTTATTGGCGCCGCTAACATCCTCAGTAATCATATCAGTCCTTAAATCAGTTATCCGCTGTGATATGAGGTTGCTCGTCGTCCCAACATAATTACTGGAGTTCTCATCATTCTCTCTAACTTTATTTATAAGATTGTTGCTAGCAGTAAGAACATAATTGCTAGCATTTTCACTTGCTATTGCTATGTAATTACTGGAGTTCTCATCATTCTCTTTAACTTTGTTTATTAAGTTATTACTAGCAGTAATAACATAATTGCTGGAGTTCTCGTCATTCTCTCTAACTTTATTTATAAGGTTATTGCTAGAAGTAATAACATAATTGCTGGAGTTCTCGTCATTCTCTCTAACTTTGTTTATTAAGTTATTGCTAGAAGTTAAGATATAGTTGCTAGAGTTCTCGTCATTCTCTCTAACTTTGTTTATAAGGTTGTTGCTAGAAGTTAAGATATAGTTGCTAGCATTCTTACTGGCTATTGCTATGTAATTACTGGAGTTCTCATCATTCTCTCTAACTTTATTTATAAGGTTATTGCTAGCCGTTAGGATATAGTTGCTAGCATTCTCACTTGCTATTGCTATGTAATTACTAGAGTTCTCATCGTTTTCTCTAACTTTGTTTATAAGGTTATTACTAGCAGTTAAGATATAGTTGCTAGCATTCTCACTTGCTATTGCTATGTAATTGCTGGAGTTCTCGTCGTTCTCTCTAACTTTGTTTATAATATTATTACTAGCAGTTAGGATATAGTTGCTAGCATTCTCACTTGCTATTGCTATGTAATTACTGGAGTTCTCATCGTTTTCTCTAACTTTGTTTATAAGGTTATTACTAGCCGTTAGGATATAGTTGCTAGCATTCTCACTTGCTATTGCTATGTAATTGCTGGAGTTCTCGTCGTTCTCTCTAACTTTGTTTATTAAGTTATTGCTAGCCTTTAAGATATAGTTGCTAGCATTCTCACTTGCTATTGCTATGTAATTACTGGAGTTCTCATCATTCTCTCTAACTTTGTTTATTAAGTTATTGCTAGCCGTTAAGATGTAATTACTGGAGTTCTCATCGTTTTCTCTAACTTTGTTTATCAAGTTATTACTAGCCGTTAGGATATAGTTGCTAGCATTCTCATCGTTTTCTCTAACCTTATTTATTAAGTTATTACTAGCAGTTAAGATATAGTTGCTAGCATTCTCATCGTTTTCTCTAACCTTATTTATTAAGTTATTACTAGCCGTTAGGATATAGTTGCTAGCATTCTCACTTGCTATTGCTATGTAATTACTAGAGTTCTCATCGTTTTCTCTAACTTTGTTTATAAGGTTATTACTAGCCGTTAGGATATAGTTGCTAGCATTCTCACTTGCTATTGCTATGTAATTACTAGAGTTCTCATCGTTTTCTCTAACTTTGTTTATTAAGTTATTACTAGCCGTTAGGATATAGTTGCTAGCATTCTCATCGTTTTCTCTAACCTTATTTATTAAGTTATTACTAGCAGTTAAGATGTAATTACTAGAGTTCTCATCGTTTTCTCTAACTTTGTTTATTAAGTTATTACTAGCAGTTAAGATATAGTTGCTAGCATTCTCGTCATTCTCTCTAACTTTATTTATAAGGTTATTGCTAGCCGTTAAGATATAATTACTAGCGTTCTTACTTGCTATTGCTATGTAATTGCTAGCATTCTCGTCATTCTCTCTAACTTTATTTATAAGGTTATTGCTAGCCGTTAAGATGTAATTGCTAGTATCAAGGATAACATCTCTATTATTTCTTTTATAAATCCCTGATATAAGAACATCTCCATTATTAGCAATTCTAAAGACCGCTGCGTTCATATTAGAAGCAACAAAGATATCACTATTAGGGCTATTCTGCTGTATCATTAAAGCCGTTGTGGTATTGTTAGCATTCACCACCTCCAGCCTCTCGGTGCTATATACGATGGTATCAAGTTGCGTGCTATCACCTAGCACTATTAAATTAGAATTGATAGTTAAAGAGCCATTAACCTCTAAACTATTATTATACCTATTATTCACTATAAACTTATTGTTAGCACTTACAACCTCTGTTATCATATCAGTTGTTAAATCGGTAATACGCTGTGATATGAGATTGTTAGTAGATAAAATGTAATTGCTAGAGTTCTCATCGTTTTCTCTAACTTTGGCTATAAGATTATTGCTAGCAGTTAGAATGTAGTTGCTAGAGTTCTCGTCATTCTCTTTAACTTTGTTTATTAAGTTATTGCTAGCAGTTAAGATATAGTTGCTAGAGTTCTCATCATTCTCTTTAACTTTGTTTATTAAGTTATTGCTAGCAGTTAGAATGTAATTACTAGAGTTCTTACTTGCTATTTCTATGTAATTACTAGAGTTCTCGTCATTCTCTCTAACCTTGTTTATAAGATTATTGCTAGCAGTTAAGATATAGTTGCTAGAGTTCTCATCATTCTCTCTAACTTTGTTTATTAAGTTATTGCTAGCAGTTAAGATATAGTTGCTAGAGTTCTCATCATTCTCTCTAACTTTGTTTATTAAGTTATTGCTAGCAGTTAAGATATAGTTGCTAGCATTCTTACTGGCTATTGATATATAGTTGCTAGAGTTCTCATCATTCTCTTTAACTTTGTTTATAAGATTATTGCTAGCAGTTAAGATGTAATTACTGCTGTTCTCATCATTCTCTTTAACTTTGTTTATAAGATTATTGCTAGCAGTTAAGATATAATTACTAGAGTTCTCGTCATTCTCTTTAACCTTGTTTATTAAGTTATTACTAGAGGTTAAGATATAGTTGCTAGAGTTCTCATCGTTTTCTTTCACTTTGTTTATTAAGTTATTGCTAGTGGTCTGGATGTAATTACTGCTGTTCTCGTCATTCTCTCTAACTTTGTTTATTAAGTTATTGCTAGTGGTCTGGATATAGTTGCTAGAGTTCTCATCATTCTCTCTAACTTTGTTTATTAAGTTATTGCTAGTGGTCTGGATATAGTTGCTAGAGTTCTCATCATTCTCTCTAACTTTGTTTATAAGGTTATTACTGGAGGTTAAGATATAGTTGCTAGAGTTCTCATCATTCTCTTTAACTTTATTTATTAAGTTATTACTAGCAGTTAAGATATAGTTGCTAGAGTTCTCATCATTCTCTTTAACTTTATTTATTAAGTTATTGCTAGCAGTTAAGATGTAATTACTAGAGTTCTCGTCATTCTCTCTAACTTTGTTTATTAAGTTATTGCTAGCAGTTAAGATGTAGTTGCTAGAGTTCTCATCATTCTCTTTAACTTTATTTATTAAGTTATTGCTAGCAGTTAAGATGTAATTACTAGAGTTCTCGTCATTCTCTCTAACTTTGTTTATTAAGTTATTGCTAGCAGTTAAGATGTAGTTGCTAGCATTCTTACTGGCTATTGATATATAGTTGCTAGAGTTCTCATCATTCTCTTTAACTTTGTTTATAAGATTATTGCTAGCAGTTAAGATATAATTACTAGAGTTCTCGTCATTCTCTTTAACTTTGTTTATAAGATTATTGCTAGATGTTAAGATGTAATTACTAGAGTTCTCATCATTCTCTCTAACTTTGTTTATAAGGTTATTACTGGAGGTTAAGATATAGTTGCTAGAGTTCTCGTCATTCTCTTTAACTTTGTTTATAAGATTATTGCTAGATGTTAAGATATAGTTGCTAGAGTTCTCATCATTCTCTCTAACTTTGTTTATAAGGTTATTACTGGAGGTTAAGATATAGTTGCTAGAGTTCTCATCGTTTTCTTTCACTTTGTTTATAAGATTATTGCTAGCAGTTAAGATATAATTACTAGAGTTCTCGTCATTCTCTCTAACTTTGTTTATTAAGTTATTGCTAGCAGTTAAGATGTAGTTGCTAGCATTCTTACTGGCTATTGATATATAGTTGCTAGAGTTCTCATCATTCTCTTTAACTTTGTTTATAAGATTATTGCTAGCAGTTAAGATATAATTACTAGAGTTCTCGTCATTCTCTTTAACTTTGTTTATTAAGTTATTGCTAGCAGTTAGAATGTAGTTGCTAGAGTTCTCGTCATTCTCTTTAACTTTGTTTATTAAGTTATTGCTAGTGGTCTGGATGTAATTACTGCTGTTCTCATCATTCTCTCTAACTTTGTTTATTAAGTTATTACTAGCAGTTAAGATATAATTACTAGAGTTCTTACTAGCAGTTAAGATGTAGTTGCTAGAGTTCTCATCATTCTCTCTAACTTTGTTTATAAGGTTGTTGCTAGTGGTCTGGATGTAATTACTGCTGTTCTCATCATTCTCTCTAACTTTGTTTATTAAGTTATTGCTAGTGGTCTGGATATAGTCATTTGCCGTAGCCTCGTTGAGATTAACCTTTAATGTTAATAATTTTAATTTAACATCTAAGTAAGCAATATTGGTATATAGGATGTTGCTAGTAGATGCTATGTAATTGCTGTTGTTTGCGTCATTCATAATCCCATAATTTATTAGGTTATTGCTGGTGCTCTGGATGTAGTTGCTGGTATCAAGGAACACATCCCTATTATCTCTTTTATAAATCCCTGATATATTAACATCCCCATTATTAGCAATTTTAAACACCTCAGTATTCATATTGGACGCTACAAAAATATCCCTTACGAGGGTATTTTGCTGAACCATAAAAGCCCTCGTGGTATTGTTATCATTCACAACCTCTAGCCTCTCAGTAGTATATACAATAGTATCTAGCCGTGTGGTTTCACCTAGAACTATTAAATTAGAATTAACAGTTAAGTCCCCATTAATCAATAAACTATTATCATAGCGGTTATTAATAATAAACTTCTTGTCGGCACTTAGATTTTCTGTTATCATATCTGTTGTTAAATCAGTAATCCTTTGTGATATGAGGTTGCTCGTGGTTAGCACATAGTTGCTCTGGCTATTATCTAGAGTATTTATTATATTCGTAAGTTTATTGCTAGTATTGATAGCAAAATTAGAAGTCGTGATAATGATATCATTAACATTATCTAATATAGCCGTATTATTTATGTTCGGGGTTGTCACAGGATAAAAGATTTTATTAGAGGTGCTATAAGTTATATTACCATCAACATCTATACCTATCGTTAGTTTATTAGAACTGTTATACAAGTTAATATTGCTTAAATTAACATCCCTATAATTGCCTCGCACATCCTTTATACTTAAGGAAATGTTAGAGCCTCTAGAAAGCACCAAATCATCTAAGTAAATGCTGTCGCCTGACAAATACAAGTCCTTCCACTTATTTAAAGACGAGCCTAAGTCATACGCATTACTGGTATCTGGTATTATATTACCGGCGACCTTAATATTTCCTAGAATATTTAACTTATAATTTGATGTCGGGCTTGTAGCAATTCCTATATTGCCGCTTACACCATCTATAATCATTCGGTTAGATGTCGCTAGACCATCATTATAGGCGAACGCTAGGCTACGATTAGAGTTCCCTATTATCCACTCATCGTTATTTCCGTTATCCAGATTGATTGCTACAGATTTATTTGCGGCTGTTGTCTCCGCACTATTCCTTATCTTTAATCCAGCATTATTACCATATAAGGTTAAGAGTTGCGAGGGGTTCGTAGTGCCTATCCCTACATTACCAGAGGCTGTTATACGCACTCTCTCCTCTGTTGAGTTTGTAATGAACTTGTGGTAGCCGTCGGTATTCGTCGCTACATAGGATATGTTCCCTGCGCTGCCGCTACGACTATTACCCGACAACTCTATCTTAGTATTCGTGGTATCGTCGGTATCCGCAGTTCCTAAAATGGTATAATCGCTGATATTATTGGCTATTCTAAGTCTCCCTGCGTTCCCTATCTGTAGGATATTATTAGGCGTCGGTGTTCCTATTCCTATATTCCCAGTTGGCGTGATAATAAACTTTAGGGACGAATTGTTCGCAGAGGATGCTGTGCTAAACTGTAAGTCGCTAGCACCGGTGCCGGTAGCGGTCGTTGAAGTTATCTTGCTACGGCTCTCCGTATTATAAGAAGATACCCCGAATTCAATCCCTGATACCTGATTGGTGCCTTCAGCATCTGTCTCAATCCTTATCAGTTCGCCGTTAGGATGAACTATATGAAGTTTTTTAAGAGGCTCTGTAGTGCCTATCCCCACATTTCCTAGCGTATAATTTAGATTAAAACTCTGGCTATTGATAGCCCAAGTATAAGGGATATAGTCGCCTAGCCGTTTAACAATAATATTAGAGGTCGCCAATATATAATTGCTGGTATCAAGGATAACATCTCTATTATTTCTTTTATATATTCCTGTAATATCAGTATCACCCACTATATCAAGAGCGGCTGTAGGAGAACTGCTACCTATCCCTACTCGTGCCCTTCCGCCTCCCACAAAATACAAATTGCTATTGGGACTGGCGTTGTCTCCTATCTGTGTTATAGGCGTTGTGGTGATTGTGGATTTAACAATAAGATTATTAGAGACATCTAGGGTCGTTGTTGATATCCCGTTGCTAGCCGTTATTAACTGAGCCGCTGCGATGGTGGTCGTAGATATACCAGCGGCTGCTAGAAGAGCCCCTGATATATTAGTGTCTCCGGCGACATCTAAGGCGACTGTAGGGGACGAACTGCCTATTCCTACTCTAGCATTTCCTCCTCCCGATATATATATGTTGCTTGCTGAGTTGGCGTTCGTCCCATACTGGGCGATAGGCGTAGTAGCGGTTGTGGTGCTCGCTATGATTGTTCCTGTGGATGTTATAGACGATGCTGTGATACCGTTATTAGCCGTTATGAGCCCTGAGGCAATAATAGTGGTAGTCTCTAATCCGCCAGCCGTCCTTATTAATCCGCTCATTTCTAGCGTGGTGCCTGTAATAGCCGATGTCGCATTTATTGCGGTCGCCGATATACCAGCAGCCGCATTTATTATTCCTAGAGATGTTATGGTAGATGCCGTTAGCCCTGCGTTAGCCGTTATCAACCCTGAGGAGGTTATTGTGGAGCCCGATATAATACCACCATTCGTATTCACGGCACCTGTGGTATTTATGGTGTTTGCCTGAATACCGTTAGTAGCCGTTATACCGCCATTAGCGACCACTTGTTTTCCTAGCGGGACTGTTATGCCTCCGTTAGCGGTTATCAAGTCGCCTGCTAGAATTGTCGTGGTTGATGCTATGCTGTTTGCCGATATAGCAGCGGAAGCATTAACGGTAGCCGTTGTGACGGCGGTCGCTGATACAGTAGTCGCTGAGACTGTGGCGGATATGTTGGCGTTTCCTAGAACATCAAGGGCGACTGTCGGTGATGAACTGCCTATGCCTATTCTCGCTCTGCCGCCGCCCACAAAATACAAGTTGTTTGCGGCGCTTGCGTTTGTCCCGTATTGGACGATAGGGACTGTTGCGGTTGTTGTTAGAACCCTTATATTACTGGAGGCTTCTAGAGTGGTTGTTGAGATGCTACCATTCGCCACTAATGTTTTTCCTGTAGGTATTGACAAGCCGTTATTAGCAGTTATTAAGCCCGAAGCAGTTAAAGTGGTTGCCGAGATGCCCCCATTTGCCGTTAGCAGACTACCTGCGGAAACGGTGAGCCCTTGCGTTGCGTTTATTATCTCCGTTGCGTTTATAAAGGTCGTATAGATACCGCCGTCGGCGATTATAGCATATCCGTAGGGCAATATGATACCACCATTAGCACTTATTGTTTCGGCGACATTTAGATTTGTGGCGTTTATGGTGCCTGTATTCAATACCCCGAGGACATTTAGCGTCCGCCCTGTAGGAATGGTTAAACCACCGTTTGCCGTAATTAAACCGGATATGTTGGTGGCTCCGGCTACATCAAGGGCTACTGTAGGCGTAGCACTACCAATCCCGATGCGAGACCTAGCACCTCCCACTAAATATATGTTGCTGCTGGCGTTTGCGTGGGTGCCGAATTGGGCTATCGGGGCGGTTGTTAGCGTGCTGGCGACTATTACATTAGAATTTATTGTGGTTCGCCCTTGTATGCTAACATCGCCTACGACATCCAGCCTAGACTTTGGTGCGGTGCTTCCAATCCCTATATTTCCCGACGGTAATATACAGAAATCAACACGATTAGAGGTATTATTAAGTATATTAAATATGCCCTTGTTATTAATGAGGTTCCAGTTGTTATAATTGTAATTATCGTCGCTGTATATTTCAATATTACTGTTAATACACTTAATCATTTGCTATAACTACAATATTTAATATATATATATAAATATAATTCGTCCCATATTATATAAAAATTGATAATATATATACATATAGATATAACACACAAACACCTAAGAATGTGCGACGACGAAAATATTAACATCTATATTGACGGCTCCTGTATTCACAACGGTAGTCCTAATGCTATCGCCGGATACGGTGTATATTTTAAAGCAGACGACGAGAGAAACGAGTATGCTAGGGTTGTCGGAAAGCAGACTAACAATACTGGGGAATTAACGGCGTTTATTCGTGCCGTTGAGAAGATGCAAGACGAATTAACAAAGACGCCTGTTGTTAAAAAAATAAATATATATACCGATTCGGAATATGTGATTAAATGTGCTGGTGCATACGGGGACAGGTTGTTTAAGAATGATTGGAAAACGACAGAAGGTAAGGTTCCACCTAATCTTAAACTGATACAGAGAATTAGGGAAATATACCGTCCATATAAAAAGCATATAGCACTTCATCACATTAAAGCACATACAGGGTTTGATGACGAGCATTCTATAGGGAATGCTGAGGCGGATAGATTGGCTAATCTGGCAGTCGGTGTTAAGACGGACGGTGGCTACAATATAGTATCGGCTCTTATGGGAGCAGATTGCCTAGATACCACTTTAATCTCTAATATTAAAGAAGCCAAGAAATACGAGAAACACTACATAAATATAGGGTTTGACTACAAGGATAGCGTCAAGAAGTTAGGTGCTAAATGGGATGTGTCTTGTAAAAAATGGTATTACGAGGATAATATGGATGACGATAATATTAAAGCCATCCTAGAGATTGCGAAGGTGTCTGACGAAGAAAAGATTAAGAGCAGAGAGGCGGCAAGCGGAGCAGCAGCGAGCGGAGCGACAGACGATACAGCGAGCGGAGCAGGTATTGATATACCTAAAAAGATATTTGTGAAGATACCTTTTCATAAAAAGAATGACGCTAAGAAATACGGGTGTCGCTGGGAACCTGAGAAGAAGTCGTGGTATTACCTGTCTAATTACGACAAAAATAAAATAGACAGTATCATTAAATTACAGGCATAAGCCTAAGCGGTGCCCTAGTATATATGTAATATATATTTATATATAATTCTTATTTTTATATTTTGAGTATTATTCTACAACAATCCTTACATTCTTATTAAATGTATCAACATATTCTTTAGGAATGTTCTCAAATGATATCAGGTTCATATTTAACCGGAACTTGTCTTCGTAGCCACATTCCCTTATATACTTTTCTCGGTCGCTGTCGGTCATATTGGATATCATTAGTGCCTTTTCTTTTGTTATTCCAGCGCCTATCTTGGATATATTGTCGCTTTTGTCTCCATAAATCGCCTTAAATAGCAAATCAACCTTAGGATTATTGTAGCCACGCTTCATCAGTTCTTTAAACTGCATGTTATATACGAGCGTCTGTTTATCTACCAACTGTAAGAAGTCGTTGTCGTTTGTGATTATGACGATGTTAGTGTCGTTGGTATCGCCGATAGCCGCGATAGCTGTCTTAGCCGCCTTTTGTGTTAAATAGATAACATCGTCGCCCTCTAAGCGGCTCTGTGATATGTATTTAAAGCCTAGCGTATTGGTGTAATCGCTAAAGATACTGAAGATTTTTTTATTAAAGTTGGTCTTTTGGATGCGTGTCGCCTTGTAGGTATCATAGATATCGTTTCTCCAAATGTCGGTTCGCTGACAATCTACGCAAAACACGATGTTGTCCTTGTTGGTATTCCATTTTTTACAGATTTTCTTTATATCATTATTGATGTGTTTATAAAATGCCGTAATAAAAACCTCGTTATTTACTATGTCATCTACAGCCACATCTATATTTTGAAACGAGAACCACCTGTAGGTCGCAAAATATCTATGGAATACATAATAACTGCTATCTATAAGAACAATATTATTCTTGGTAAAATAAATAGTATTCATCAATTATATTTAGTATATTACTTTTATTTAAATAATAAATAATCATTTTTTACTTAATTTGCTGTATCGCTGCTCGCATTATGTCTCGCTGCTATCGTTCCTAGCCGCTCGCATTATGTCTCGCAACTCATCAGGCTTCTTCTTATATTCCTTCCATTCCTCTCTAGCCGTATCGTAATTCTTCTTATTATCTGTTGATACTGCCTTCATTTGCTGAATGCGATAACTTATAAACAGGGTATAATCTGTGGGTTTAACAGTTTTACTAACCTTTACTTTGCTTTTAGTAGGGTCTTGAAGGTCGGTTGATGCTTCGGTAGGGTCTGGAAGTTCTGGAGATGCTTCGGTATCTATAGGGTCTGTGGTATCACTTGCGACACTTACGACACTTGCGACATTAGCATCATCCTCAGTAATCGCTATGCTAGGTGCTGAAGTATCACTAGAGATGCTCGCTTTGCTCGCTACGCAGGTATCGCTTGCGATGCTAGAGATGCACGCTATGCTCGGTACTTCGCTTTCTGTAATTAAAGGCACCTCGTAGGTCATCTTGTTAATGCTCTCTTTCTTCGTCCATACCTTCTTACTATTGCGAACTTCCACAATCCATAAGTCCTTGTCAAATCCTTCCATTATTGAATTAACATCATAACCTTCCGCCGACAATCCAAAATGTAGCGGCGATTGTTCCTTGCCGGTGTAATAAGATGACGGGTGATTGATACAGACCTTTCTAGCAGACATAATTTATGCGTTCCTCTTATATCATAAGAGTTGTTGTCAATTTTTATATCATTATGTCATAATATGTTCTATTTTCTTATTAAAAATTATAAAAATGATAGGGTGGCTATTAGGTAATTGTGATACACCGTTTATGGCTACCTTTTACGATAACATAAGCAAGTTCTTTAATACCGATGTGTCAATTAAACAAATCGCCAAAGAACCCATCATATTTAACCTACACTCTAGGATTATAGGGGATTATATGGATAAGATGGCGGGCTGCGAAGAATACTTTGAGGACAAGGTTATGAAAAGTTTTGATACCTTTGTTAATAGGTGTGATAATGCTGACGAATACGACGAAGTCTGTAATAACATCATCTTTATATATTACAAGAGCATAAAAGACCTTAACGAGTATTATGGGGAGATTTACAAGAAGAGGAGGTTTAACTTAGATAATCTTCCCTAGTCCAGAAAGTCCAGAAAGGATTTACCTCTAGAAAATCTTCCGTAGTATATAGTAAATAGATATAAATCATATAATGAAAGCAAATCCATTTTATATAGTCATATATATCGTGCTAATAATAGCCCTCATATTAATCTCTTTTTATGTGATAAAATTCCTTTATATCGTTTCGTGTGCTCCCTTAATCAACGATACTTTTGGACCCCTAAGAGACTATGTTATATATGACAAGCAGCCTGTTATGTGGCTCCCTATTTTAGTCTATAATATCATAAACTTTCCTCCGCTACATAAACTCTATGTTATCATTTTGTGTATTGCCGCATTCGTATTATTGATTATTATAGCGTGTTGGCTAATTGGGCTAATATTACAAAATATCATATTTTCTAATCCTTTTTATAATATACCGCCGTGGCGTGAATTGAGGGAGGAGGGTTTCTTTGATTGGTTATTAGAAAAAAACGAGATACAGAAAAATAAAGATGTCGTAAGATTTATTCTTAATATATTTAAATCGGTTTTAACACCCGAACAATACAAAGCAGCCGAAGAAAGATGTCTAGGAACCGGTGGCGCCGCTAGCGAAAAAGAGGCGACGACTGGAGACTTTGCTGCCTTAGTGGGAGCCGATGCCGCCAACGATGTCTTAGCGTCTGTTGAGGAGGAGTTAGAAGCCGCCGACGAAGCGACGGGTGCTAGTGATGCCTTAGAAGCCGCAGGAGATGCTGCGGAAGCCGCAGATGAAGCGACAGGAGCGTCAGCTGCTGCGGAGGGTGCAGGAGCGTCAGCGGACAAATTAATAGAGGGCTTTGTAGGTAAGGGACGGGGCTCAGCAGATGCCGCTAGCAAAAGTGCTTTAGCCGCATTCGCCAAAGCATTCTCTATACCTCAGCCATATACCGAGTATATTGATTATAACTTAGAGAAAATTTACAAAGACGACGGTAGAGAAAAAGACATCTTTTACAGGAATTCTTATTTATCAATAAGGCATAGGGCGGAAGCCAACTCATATAGAAATATGAATATAGCACGACCTGACATAGATGCGATATTACCTGAACTTCCCGATGTTGAAAACATTATAAAGAATGAGGTTAATTATGTTAATTTAAAGTATGGCTAGACATACGAAGTATGGATATTTTTTAATTTAAATTATTATAATAAGAATAATAAGTAATATGGAAAACTTCCAGTGCCAACTTATTAATATTATAACTCATAAGGGCGGCAGCAGCGGCAGCGGCAGCGTAATCTTATTAATATACTCTGTTTTGTATCTGTGTATTATCATAATGATAGGTGTATTTCTATACTGGGATACAATCTATAAGACTGCGAGGAAACTCTCTAAGTGTAATAACATATCTAAAATCATAGACGAGAATAACCACACAGGCACTCCATTTATATATACGATTGTCATAGTGGATACCAAGAATATTAAGAAACTAGCCGACTATATTGTTAAAATAACTTACGACTTTAATAAGATGGAGACAAATATAGAGTATGGTAATACTAAGGGGACTGATGACGGCGAAAGCGGCGAAAGCGTATTCGTCTATAGAATGAACGACTACTTAACAATACTAGAAGACTTGAAGGCGTTAGAGAAAAAGAAGAATGAACTGAGCGTCATTATGAAGCAAACCAATAAGCGTAGCGACTTAGACGAATACAACAAGATTGCTTTAGAATATACTAGGATTATGAAAACACCTGAGGGTAAAAAGGCAATTGAGTTAAACAATAATGGCGGGTTTATTAACAGTTTTAACTACAAATACTTTAATTTACAGAGTATGAAGCCTGATGTCATAGAGAACATTAGCCTAAGAATTAACAGCAACAACTACAAGTATTATGCGGTTGATAAAAATTACAATATTATATATTCCTATACTTCTAGCGAACTTATTGATTTTACTAAGAATTACTCTAAGAACTCTAATTATCCCATCACAATAATAGAGCACATCATATTCTCCAAGATACAGCAAGGCAAGAATATTAATATTTAGTCCTTATATGCTTTTTTCCTTAAGTAGCGAGGGATGTTATATGATATGTATAAGATATGATAAAGGATATGTATAAGATATGATAAAGGATATGTATTAGATATGATAAAGAATATGTATTAGATATGATAAAAGATATGTATTAGATATGATACCTGATGTATTAGATATGATAAGGAATATGTATTAGATATGATAAAGAATATGTATTAGATATGATACCTGATGTATAAGATATGATAAAGAATATGTATTAGATATGATACCTGATGTATAAGATATGATAAAGAATATGTATTAGATATGATAAGGAATATGTATTAGATATGATAAAGAATATGTATAAGATATGATACTTGATGTATTAGATATGATAAGGAATATGTATTAGATATGATAAAGAATATGTATAAGATATGATACTTGATGTATTAGATATGATAAAGGATATGTATTAGATATGATAAAGGATATGTATTAGATATGATACCTGATGTATAAGATATGATAAAGAATATGTATTAGATATGATAAAGAATATGTATAAGATATGATACCTGATGTATAAGATATGATAAAGAATATGTATAAGATATGATACCTGATGTATTAGATATGATAAAGAATATGTATTAGATATGATACCACATATCACCTCGCATCACCTTCCTATTTCCCTTAAGTAGCAAAGTATGTCCTAAATTTCCTTATATAATATATAATATATTATTAAGACATTATATGAGTAATATAAATAAGATTGTTAATGATATTCAGGTGCTAATAGAAGGCGTTGATAACGCATCTAATGAGTATCTGCTAGAACTAACGGCAATCTCCGGAACCAAGATATCCAATTATCAACTCTTCATAAACATACTGTTCTTACTGATAATTTGCGGGACATTCTATGTGTTGTATCGTGATTACATATATCGCATAGCAGACAAGATGACTAGATGTACCGACATAAACGACATTATCAACCTGAATATTAACGATAATGACAACTCGTATATTTATAATATATACATAGCACATGTTAATAACGGCAATAATGTAGCCAAGGAATTCCTCCTTAAATTTGAGTATAACTTTATAACCGAGCAAACAACCATAACTTTCGGGCAGCACCGTATCCTATCGCCCGTATTATTCGCACCTAGCGACAATATCAGCAAGATGAGTAATGCCTTTTATATTTTTGATTTAGCCGAAAAGAAAAAACGCTATGTGGATTACTATGACAAAGATAACAACAAGGTATTCTTTATTGACCGCAAGAAGATAGCGACGAAAAAATACAAATACTATATAACCTCTAGCCTAGACGAGAAACTGTCAGACAAAAACTCAATAATGCTAGCACACTTCATAAAGAAATACGGATATAACGACAATATAAATCTAGACCCTATCTATAATATATTATATGCTATTGAAAGTAAAAAGAATATGGAATATTAATACTAGAAATACTTCTAGAAGACCTCATTAAGTAATGCCCTAAGTTCCTCTATCTTCTCTGCGTTCTTAATCTTCGGGTATTTAACAGAGAACTCTATAAACATATTCCCCTTATTCGTGGTGTTTAATACAGGCATCCCTTTACCTTCTAATAGATAGTTCTTACCATTAGAGATTACCCCGAATATGTTGGTATTTATGTTTATTTTTTCTTTAAAATATGGTATTACCATATCTTTTCCTAAAACCGAGTCAACAAATGATATGTCCGTCTTGTAATACAGGTCGTTGCCTTTCCTGATAAAATGCTTGTGCTCCTCAATCTTAATGTGTATTATCAGGTCGCCAGGTTTAATGTTAGGTATTTTCGGCTGCTCTCCTAGTTCCGGAAAAGCCGTCTTGTAAGTCTCGTCAATCCCTTTAGGGATGATAAGCGTAGCCTTCTTGTCCTCGTTGTAATGCCCTTTGCCGCAACAGGTTTTACAGTCCGCCTTGCCTTCAATCGTTATTCCGGTGCCTTCGCAGTTGTCGCAAGAGCCTTGGAAGATTTGTTGCATTATCCCGAGGCTCCTTATCTGCTGTATGATACCGCGCCCATCGCATTTGCCGCATTTCTTATTACACTTCAGGCAATATTTGCGAATATTTATATTTAAATCCTTATTAATACCAGCATATACATCGTCCAGATTAAATACGAATGTCTTTTCTATTGAAGAGGCTTTCTTCGGTGGTCTATTGGCGCTACCGCCCTGACCGAACGAGAATATATCTTCGTCAAAGCCGCCAAATGCCCCACCACCGCCGACGCCGCCCCTACTTCTAAAGAATGCCTCAAAGATATCGTGGGGATTATGCTGTCCTCTATTAGTCTCCTGACCTGACCCGTTGTTATAGTTAGCGTCTCCTATGTCATTATACTTAGCCCGCTCAGTATCATCGCTCAGCACATTATATGCTGCCGATATCTCCTTGAACTTCTCCTCTGCCTTCTCGTCGCCCTTGTTCTTATCCGGATGATGTATCATAGCCAGTTTCTTATAAGCCCTCTTAATATCATCAGCGGAAGCGTCCCTAGCAACTCCTAGAACGCCATATAACTTATGGTTATTACCGTCCATATATCGTTAGTATATGAATATATATTGGATGCTTATGTTTATATGTGTAAAGGTCTTTTATTTAGAAAAAATAAACAATATATAATTTTAAGGAGCCGCTTTCGCCGCTGTCTTAGGTGCTTTCGCTTTCTTATGAGCCGCTTTCGCTGCCTTCGCTTTTTTAGGAGCCGCTTTCGCTTTCTTAGGAGCCGCTTTCGCTTTCTTAAGTTTCTTTCCTCCATCTTGTAGCGACAGCGGTGGAATAATATGAGTAAAATTTAATGTAGATTTTATAATATTAGAACCTTCTAAATCAACATCATAATCTACAGTATAAGATATTTCTCCATTTATACTAGGATTTGGTGCTAAAACATCATCTTGAAATTTTGTTGTTAATAGAGTTTTTAAGTTAGTTAGTTGTAATAACATTTTACCTAAATCTGCTTCTTTATTGATTTGTAGCGCATAGTTATATTTTAAATATGGTATAGGCACAGGAACAGGTAATGGAATTGACAAATATTCTAATAAGTTGAACTTACAAGTTATATTCGTATAATTTCCTTTATATACTTTTTCCCACATAGCAATTCCTTGATGAACCGTATTGACAACGCAGATATTAGTAACTAATCCGCACACATCTATATTGATATTTGTTTTACCACCTTGCTCTTTAAAAGAGTTTAATATATATTCAAATAGTCCAGTACTATATCTTTTTTCGGCAGGTAATGGGTTTAAATCATTCAAAGTGCTATCAAATTTTTTATATACATCATAAATAATTGATTTACCTTTAATATCCTGCTTTTTAATTTCAGTATGATAATTGAATGCCGAGTATGATTCATAATCGCAATATTGCCCCTTTGCTATACTAATAAATTTAGTATTAGGAATGCTAATGCTAGTTTGTTGTTTTATTTTATCAACATTATATGCTGTATCATTATAGGTTGGTTTATTAAAATGTTCTTCTTGCGTAATCCCTATTTGACTACCACTATTATTATTATTTAAAGCATATATTATATCTTTTAAATCCGTACCATAAAATAGGTAATTTAAATCTAATCCTTTTACATTTAAACCCTTATATTTTTCATCATTTAATAATCCTTTTAAATATCCCTTACTATCATCGTCTAATTCTGGATTACTAATATAATTATCTATTAAACCTTGTAAAGTTTTTATTCCTTTACCATTTATATCATAATTCTTGTCATTCATTTCATTTTTTATTTGTTCTTTAATTTCATTAGCAGAACTTTTTAATAATCTTGTAAATACATCTTTATATTTTGGATTATAAAAATTATAATCATCTTCTTCATAAGAACTCTTTCTATCATAAAAATGTTCCTTGTCATAAGAGTGTTTTTTACAATAACTACCATTAACATCACATAAATTATCCATTATAATCTTTTTAGCAGCAGATGACATATAAGTAGTTGGATTTGCTTTATATTTACTACAGTTCTTTGTAGTATTTCTGCAGTGATATGTAAAAACACCATGTTGAGGACTTGTATTGTCAGAAAGAGATGAATGATTTAATGGATGGCTATCTTTACTAAATACAACGAGGTCATAATTACCTTTAGAGATTTTCTTATCAACCTCTTTCACTAAATCAATATATTTCTTTAAATCCTTTATTTCTTGACTACCGAGAGAACCACCTTGAATAAAACAATTCTGTATATCTACTACAACAAGAACCTTGTAATCACCCATATTATATACCTATCCTATATTATAAAGCATATAAAATTATATATATCACAACAACATTAACTATATAGAAGTATTTTCTCAATACATCTGTAGCGACTACCTGATAAGGATTACGGTAATGCTTAGCGACCCTATGGCTACCAACATAATATACTAGTCTTCTATTGTATGCTATTATGTTATTACTAGGATAGCCTTTACATATATTCCTATTAAATAGCGAGATGTTGCGGTGGTTATGTTTATCGCTGTCGCCGCTACCGCAGCCCATACAAAATATAAAAAATAATATAAGAGGCTTCTTAAAGTAATTGTGTAATACCATTATTTTATTATACAAGAGTATATAATATATAGAGATATTGTTATATGCCCTTCTAATTACACACATACCGCATCATAATATTCATAGTGTATAACTCTTGGTTCAGCAGTTTAAATGCGTAAGGCATCCGGACTTGAGCGATATCCGTATTATTTTTACAATACTTACAACTGTAAATGCTCTTCTCAGTATTAACATTAGCGTGCATCCCGCATTTCTTACAAATGAATACCCTGTAATTGTCAGATACATGCAGCATCCTCTCCGCTAGAAAATTAGATGTGCCGTGAGCGATAAAGCAGTCCCGCTCCATCTCTCCTAGTCGCAATCCTCCCGAGCGTGCCCTGCCTTCACTAGGCTGCCTTGTAAGCATCACAATTGGACCATTTGAGCCACGAGAATTACCCGTCCATACAGACTTGCCGTTGCGTCTAACCATAAACACCTCGCTAGATACGCTGATACAATAAACGGCACCTGTATAATTATAGACACGCTCGCTGTGCTGCTGCGAATGCTTCTCTTTATTAGCGTTAGCGTATGGTCTATTCTTCTTCTTAATAATAGTAATCTTCCAGATGCCGCCGCCGTCTTTCAAGCCGCCTTCTTTCAAGCCGCCGTCTTTCCACAGGCTCTTCACGCCGCTCCATCCAGCGTGAATACACAGCCTCATCATATCGTCAGCCAATCTCTCGTATTTGCTACAGAACATATTGTCATACTTATATCCTCCTGTCGCCATATTTGCGGCAATCATAGACTTCATCAATATACGCACTTGACGGCTACTCAACTTCCATACCCATTCGGGCAAATATAATGTATCCTTGTATTTGTTGTCTATCAGGTAATTTAGGTAATATGTGATATTGAAGGTATCGTCAGGCAAATGCGAGCCGAACTGATACATAATCTTCTTATCGCAATCGCTAGCAATCCATTTGCCGAAGAATTCTAGCCACGCCTCCATATTAATCTCCTTGTTGCTTACAGGGATTACGAACTGATAATCAGGAGCATCCCAAACACAGTCCTTCTTGTATCTAACGCATTTCCCGATAATGTCGCTAGCCTTCTCTAAGCAATATCCGGTGTCGCTACCGCTACCGCTGCTGACAAGCATCCTATGTTCTATAGTCGTGTTTAAGTCAATCAGCGTATTACTGATATTATACATCGTCCCAGAGTATTCAGGGTATTGATGGACTTCCATCGGCTCCTCATAAACCAGCCTATCATCCTTAAGAACCGCAACCTTATCTTGTGTGGTAATCGTATTCACGAACTTCCAGCCGTCCTCTGTTAATACCTCGTGTTCCTCGGTAAGACAGTGCACCTTGTCAGACACCATGTGCTTCAATCGCTGGTAATATGTGGGACCGATAAAGATATCTGTGTGTATTTGCTCTCCCGTCCGTCCGTTATACATAATCTCATTTCCGTATTTCTCCATACCAGACATCTCTAGCACCTTCGTAATTCCTTCAACCGAGCAATCAGTATATGGAGTTGAATCGCCAAACGCCCCAATATGACAGCAAGCCTTTCCCATAATGGATTCCATTAATTGTGCTATCGTCATACGAGAAGGGATAGCGTGCGGGTTCATAATGATATCAGGCACAATCCCGTCCTTCGTAAAGGGCATATCTTGGTGCCTGTATATCATCCCGATAGTCCCTTTCTGGGCGCTACAACTAGCACATTTATCCCCAATCTCAGGCTTCCGGTTCTTGCGAATACGCACTTTACAGAACTTGTAGCCTTCGCTATTAACTCCGTTATAATTCATATCAACATATCCTTCGTCATTCGCTTTCATCGTTAGGCTGCTATCTTGGTATGTGATAACGCCATTCGCCTTCTTAGGCATAACCTTACCGACAATAACATCATTCCCATTCACAAATGTATTCTTAGAAACGAAGCCGTCATCATTTAGTTTCTCGTAGGAGTATGGCTTCAGCGAGGAGATGTTGGTAGGGTTCGTGAATAACTCCTCCTCGCCGGTGCTATGATTTTTATTACAGGTATCACGCATCGCCTTATAATAGGTGCTGGTGAAGAGCCCTCGGTCTAGAGCCGACTGATTAACCATAATACTATCTTCCTGATTAAACCCAGTATGCGTCATAATCGCTACAATCGCATTAACCCCTGAAGGTAATTTGTGAGCCATCGTGTATTTAGATAACTTAGTATATACGAGCGACTTTTGCGGATAGTTCAGGATATTACCCATCGTATCTATGCGTTTGTTAAAATTACTCATATATACGCCGAGTGCCTGCTTACCCATAGCACATTGATAGCAGTTTCTAGGGGACTGATTGTGGTCGCTGAATGGGATATTAACGCCGAGGATACCGTTCATTAGGCTTGGGTGAATTTCGCTGTGGGTATAAAACGGCGGCAACGCAGTCCCTTTAATACCTTCCTCCAAGTCGGCAGGGAATGTAGCGAGCATCGCCGAATTGATTTCGTCGCAGTCCATATATTCAATAAACCCCTCTTCGTCCAAATACTTCTCAGGGTCGTCTTGATTTTTAGAGACTTCGTTAGGGACTACAAAGTAATCAAAGTGTTTGTCAGCAATATACTCTTTCCAACTGATGCCCTTTCTCCGCAATATTCTAGCAATTCGCAACTCACGCTTATTTGTGATGGGGTCAATATCCACGATATAAAGCGGTCTATACATTCGCCCCGCTTCTGTGCTAATGATAATACACGACTTCTGGATATTCCATACAATAGAGGTCATCGGGTATATGATACCGCTACGCTTATAATGCTTCAAGGTTGAATACAACTTTTCAGGGTTCGTATAATACCCGATAATATCCCCATTCACCATAACATACACATTATCTTCGCTTCCCATCTGCTTCAGGTATTCAATAGGCGATTTCTCAGGGTTCGCCATACTATAACTGTCGTCATAAACGACCACCCCGAGATTTACCAAAATCCGCCGAATATGAATGCTATTCATAGCGATTGAAATGTTGGTGCTGAGAGCCATATTCTTAACCAGACCGACAGAACTGCCTTCAGGGGTTTCGGCAGGACATATCATACCAATCTGCGAATTGTCAAGTTTGCGCGGCTGGACCAGTTTGCCGTTCTTCTCCATCGCCGTATTAATGCGTCTCATATGCGATAGGGTGCTGGCGTAAGACATACGATTAAGAACCTGCGAGACGCCTTGCTTGATATTCTGGAATGTGCCGATGCTCTTGATGCCCCAGTTGCCTGTGGATAGCGAATACCTAATCCACGAGTCAAGAAGAGATTGCTTGAAAAATCTGTGGATACTAATGTCTGATATGATATTGGAAATAGGGATGTTAGCATTTCCACGCCACAAGTTCAGTTCCTTCTCAATCGCTATCTTCAGTTCCTTTGTCATCTTCCCATAACACTGACGGAACAGATTACTCATCAAGACACCTGGGGTATCCACGCGCTTATTGATATACGAGTCGCGATTGTCGTAAGTATCATACCCTAGATAGATGCGTATCATCTTACGAATAATGTAGCCGACATAGAGAGCCTTGCGTCTGTAAGACTTGCCTACATGGGGCAGAAAATCATTTAAGAGATTGTTGTGGAGTTGTGCCTTATTGGTCTCGTGGTCGTTGTTCTTATTCACTCCAATCATAATCTTAATAAGCGTATTCTCCGCCTGCTCCTGCGTGTTGATATCGCAGGCGTCCTCGCAGCACGCCATCAGTTCGTTAATGATACGCTGGTTCTTCTCGTTGTCCGTATCATAGACGATGTGATTGATAATCTCACGGTCGCTCAAGATACCTAGAGCCCTGAAAATCACGAAGACGGGCACCTCGCTGCGAATGAACGAAGTATTGATGCGAATAATGCGTCCCATGTGATTTAACTTACCGCTCATATTCAGGCAAGTCGTCTTCGGCGGCAGATAAGTGGAGTCGCACATAGAGCGAATTTCGGCATACAGTCCTTCAGCATTATTGTTGGGGTGAAAGACGAGTGCCTTATTTTCGTTAATGCGGTCTTGGGAAATCAGCACCTTCTCATTACCATTCACGATAAAATAGCCGCCAAAATCGTAAATACACTCGTTCTTGTTCTCTTCGCAAATCCCTTGCATTTGGCTGAGGACGCAGAGTTTAGAGCGAACCATAATGGGGATTTTGCCGATATAAACGCCATTAACGGTCTTGTCAAACTTCTCGGTCATACCGCTCTTATTGGTAATTTCAGTTGATATATGCACATTAACATAGATGCCGCTAGAATATGTCATATTATTCATACGAGCAATATAGGGCGTCATAATGTTCTGGGTTCCGTCAGGGAGTTGATAGTTGGGCTTAACAATACTGGGGTTGAGGATGTTGATAGAGATATTATAGGAGTTGTCAGGCAACTCTGCCTTCTGGTTTGTAATCTTAACCTTGATAGGATTAAAACCGCCTATAATTTGCCCTAAGGTATTGTCTATGAACTTGTTATAACTGTCAACTTGATGCTTTACTAGAGGATTAGACGATTCGGGAGAACCGCCCTTTTGGAAATAGATATCCAGAACATCCCAGCAAACATTAGAAAACATTATTAAGTTGTATTATCTTATTATTAAATAATTCTTAAATACCAAATCATTTTTTATATTTTGAGGCGTATATAGTGATATTAAAAATTGATATATATGCGTCTATGTCTTATATATAGATAGGTATAGTAGATATATAGATATGTTGTCTCAGCATCCGCATTCCAAAATGCCTCGTATTATAGCGATTTGTGGAGCCAAGAGGAGTGGTAAGGATGTGTTAGCAGAGCATCTAGTTAGCAAATATAATTACGAGAGAGTTTCTTTTGCCGAACCTCTAAAGCACGCTATTAAAACCTTGTTTAACTTTGATGACGACCAAGTAGGAATAGGCGAAGACAAGGGAACGGGTAAAAAGGATATTGTGGATGAACGGTGGGGGATTACGCCGAGGGCGGCATTACAATTCTTCGGGACAGAGGTGATGCAAGAGAAAATACAGGAGTTGATGCCTGATATTAAGAGAAACTTCTTTGCGAATACCTTGAAAAATTATATAAAAACAAGGATGGACGCTAACGAGGGACAAAGGTTCATTATTAGCGACTTGCGATTTATCCACGAATACGAGATGTTATTTAGTATCCCTAAAATTCGCAAAGATGATATAGCGATTATAAGGGTTATTAGACCTGATACGGGAGGTGCCAGAACCGGTTCCGGTGCTAGCCACAAATCAGAGCAAGAATACATTAATATCCCTTATGATATCATATTATTTAACAACGGCACCATAGATGCCTATATTAAGAAGTTTGAGAAGATTATGGGCGTCTAGACAGGGGTAGCGGTGGATGTAGCGGTGATTAGTGGCGATTAGCAGCGATTAGTGGTAATTAGCAGCGATTAGTGGCGTAATATAAAAAGTATTTAAGGAGAAGGCGTAGCCTCTTATAAACTATTATTTATTTTTCTAAAAAATAACTAGTAATATACTTTTTATTCTTTATGACACCAGTAATGGTAATAAGAGTTATGTTCTAAGTCTTACTATTATTTATTATTATCTTTTATAAACTTAGAAACTTTTTACTATTTCTAAAAACTTTTACAACTTTCTTTTTTTCTAAAAAACTCTAAAAGTTTCTAAGTATCCTTACTTTCCTAAAAAATCTTAGGAATATCCTTTTTATCCTTTATGACACCAGTAATGGTAAGAGAAGTATTCTATATGGAATTATGCGATATCCCGCATCATATATTAAGAATATTTATGCTCCGCATATTTCCTTATATACTTATGCGATATCCCGCATTATATGCGAGAGGATACTAGGTTATGTTATAGAAGATACCTATAATTATTACTTAACATTATCTTTTATAAACTTATAAACTTTTTACTATTTCTAAAAACTTTTACAACTTTATATTTTCCTAAAAAACTCTAAAAGTTTCTAAGTATCCTTACTTATCTAAGTTTCCCAAAAATAACCTAGTATTACTATTTTTATCATTTATGACACCAGTAATGGTAAGAGATAACATCTAAAATATCTTAGTGGTCGGCAGCGCGTCTAGCGCCCTAGGATTTGCGAGGGATAGAACATAGAGAACATCAAGTATGACAATATGAGGCTCTAAGTATCACTATTATTTATTTATTAATATATTTTATAAACTTATAAACTATTATTCTTTTTTCTAAAAACTTTTACAACTTTATATTTTCCTAAAAAACTCTAAAAGTTTCTAAGTATCCTTACTTATCTAAGTTTCCCAAAAATAACCTAGTATTATACTTATTACTCTTTAATGGCACCAGTAATGGTAATAGAAGTTTTCTATATGGAATGATGCGATACACCGCATCATATATTAAGAATATTTATGCTTCGCATATTTCCTTATATACTTATGCAATATCCCGCATTATATACTAGGTTATGTTATAGAAGATTACCTATAATGGTAATAGAAGTATCCTAGTCTTACTATTATTATCTTTTATAAACTTAGAAACTTTTACTATTTCTAAAAACTTTTACAACTTTATATTTTCCTAAAAAACTCTAAAAGTTTCTAACTTATCTAAGTTTCCCTAAAAATAACTAGTATTATACTTTTTATCCTTTACGACACCAGTAATGGTAATAGGAGGTTCTATTGATTAGTAATTCACGCTAAACTATACTATATATCCTCATAAAATCGCCTAGTATTGCGAAGGATACAGCATAGAGAACACCACTAATGATAATAGAAGTCTCCTATAATTATTACTTAACTCTATTTATTCTTTCCCTAAATATTACCCCGTCTTATCCTCTAGGACGAAGAGCGACTTGCTACATTTGTTCTACGAAAACTGAATGATGTATTTTGCGAAGCAATAAACCTCTTTATTTCCCCTATAGTGCTTAGAACCTTGTTATTTATTTTAAGCAATTGGTAATGCGTATTGTCAGTTATGATAACACCAAACCTGTATTTCTTAATATTATTACTGAGACGAGATGAGCCCGACGATTTAATAGCATTTTCTAACTTTTCATTAATCTTATTTCTAACTTCATCTAACAACTCGTCTCGCTTCCTAGCATCATCTATGATGATTGACAAAACAACAATATCGTAATTATTTTTACAGTAATTGATAGTCAAGGACATCTCAGGCTGCGAGGGCATTCTCCCTAAAACTTTAAAATGCCTGTCTAATAATCTCTCTATTCCTTCTTGATTGGTTAAATCAAGCCTCTTAATATTGGCTTTTCGTAATGACCTTATCTCTACAGCATTCACCGATAGCAACTCTGCTATATCTTGGCTTCCCATATCATCTTTGATATACTGTTGAACCAGTTCTAAATACATTAGAAATCTTCGCACCGTCCTAGTAATCTCAGCCTTATCTAAAAAACTGGCTGTAAGAAATCTCCTTAAATAAGAGCCACTCTTCCATTTGCCTCCGTCGCTCGTTTCCTTAAGTAGCAGATAAACGGAGTTAAAGAAACAGTTGTTATTCCTCCCAGATACATTAAGCAATTCTAGTTTAATCCTTAATAGCGGTGTTAGCGGCGGTGTTAGCGGCAATAGCGAAGATGTCTTCTTTGTCGCTGCTGTCGCTGCTGTCGCCGCTGTCGCTGTCGCCGCTGTCGCCGCTGTCGCCGCTGTCGCTGTCGCCGCTGTCGCCGCTGTCGCTGCCTTCTCTTTCATTATATCTCGTATCTCTAAGTAATCCACAGAACCTTTGCGAGGCATACACCATTTATCCTTGTTCTCATTATATTTTCTAAGAGCATCTATGTATTTCATAATATATTCTATAATATACCTATAATAAAAAAAGCATTTAAGGAGAAGGCGTAGCCTCCCGTATCCTATGCTTAGACAACTTATAGTATTTTTCTGTAAGTTCTATACCTATGAATTTTCTCCTCGTATTTATACACCCTACACCAGTAGTCCCAGAGCCCATCGTGTTATCTAGAACCACTTCGCCTTCGTTAGAGTATGTTAAAATCAAGTATTCTATAAGTTTCACGGGTTTTTGTGTTTCGTGTATGGTGCTGTTCTCTATGTCAAACTCTATGAGTTCTATAGGATAGTTTGTGTATTTTTGGGTATATTCGGCGTTTGATAGCAACTTATTATTTGCCCCTAAGTGATGTGCCTGATTTAACATCTTACCTATGCGTTTCTCGCTATTCTGCTTTTTTATATTCACCGCTTTTAACCCTTGCGGATTGTAGGTCATATTACCCGTTTTTATAGAGGCGGCAGCAGCACCTCCCTTAGAGAATACACAGATATCCTCAATACATTTCATAGGTCTATAGTTGGCTAATAGAAACTGTGTCGTCTTGTTCTTTCTCCAAATGATGTTATACTTGAACCACTCGTAATTAGATGATACTAGCATACTTGTGAATGGTTGTTGCCCGAATAGCAAAATGACACCTTGCGGTTTCTTGACAATCCTCTTATAATGTTTCCACAACAAATCTAGGTTTATTATAGTATCCCATTTACATTTGGTAGTCCCATAGGGAAGGTCGCATAATACTAAATCAACGCTATTATCCTCTATTAAACTCATCTTTTCTATACAGTCCCCGAAATATAGTCTAATGTCATCCGTTATTAAATCCTCTATAGTTTCATTATCAAAATCATTTGGGGCTACAGCGGCAGGAGGCGCTGCTGTCGCTATGCTAGGTGCTGCTATATCTTCGTCTAGAGTATCCTTCGTATCCTTTACAGTTGTATCGCTTCGCTCATCGCTCTTAAGGCATTCCTTTATATGCTTCGTATATTCTAGTTTTTTAGTAAATTGGCTCTTACAGGTTTCACAAGTATATTTTGTCATATTTAGTTTAGTAATATGTATTATAAAAATAATATCAATTTTTAAGGTATTCTAGATATGTTATAGAATACAAAAAATAAAATAGGTATCCTAGAATGCTACGCACGCTACGCTCCCTCCGTTCTCTTCTTGAGACAGAATAAATACTCTTTAATCTCTATGTCTTTATTGTATTCATAAGATTTGAACCGCTTATAATCTCTTTCAACAACCGAAGCATCACCATAGATACTCATAATATCTAGCATCCTTTCTTTAGACACTATGCTTTCGCTATTATATGACAAGAATATCCATTCTGTTCGCAGTCCTTTAAAGAGCCGATTAAAGGCATCCTCAGCGACAGCCCCTTTCTTACAAAAGGGCGACATAAAGCAATCAGCAGGAATACCTGTTTTACCTTTTAATGGTAATTCTGTTAGCAGGCTGTTAGGCGTTTTAGCAATTATATTAAGCGGAAAATAGTTTTTAGAGTATTGCCTAGCGTTATATGGAGGGTCTAGATATACCAAGTCGCCTGTAAAAGATGCTAGAAAATCCTCATTCAATACATCGCAATTGTAAGTATTAGAACCTTCGGTCGCTGGCGTCCTATTCGTATGTATAGGCATTACTCTCAGTTTTTTTGTAGCCTTCGCTTTAAATTCCTTTAAGTAGCAACCATATACTGCGGGAACATTACTAACAGCATCGGCACTTAGAATTATAGAAGCGAGGATAAACTGATATTCGTCATTTGTAAGGGTATGGCTATGCCCGTGGGTATTGCTATGGATGTCTTCTAGCATATTGCGAATGTAATCAATCCGTTTCGCATTCTCAATCGTAAAAAACTTACGCTCGTTATTACCATAAGGACTGTAATGGGTTGTGATATATCCTATGTGTTCGGCTTCGCTAGCAGCGGCAGCGTCGGCTTGAAGTTCTCCTATAATTCTCTCGCAATTCTCTGTATATACTGAGCGTGTTAAAGCGTGCGTTATAATAGAACTGTATAACTCGGCGTCATTAGAAATGACACACGCTAGATGTTTCCGGAAATGATAAGAGACGATACCAGTTCCAGCAAACATATCCCCAATCCTCTTATTGACAAATGAAGTCCATCCTGTTTTATCCTTTATAATCTCTGTAATCCAGTCAAGCAGTTGGAACTTAGAACCTATGTAATTTAGACGATATACTTTGTCTGGAACTGATAAGGCTGGTTCATTACTCTTAAGGCATTCCTTTATATGCTTCGTATATTCTAATTTTCTAGTAAATTGGCTCTTACAGGTTTCACAGGTATATTTTGTCATATTTGGTTTAGTAATATGTTTTATAAAAATAAAAGGGTATTATCCTATATCATTTTTTATTTATGATATTGAATAACGCATTTCTCTACAGATGTTTTGATATCAGGGATATCTGGATATAGCGAGTATAGTTTGTCGTTAGACAACTGCGTATTAGAGCGTTTTGATAGCAACACCGAGTTCTGCTCTTCAACGCTAAAGTTTTTCCACACAAACGAAGGGTCAATATGCTCTTTATACATTTCTAAGATTTCATTATGGGTGATGACCCCTTTATTAACCAGATTAAAGGTGCCTGTAGTATTTTTAGACATCATATCCATAATGACAGGAAACATATCCTCTAATACGGTCATAGAGTTAGCCATAGAGCAGATTTTCTCATATTTAAAGATTTTGCTTAGAAAGTTTCTGTTATGCTCGTAATTAACGATAGGCATCCTGATACGCAGGTTCAGCGTATTCTTAGAATACAAATGCTGGAGCCTGTCTGTAAATCCTTTAACGGTTGAATAAGAAGAGCCGAAGAAGTTAGGCAGGGCGTCGTCGTCTATGCAAGTGGTCGTCGGGTCGTCGCTGCTAAAAATACAACCAGTCCCTAGGTATGTATAGTGGATATTATAGCGTTCGCAAAGTATAGAGAGCACTAAGGGTGAGTATAGGTTGTCTCTAATATTATCTTTAAGTTTCCCAGATAGTTCTAGATAATCTATGGTGTTATACTCGCCTCCGTGCGTCCTACCAATAAACGAGATGATGTGTGTTGGCGAATACAACTTAATCTCCTCTTCAACGGCTTTCTCGTCATCCGCACGCACATCTGTGCTAATGTAGGTGATACCATTCTTATTTAAGAAGAAGCCGAACTGTTTCCCAATCCATCCCTTGCTACCGAAGAAGAGGATTTTCATCTCTTTCTTATGTTTATATAATTATGGCGATATACTTTTATATATATTCTTGTGTTTCTAATAAAAGAGAGATGTCTAAGCCGTCTATGGTATTTCTAGTAATCAATATGTATAGCACAAGAGCATTATTTAAGCGGTTTAAAAAAGGCTATGAGAATGCCTTAAAAGGTCATAAGATTATCTTTAAAGATTGGAACGATACTGAGGGTATTAGGAATACTTTGAGAAAAAAGAGCGTCAGCGGCATAATAATAACTGGTTCTAACTATTTTGTTAAAGGTCGCATGCATTCAACAATAGATGAGAGTATTATGCGTTCTCGCTTACCGATACTTGCTATATGCTATGGGTTTCAGTATATACTAGCCAAGAAGTCCTTTATTAAATCCAACAAAGACGGATATATGAAGTATCACAAGAGTTTTAGGATAGGCACGCCGCCGCTGCCGCATACCAAGTATTTCTTTTATCACAGAGATTATGTGGTGAAGGTGCCTAAAACTTTTAAGGTTATTAAGAGGATTAAAAATAAAATAGTGATTGCTTATAACTCTAAAAAGAACATCTTAGGGGTTCAGTTTCATCCCGAGAAATACAAGAAGTCCGCTAGACAGTTCTTTAAATTCTGGATATCCAATTATATAACCGAGAGAAAATAATAAGCGCCCTTTAGACGCGCGTATATATAACCGTATTAATAGTATCAATATTATATAAACAATTGATATTCAATTAAATATATATAATGACAACATTAAATCTAAATAATATAAATGACGATTTGATAGAAATTAACAGGGATACCTTTAAAAATAAACAGATGGGCTTTAACATTCCTAACAAGCAGCAGAGAGCCAGCCAGAATAACTTTATGAGCGACGATGTGCTGTTTAACAAGAACAAGATTAGCAGCGATGTTATCTCTATGTCGTCCCGCTCGTCTTCTCGCTCATCCTCTAGGGCTAGTTCGGTGAATGGCGACTATGACAAAAGCACCTATATGAAGAATATGAATAACATATATAAGAATAAGGGCGGTAGCGGAGCCGGCACAAGACCTAAATCTAAGTATGATGATGATAGCGAGACTACCAGCGTGGTTAGCAGTTTGAGCCATAAGAAGGCTGGAAAGGCTGATAAATACAAGAAGCCTAGCAAATACGAAGAAGAGAGCGAAGAGGAAGAGGATGACGATGAAGAGGGAGACGAGGACGGCGAAGAATATGAAGACGGAGACGAAGAGGACGAAGAGGACGACGAGGAGGGTAGCGAGGGCAGCGGAAGCGGCGGAAGACGAGGCAGCGGCGGCGGCAAATCTAGGCATTTGTCGGCAAAAGAGATAATTATGAATGAATTGAATGAGAAGCGAGAGATTATTTATCAATTAGATAGATTGGAGTCTAAAGGTTTCAAGGTGCCTTTCAAGTTCAATATGAACTCTGACATAGAAGAAATGAGGACGGAATATAATCGCTTGGTTCGTGAGAAGGAACTAGACGGGAGCGTTAGGTTTCAGCAAAAGATGTTGATGGCGTTTATTTCGGGAACTGAGTATATGAATAGCAGGTATGACCCATTCGCCATAAAACTAGACGGGTGGTCGGAGCAAGTTAATGAGAATATTAATGATTACGATGATATCTTTGAAGAACTCCATTATAAATACAAGGCGACTGGTAAGAAGATGGCTCCTGAATTGAGGCTTTTTATCGCTTTGTCAGGCAGCGCATTTATGTTCCACTTAACTAGCAGAATGTTTAAAGAGCAGCCTATGCCTAATGTAGAGAATGTCCTAAATTCTAACCCTGAGTTAATGAAGCAGTTTCAGCAAGCAGCCGCTAAGCAATATATGATGGGTAATACAGGTAATAATTACAATCAAGCTGCGGCACAAGGGGCGGCGCAGAATATCCCAATAAATAATGGCTATAGTAATCCTATGAGCGATAGCAGCGGCGGGTTATTTGGGATGGTTAGTAGCCTGTTTAGCACTCTAAACACCCCGCAGTCTATGCCCCCGATGTCGCAAATGTCCGCACAACAATCCAATAATAATACTAGACAATCTCCTAACATTACTGAACTAAGACAGAAGCCTGCTGTAGATATTGAGAATATTATTAATAATGTGCATAATAACATATCCATAGATAATAATGACAATAATATAGAGACGCTGTCCGTAAGCGACGAAGAGATAACCTCTATTATTGAGGATACTGCCGATATCAAGATATTGAGAGGCGTAGGAAGACCACGCAAAAATACACGGACATTAAACATATAGACATATTATGTCGGGATATGTCGCCGCTTACGCTGCCTATTATAGGTGTGTCATATCCTTATATCTAAATGTAGGTTCCTTATAATAATAAAAAATGATATAAAAATAAGAAATACCTTAAAATACAAGAAGATATTTTGTGAAGATGTTCTATAAACGCAAGAAGGTCGTCCATTTGAACTTTAAGAATGATAAGGCTAAGGATAAGGCTAAGGCGGCTAACGCTCCTGACGATACTAAGGAACCAATTCCAGAACACATTCTACGCCTCAAGTTTGAGAAGAATATGCGAAAACTCTTTGGTGTAATAAGAACATAAAAATATATACAATAGACTTCCAAGAACTCTAGTTTCTGCTAACTTATTTTTCATTATATTATATAGTATAATAATATGGATATTATACAAGGGTTGATAGATACAGGTAATGCCGGAAAGTCTGGTTGGCGGATTGTGAATAATGGCGGAGCAATAGGAGTTTTAAATAATAGAACAAGTAATGTGTCATTCTCTATATTAAATGAAGGTATTGGAACCAGTTCTAATGTTTCCTCTACTTTTATAAACACATATAGCGGTATTAATGTGTCTAATTATACGGGAAGCGGTAGCACCAGCACCAGCGTTGGTAGCCTATGGTCTAGTAATGTGTCTGGTTCTAAAATATACTATAACTCAGGTAATATCGGCATAGGTGCTACAGACCCTATCGCACCTTTACACATCTATAATACATCTAATACTAGGTTATTGCTAGATGCTACTACAACAGGAACAGCGTCTGTTGAGTTTCGCCGTGGAGTTGGTGCGGATGCACTAAATGACTATCGGTTTATTAATGATAGCAATAACAGTCTTAAACTACAATACGAGAATTCCACGCAGTCCTTCGGGAATACTATAGCGGATTTAGCGTGGTTCTCTTCTAACGATACCATCATCCACAAGAATACCTCTTTTAATGGTAGAGTTGGTATAGGGACTGTGTATCATACGACTAGGAGCCTAGATGTTCTCGGTGATACTAATGTATCAGGGACGGTTAGCGTGGGTGGGTTGAGTATCAGCGGCGTCAGCGGAGTCACTAGTAATGCTATGCTTACCAATAGTATTACTAGCAATACTTCTTTTACCATACATAATGGTTTATTGCCTCCGCTTCCAAATGAGATTGTGGTAGCAGGTACTACCTCTGGGACAATAGGGACGGATAGGTTTATATCGTTTCTTTATTCGGGAACAGCGGCTACTAAGGATTATAGTTTTACGACTACTGAAAGCATAGTTTGTGATATTCTTATTGTTGGTGGTGGTGGTGCTGGTTCTGGAACAATAGGAGGTGGTGGGGGTGCTGGTGCTTTAATATTTGCGAGAAATGCTACATTAAATGGTACATATACTGTAAATGTTGGAAATGGAGGAATTGGTGGTTCAACAGGACAAGGAACTAAAGGGAATAGTTCAAGAATATTACAGGGTGGTATAAATATAACAGCAGAGGGAGGAGGTGCTTCGGGGAGAGCAGATGGAAACCAGAATGGTGGAAGTGGAGGAGGAGGAGATTATTGGGAAGGTAATCAAAGTGGAGGAACATTCATATCATATACTTCTACAGCATTTGGTGCATCAATAATAAAGTATGGTAATAATGGTGCAAATGCTTATACTCCAAGTCCATTTAATGGCGGCGGTGGTGGAGGTGCTGGTAGTTCCGCATTAATAGCAACATCAACTAATCTATTTTCAAATGGAGGAATTGGGTTGTATCAAGTAATTATTGATGGAATAACTATAAACTTTGCCACACATTTTGGCACTAATACAGCGGATGTAGGAGGTGTTTTGTCTAATGGTAATATATATTATTGTGGGGGAGGGGCAGGTGGTGGAAATGAAACTTCCTTAGGAGGAACTGGTGGAATTGGTGGCGGTGGTGATGGTGGTCGTGGTTCATCTGGTTCTGTCCCTCCGTATATACCAATACACGGTTCAAATGGACTTCCAAATACAGGAGGAGGTGGAGGAGGCGGTAGTAATCATCCGTCATTAGGAGGCAAAGGCGGCTCCGGCATCGTCATAATACGCTACAGATTACCTAATCCAACTTCATCCTCTATCAACCTCATTAGAGGAACCACAGCAGACACTAACAACGACTACAAAGTCGGCAACTTTAATGGCGAGTTCAAGGTTATCTCCTCCGTATCCTCCGTAGATACCGATTATATCAGGATAACAACAGCAGGTGCTATAACGAACCCTTCAGGAACCGCCAATTGGAACACCGGCTCCGACAGGCGAATAAAAGAGAATATTAAGAGGGCGTCTTATGACAAGTGTCTAGAGAATATTAATCGGCTAGAGTTAAACTGCTTCAATTATGTTGAAGGGTTTAATACGGTGAATAGAGATAAAACGCAGTTGGGTTTTATAGCACAGGAAGTATCAGCCATTTTTCCTAAATCTATATCAACGCAAGGATACAACAGCGATACTTTAAGTATCCCTAACCTGATGTCTATAGACATATCACAGATAAACTATGCGTTATATGGAGCCGTTAAGAAGTTGATAGAGATAAATGATGTGAAGGATACTTGTTTTAAAGCGATGGATGAAGAATTGAAAGAATTAGAATTAACATTAAATATTACGCCAGAGGCAGTTGCTAGTAGTAGTAATTTGGTATTAGAAGAGACTGTTGCTACTACTAGCAATCTACTAGTAGAACCCTTAGTATTGGAACAAGAGGCTACTAGCAATCTACTATTAGAACCCTTAGTATTACAAGAGACCGTTGCTACTACTAGCAATATCATATTAGAACCCTTAGTATTACAAGAGACCGTTGCTACTACTAGCAATCTACTATTAGAACCCTTAGTATTACAAGAGACTGTTGCTACTACTAGCAATATACTATTAGAACCCTTAGTATTGGAAGAGACCGTTGCTACTACCAGCAACCTCATAGTAGAACCCTTAGTATTACAAGAGACCGTTGCTACTACTAGCAATCTACTAGTAGATGCATTCTAATACTACGAATAGATACACTTTATTTTTATGATAATATTATATAGTATAATAATATGGATATTATACAGGGCTTTATTGAAACAGGTAATGCTGGAAAGTCCGGATGGAGGATTGTGAATAACAAAGGGACATTAGGAGTTGTTAATAAAAGGACGAGTAATGTATCGTATTCTATATTAAATAGCGGCACGATAGCGGCTGGCTCTAACTTTATTAATTCATATAGTACTACGGTGGCGGCTACAATAACTGCTTCGCCTGCTGCGACTACCACGGGAACTACAGGTGCTTATACATATCAAGTATTCACATATACCACAGATACAGCTGGAGCAGGAACGGGACAGAGTTTATATACTATTAATGTGCCTACTGGAGGGATGGTATGTGATGTTTTGGTTGTTGGTGGTGGAGGTGCAGGAGGTAAACAAATTGGTGGAGGTGGTGGTGGAGGTGCTGTATTATATGGAACAAATATAACTATACCATCAGGGTCGTATAATATTAATGTAGGAAGAGGGGCAACAGCAGGAGAAACAAGGGGGGTATCAACTACTGGGTTTGGTGCTACAATATTAGGAGGTGGGTGCGCTGGGAATGCTGAATGGGGAGCAAATCCAACACTTGCTAATAGCGGTGGTAGTGGTGCGGGAGGGAAAGCATATTGGGGAACCGGTTCAAGTCCCTCAACACTCGTAGCAGGTGCTGTTGGTGTATCTACAAAGGGAACTATATTAACTACTGCTACATTATATAATGGTAATGTAGGAGGAACAGCAGTTCAACAAGTAGGAGGAAATCCTATTCAATCAGCAGGAGGAGGTGGGACAGGTGCTGGTGGAGGGAATGGAAATGGTAATGGAGGAAGAACAGGTAATGGAGGTGCTGGGATATTAGTTAATATTACAGGTGTAGATTATTATTGGGGTGGTGGAGGTGGTGGTGGTGGTTATACTTCTACACCTACAAATGGAGGTTTAGGTGGTGGAGGTGCTGGTTATGATAACCATTATGGTGCAGGAACAGTAGGAGGGGGTGGATATGGGTTAGCATCAGGATATAATGCCGGTTCTGGAACAGGTTCAGGAGGAGGAGGAGGTGAATTTGGAAATGGTTCAGGAGGCAACGGAGGCTCCGGCATCGTCATTATAAGATATTTAACCCAATCAACATCATCATCTATATCGCTCATACAAGAACCGAACCTCAATATTATTACCAATTATGTCGGTAGTTCTAGTTCCAGCGGTTCCAGTCAATGGACTACGGTAGCCGCCGGCGCCGGCTCTAAAATATATTATAATGCCGGTAATGTTGGCGTAGGCACAATAGACCCAATAACACCTTTACATATCTATAATACATCTAATACTAGGTTATTACTAGATACCGCAACAACAGGCACAGCGACGCTAGAGTTTCGCAGAGGAACTGGTGCGGACGCTCAAAATGACTTTCGGTTCATTAATGATACTAACAGCGCCCTTAAACTACAGATTGAGAATACAACACAGTCCTTCGGGAATACCGTAGCGGATTTAGCGTGGTTCTCTTCAAATGAAACGATAATACATAAAAATACTTCTATGTATGGTAGGGTAGGCATAGGGACGGCGTATCATACGACGATTCCTTCACGGACTCTAGATATTGTAGGAGATGCTAACATATCAGGGGTATTAACAGCAGGTAGTTTCAGCGCCACTAGTGCGACGATTACCAATAGTATTACGAGCAATACATCTTTAAATATTACTAATGGTTTTGTTGCGACATTACCGAATGAGATAGTGGTAGCAGGGACTACCTTTGGGACGATAGGGGCTGATAGGTTTATATCGTTTCCTTATTCAGGTTCAGCGGCTACTAAGGATTATACCTTTACGACTACTGAAGCATTAAATTGTGATATCTTGGTGGTTGGTGGTGGTGGTGGTGGCGGAACGCGCGTATCAGGTGGCGGTGGAGCTGGTGCTTTAATATATATTACTAATCAAACTTTAACAACAGGAACATATACCATTAAAGTAGGTAGAGGAGGTATAGGTGCTTTCCAAATTATTAATAATGTTGAAAATCCTGGGGAAACAGGTAAAGATAGTGAAATATTTAATAATTCTGGTTCAGTTATATATAGGGCAAAGGGAGGAGGTGGTGGTTCTTCACTTGGTTCATATACTGCTACTTTTACACCTCAAGGCGGTTCAAGTGGTGGTTATGGTCCTAATTTTACTAATGGAGCAAATAATTATATATCATCTGGTATAAGTCCAGTATCTACTAATGTTTTAACAATTAATGAAAACACAACTACAATAGCTCCAAATAATACTTCTGTATATGGTTATGCTGGAGGCGGTGGGTATATTTTTGGAGGGAGATATATGGCTGGAGGAGGTGGAGGTGCTGGAGGTGTAGGTCAATCAATTAATACAACTGCTTTCACTAAAGCAGGAGATGGAGGGAGTGCAATATCTATTTCAATAACCGGAAGTGCGGTAGCATACGCTGGTGGAGGAGGTGCTGGTGGCGGAAGAGTAGTTGCTAATTCATTTACAGAACCTGGAACAGGTGGTAGTATTAATGGAACGCGTGTAGGTGGAATTGGAGGATATCTTAAAGCCGCAACAACATTTAATGGTATAGCATACCCTGCTGAAGGAGTAGGCGGTGATGCTGTCGCAAATACAGGTAGTGGCGGAGGAGGTGCTGGTGTAGATGATATAGCTCAAAGCGCAAGCGTTTATAGAGGCGGAGCCGGCGGCTCCGGCATCGTAATAATAAGATACCGCAGAACTGCTAGTCAATCCGCCGCACTAGAATTAACAGCGTCCTCCAGAACATACAAACTAGGCAACTACAGCGGCGAGTTCAAGGTTATTTCTTCCACATCCAACACAGATACCGATTATATCAAGATAACAGCAGCAGGTGCTATAACGAACCCTACAGGAACCGCTAGTTGGAACATCGGCTCCGACAGGAGAATAAAAGAGAATATTGAGAGGGCGTCTTATGACAAATGCTACGAGAACATCAATAAACTTGAACTGAACCGCTTCAATTATGTTAGCGGGTTTAATACGGTTAATAGGGATAAAACGCAGTTAGGTTTTATAGCACAAGAAGTATCCGCCATATTCCCGAAGTCCATATCAACGCAAGAATACTACACGAATACTTTAAGCATCCCTAACCTGATGTCTATAGACATATCGCAGATAAACTATTCCTTATATGGTGCCGTTAAGAAATTGATAGAGATAAATGAAGAGAAGGAAACTCGTATCATAACTTTAAAAAATCGTATTAAAAAATTAAAGAACCTTTTGAATAACACCTACGAGGATACTACTAGCAATATCATAGTTATTGAGGAGACTACTAGCAATATCGCTGCGGATACTATAGTGATTGAGGAGACTACTAGCAATATCGCTGCGGATACCATAGTGATGGATACGATATCTAGCAATATCTCTGCAGATACCATAGTGATTGAGGAGACCACTAGCAATATCATAGCAGATACTATAATATTATATGAGACCACTAGCAATATCATAGTAGATACCATAATATTAGATGAGACTACTAGCAATATCGCTGCAGATACCATAATATTAGATGCTTCATCTAGCAATATCATAGTGGATACCATAATATTAGATGAGACCACTAGCAATATCACAGCAGATACCATAGTGATTGATACAATCTCTAGTAATATCACAACAGATACTATAATATTAGATGATACCGCTAGTAATATCACAGCAGATACCATAATATTAGATGATACCACTAGTAATATCGCTGCGGATACTATAATATTAGATGAGACCACTAGTAATATCGCTGCGGATACCATAGTGATTGATACGACCACTAGCAATATCACAGCAGATACTATAGTTATTGATACGACTACTAGCAATATCACAGCAGATACCATAGTTATTGAGGATACCACTAGCAATATCATAACAGATACTATAGTGATTGATACAATCTCTAGCAATATCACAGCAGATACCATAGTGATTGACACGATATCTAGCAATATCACCGCAGATACCATAGTGATTGATACAATCTCTAGTAATATCACATCAGATACTATAATATTAGATGATACCGCTAGCAATATCACAGCAGATACCATAGTTATTGAGGATACCGCTAGCAATATCACAGCAGATACCATAGTTATTGAGGATACCACTAGCAATATCATAACAGATACCGTAGTATTAGATACGACATCTAGCAATATCACAGCAGATACCATAGTGATTGACACGATATCTAGCAATATCACAGCAGATACTATAATATTAAATGAGACCACTAGCAATATCACAGCAGATACTATAATATTAAATGAGATATCTAGCAATATCACGACAGATACCATAATATTAGATGCTTCATCTAGCAATATCCCAGCAGATACCATAATATTAAATGAGACCACTAGCAATATCACAACTAACCAGTAATCTTTATTCTTAATTTATTTTTCTTTAATTTATAACAAACAAATAGGCAACAATATTATATATTATAATAATATGGATATTATACAAGGATTAGTTCAAGCGGGAAGTACCGCAGGGAAACCTGTATTGCGTATAGTTTCCAACAATAACCGAACATTTAATGTTATAAATACGATAACCAGTAATGTAGCATTCACTATATTGAATGATGGTAGCGTTGGTGCCGGCTCTAATATATATACGAACCTGATTACCAATTATACGGAAAGCGGCGGTGGTAGCAGCGGCACAAGCGGCGTTTCCAGTCAATGGACTACGGTCGGCGTCAAGATATATTACAATTCAGGTAATATAGGCATAGGTGCTACAGACCCTATCGCACCTTTACACATATATAATGCTACGAATGCTAGGTTATTGCTGGATACCACGACAACCGGCACAGCGACGCTAGAGTTTCGCCGAGGAACTGGTGCTGATATGCAAAATGACTATCGGTTTATTAATGATACTAGTAATATCCTTAAACTACAATACGAGAATTCTACGCAGTCCTTCGGGAATACCATAGCAGATTTAGCGTGGTTCTCTTCTAACGAGACAATAATCCACAAGAATACCACTTTTAATGGTAGAGTTGGCGTGGGGACTGCGTATCACGCTACGCTGGCTACACGAACTCTAGATGTCGTCGGTGATGCTAACATATCAGGGACGATTAGCACGAGTAATTTGAGTATCTTGAGTAGTAATGCTATAATAACCAACACGAATACGAGCAATACCGCTTTAACGATAGCAAACACTAGCCTTCCTATAATAATAACACCGGCAACAGGTTATATAAGTACAACAACAACTGAAGGAACTCCTTCAGTAAAATATCAAACAGAAACCTTCACATTCAATCAAGGTAATGTAATCGCATATTATAAGTTTAATGATAGTAGTAGTTTGGGACTTGATAGTAATCCTTCAAGCACAAAATATAATTTAACACCTACTATTGTGGGAGGCACAGGCGGTTATAATACAACAATCGCAATTGAAGGCGGTTCATTTCAAGCAACGAATGACGGTGACCGATTAGAAGGTGATTTCCCATTAAAATCTATATTTAATAACTCAACAACAGGAATATCTGTTAGTTGTTGGTTTTATAAGAAGTCAGGGACAACTTATGATAATATATATTATACGACTTTATTTCAATTTAATAATCCATCAGACGTCAATCAAGAAGTTCATTTTACTTTGGGACATTATGCTAACGTTCATTACTTAAACTTTGCGTTTTCTTATCAAGCAGGTCAAACTTATGCGGGTGGTTTTGCATCAAATCAAACATTAGATACTTGGTATCACGTAGTATTAGTATTCACTAAATCAGGTTATGCGAAAGTGTATTTTAATGGAACTTTACTTACTTTTACTGTTAATACTTATAATTCTGCTTATCCTTTACCTCAATGTCCTAATACAACTAAATTAAGAATATTTAATCCATACGGGTCAGGAGCAATGAGCGGTAATATAGACGACTTCTATATATTCAATAAGGAATTAACACAAACTGAAATTACCAATTTATATAATAAAACTTATTCATTACCAAATAACACTTGGAATATTAATTTCCCTACATCAACCCCTGTTATTATAAATAATGGTGCTTCGCAAAATGTCGTAGGTAATTATACCGTAAGTGTAAGTAATAATTCTTCTGTTATTCCTGCGGGAGGACAATCGGTAACTCCTTATCCATCTACCGCGATTACAACAGTAGCAATTAAATACCCGCCCACCGTATCAACATCCACTATCAACCTCATTAGAGGAACCACCGCTGATGCGAATCACGACTATAAACTAGGCAACTACAATGGCGAGTTCAAGATTGTTTCTTCCGTATCCTCACAGGACACCGATTATATTAGAATCACCACAGCAGGTGCGATTACAAATCCTACGGGAACCGCCAGTTGGAATACGGGATCTGACAGGCGAATCAAAGAGAATATTGAGAGAGCGTCTTATGACAAATGCTATGAGAACATCAATAAATTGGAACTGAACTGCTTCAATTATGTTGAAGGGTTCAACACGGTTAATAGGGATAAAACGCAGTTGGGCTTCATCGCCCAAGAGGTATCAGCCATTTTCCCTAAATCTATATCAACGCAAGAATACTACAGCGATACTTTAAGCATCCCTGATTTGCTATCCATAGACATATCACAGATAAACTATGCGTTATATGGAGCCGTTAAGAAGTTGATAGAGAAAAATGACGAAGACCAAGAGCGGATGAACTCTTTTAACAATAGGATAAACACGATTTCGCAATTACAATCGGCGGCTTCGGGTATATAAGGATAATGGAATGGAGGTTCCTTAAATACTTTTTTTTATTATAATAATATGTATTATTATAATATGGATATTATACAAGGATTGTTAGAGACTGAGAATGCCGGTAGGTTAGGATGGCGTATAGTTAATAACAACGGAGTAATGGGTATTTATAACAATAGGACAAGTAATGTGTCATTCTCTATATTAAATAATGGTGCGATTGGTGCTAGTTCTAACATTCCTTCTAATATTATTAGTTCGTATAGCAATATTAATGTTATCACTAATTATACTAGCAGTTCAGGAGGAGGCGGCGGTTCTAGCCAGTGGACTACCGCAGGAACTGAGATATATTATAATTTAGGTAATGTTGGTATAGGCACGATAGACCCTGCGGCGCCTTTACATATATATAGTGATACGCCGGTATTACCTGCTGAAATTAGTGTTGTGGGGGCGACTTCAACAATTATAGGGACTACTGAGAGGTGTATTCAGTTTCCTTATTCTGGTAGTGGGGCTACCAAGGATTATACTTTCACAACAACTGAAGGATTAGTTGCGGATATATTGATTGTTGGCGGAGGTGGTGGTGGTGGAAGACGACACGCAGGAGCAGGAGGTGCTGGTACTTTGATGTATCATAAAAATATTATTTTAAATGGTACATATAATATTAAGGTGGGTAAAGGAGGAGCAGGTAATCCAGCAGGAGCACCTAATACAGGAACCGCAAGCGAAGGTAATTTTAGTCAATTTACAAGAAGCGATGGATTACAAAATTATTATGCTGTTGGTGGAGGTAAAGGAGCATCAGGTGGTTCTACGCCCGCTACTACTAACGGAGGACAAGGTTATTTATATGATGCTAATTTAACATTATCTTCTGCTAATATATTTAATAGTGTTGCTATTGCTGTTTCAAATAAACAATATGTAAATACTTTGTCAAGTCCTGAAGGTTGTAGAGGTAATATTGGTGGCATAGAGATTACTAATTATAAAGGTGGTGGTGGTGGAGGTGCTGGTGGCGTAGGTATGAGCCACGATGCCGAAGCAACTGTTAATGATGGATATGGCGGCTTAGGACTTGCTGTAGATATTACAGGAGCAAATGTAGTATATGCTGGTGGTGGTAATGGTAGTGATTTTGATGGTTCAGTATCACAAGTATTTAACCCCGCTTATCCTACAATTCAATCAAGAGGAGGTGGAGGGTTTGGAAGTGATAATGGAACACCACAGAACGGATTAGATGGAACTGGTGGAGGTGGAGGGGCACAAGGAAACGATACAGCAGGAGGAGGCAACGGCGGCTCCGGCATCGTCATCATCCGCTATCGCAAAGCGACCAGCAATAGTAGCGCGAGGTTATTGCTAGATACCACAACAACCGGAACAGCAATTGCCGAGTTCAGGCGAGGAACCGGTGCTGATATGCAAAATGACTACAGGTTTATTAATGATACTGACGGGACTATTAAATTACAATTTGAGAATAGCACGCAGGCGTTCAGCAATCTGTCCGCAAATCTAGTGTGGTTCTCTTCAAATGATACCATCATTCACAAGAATACTGCTATTAATGGTAGGGTTGGTATAGGTACTACATATCACGCTACTAGGAGCCTAGATGTTCTTGGTAGTGCAAATATATCAGGGACGGTTAGTGTGGGTGGGTTGAGTGTCTTAAGTAGCAACGCTATTATTACTAATAGTTTGAGTAGTAATGTATCACTTACTATACATAATGGGTTCCCTCCACCGGCACCACCTATAACATCATCACCTTCTGCAACTGATACAGGTGTCGCAGGGAGTTATGCTTATCAGGTTTTTACATATACGACGGAAACGGCAGGAGCAGGAACAGGACAAAGTCTATATACCATTACAGTATCTGCTGGTGGTGTAGTTTGTGATGTGCTGGTTGTTGGTGGTGGCGGTGGTGGTGGTGGAGGACACGGTGGAGGAGGAGGTGCAGGTCAATTGGTTTTAATACACCAAACAACTTTAAATGCAGGAACATATACAATTAAAGTTGGTAAAGGAGGAGTTAGAGGGACAAATCCATCATCAGGAGGAGTAGAACCAACAAAAGGCTCTAACAGTTCATTTGACTATGTTATTGCTGAAGGAGGTGGAGCAAATGGTGGAAATGCTTTAAAGGATGGAGGCTCTGGAGCAGGTGGAGACAGTTGGTTAAATGGGTTAGGAGTAAAAGGTAAGGGATTGAAAAATTCAACTGTTGATACATATTCATCAGGGACTGTATATAGTAGAGGTAATGATGGAGGAGAAGGTGGAACTGACCCAGGACAAGGAGCAGGAGGAGGAGGTGCTGGAACAGCAGGTGGTAATGGTACTAATTCACATACAAATGGAGGTCCGGGAAACGGAGGAGACGGTTTATCAGGTATAAGTGCGATTGGTTATGATTTTAAAACAAACTTTGGAACAAATGTGGGAAAACTTGAAACGGATAATCTTATATATTTTGCTGGAGGTGGTGGTGGAGGAGCGTGGATCCAATCAGTAGTTGCTATTGGTGGCAAAGGAGGTGGTGGGAATGGAGGTTCTGGTTCTGGTGGAACAGATAATGGTAAAGATGCTACAAATAATACTGGTTCTGGAGGAGGAGGAGGTAGTGCAAATTATGGTGCTGGAGGCGCCGGAGGCTCAGGCATCGTAATAATAAGATACCTCTCAACAATCACCTCATCCTCCATAGAACTGGTAAGAGGAACCACCGCAGACGCTAACAGAGACTACAAATTAGGCAATTATAATAGCGAGTTTAAGGTTGTCTCTTCCGTATCCAGTATAGATACAGATTACATTAGAATAACTACAGCAGGTGCTATATTTAATCCCACCGGAACCGCAAGTTGGAACATCGGCTCCGACAGGCGAATAAAAGAGAATATTGAGAGGGCGTCCTACGACAAATGCTATGAGAACATCAATAAATTAGAGTTAAATAGGTTTAATTATGTAGAAGGGTTCAATACAGTTTCTAGGGATAACAAGCAACTTGGATTTATAGCACAGGAGGTTTATGATTTATTCCCCAAAGCAATCTCGTCGCACGAATATAACACAGATACTTTAAGCATCCCTAACTTGCTATCCATAGATGTATCACAGATAAACTATTCGTTATATGGTGCCGTTAAGAAATTGATAGAGATAAATAAGGAGAAGGACGAGCGTATAAAAACTTTAGGATATCAATTAAAAACTTTAGAAACCTTTTTAAATATTGCTGTTGATACTTCTAGTAATGTTATGGCGGATACTAGCAATATCTCATTAGATACTAGCAACATATTAGATACATCTAGCAATATCGTAATAGATATATCTAGCAATATCGTAATAGAGACATCTAGCAATATAGTATTAGATACTAGCAATATTACAATTGATACTAGCAACATCTCAATAGATACTAGCAACATATTAGACACATCTAGCAATATCGCATTAGATACTAGCAATATCGCTATAGATACTAGCAATATCATAATGGATACTAGCAACATCGCAATAGATACTAGCAATATCTCAATAGATACCAGCAATATCGTAATGGATACATCTAGCAACATCTCATTAGATACCAGCAATATCTCATTAGATACTAGCAATATCGTAATGGATACCAGCAATATCGTAATGGATACATCTAGCAATATCGCAATAGATACCAGCAATATCGCATTAGACACATCTAGCAATATCTCAATAGATACAAGCAATATCGCATTAGATACTAGCAATATCATATTAGATACATCTAGCAATATCTCAATAGATACTAGCAATATCATATTAGATACAAGCAATATCACATTAGATACAAGCAATATCACATTAGATACCCTAGTTTTTCAATAAGCCTAGGAAGTCTGGAAATTTAAGGGACGCTTTTTTAGGTATGAATAGTAATTCAGGGCTATATTTAGAGACTATCGCATCATATATATATACGCCTTCTTTTTTGTCATAAGAGTTAAAAACGAAGTTGGATATTATAGTGTTTCTTTCAAGCAGGAATTCCGCTTCATAGGTTTCATCTTCATAGTCAAATACTTTTATTGATGGGTCTAATTGCAATTTAAGCACTATGCTATATTCGTCATACTTCGCCATACCGTAATCGTCCATCTTTTGGGACATTTGGTAAGTGAAGTTTAATGCCGTTTCGTAATTTGCCGTGGTAGAACTGAAGGACTTATATATAATAGGCATATTGCTATCTAAGGTTCTTTTGCTAATATGCGTAATACCCTTGTAAAGCGGCTTCGTAAAACTGCGTGGTAATTCAACCATCCGCCTGTCAATCCCTTTAACAATTTCTATAATATTCTTCGCCCGCCTTTTATTACCTTTCGTGATTTTCAAGTTTATCAAGTTTATACCTTCGGTATTCACATTATTTATCTGTAAAAACTCATTTATTACCGCATAGTCGTATGGAACACTAAAGTCTAATGGCGTAGCGGGGATAGCGAGCGTAGCCGGTTTATCTTTAACATTATTTTTCTTATACGACTTCAAGTTGTCTTTATATGCTTTTAGAGCATTCTCGTCATAGTATTTTTTACGAGAATGGCTTTTAATAGAACTGACTAATTCAAGGCTATTCATTTTATTTTCTATTATATCATAATATATAAATATATATTTGGAAGTATAAGACGAAGTTACGAAGTTAGACGAAGTTACGAAGTTATACGAAGTTATACGAAGTTAGACGAAGTTACGAAGTTATACGAAGTTATACGAAGTTAGACGAAGTTACGAAGTTATACGAAGTTATACGAAGTTAGACGAAGTTAGACTAGGTAATATAATATATATTATAATAATATGGATATTATACAAGGTTTAATAGAAAATAAGTTAGGATTGAGTATAGTTAATACTAATGGAACATTCGGGGTCGCCGTTAATACCACTACGGCTACATTACCTACTGAGATAGTACCGCCTAGTGCTATCCCTACTGAGATTAGTGTTGTGGGAACTACAACAGGAACTATAGGGACTACTGAGAGGTTTATATCGTTCCCTTATTCAGGAACAGCAACTACTAAGGATTATAGTTTTACGACTACTGAGAACCTTGTTTGCGATATCTTAGTGGTTGGTGGTGGCGGTTGCGGTGGTCGCTCAGGAGGTGGAGGCGGGACTGTATTATATACACAAAATGTCTTTTATCCTACTGGAACATATTCTGTAAAGGTTGCGAATGGTGGTATATCACTCAAGACAGGAGGTGTAGGAAATACACAAGGGGCAAATGGTAATGACAGCGATATATTATTTGGTGCTACAACAATTTTTAGGGCAAAAGGCGGTGGGTTTGGTGCGGCGAATTATAGTCAATCTACAACAGGAGGCACCGGAGGGTCAGGTGGCGGAAGTGAGAGCGTAGGGACAAATGGAGCAGTTTCAAATGGTAATATTATTTCAACAAATACTTCTTCATCTACATTTACGATATTGGCAAATCAATCTCCAAATGGTTCAACAATTCGTGGCAATATTGGTGGTATAGGTGCAATCAAGATGCCGAATTATTATTATTATGTTGGTGGAGGTGGTGGTGGTGCAGGCGGAGCAGGAGGTAATGGCGATACAACAAATAATAAATCAGGTGCTGGAGGTTCTGGTGTAAATATAGATATAATAGGCAGCGGAAGTCCTATTATGTATGGTTCTGGTGGTGCGGGAGGTATATATAATGATTTTAATCAAGGTAATGTCCCAGCAACTTCAGGAACAGTCACAGATGGAGGAGGAACAGGTGCTTACGCTACTACAACACAATCAATATTTGGAAGTATTCCAACGGCAGGTAGAGGTGGGGGCGGAGGTGGTTGGAGTGTTAATGCACTTACGAACGAACAAATATACGCAAGAGACGGCGGTTCAGGTATAGTCATCATCCGCTACAGGAAACCATCAAGCGAAATTGTGGTATCTAGTATAATCTCTGGAACAACTGATAGATATATATCGTTTCCTTATTCGGGGACAGCGGCTACTAAGGATTATACGATTACGACTACTGAGGCGTTATCTTGCGATATCTTGGTGGTTGGCGGTGGTGGTGGGGGCGGAGCAGGTATAGGGTCTGGTGGAGGTGCAGGGGGTTTAATATATACCAATTTAATTATAAATGCTGGTACATATAATATTATAGTTGGAGGCGGAGGTTCTGGTGCAACTAGTGGTACAGGGTCAGATAGAGGTTCAAATGGGTTTAATAGTTCTGCTTTTGGAAACATTTCTTATGGTGGTGGAGGTGGCGCAGGACAATCTTGGGTTTATTACCAAAGTAATACAGCAGGTGGAACATTACAAACAACATCCGCAAATCAAGGTTCAGGAGCGGGAGGAACAAGATATAAAACTTTAGGTAATGCTGGAACATTAGGGCAAGGTAATAGCGGAGGTAATCATATTGAAAGTCATCCTATATATTCACCAGGTGGAGGTGGAGGTGCTGGAGGCGCTGGAGGTAATGGTTCTACACAATCATCACCATACTATGGTATAGGAGGGATTGGTCGTGCAATTTCTATAACAGGTACTTCAATCGGTTATGCTGGTGGTGGAGGTGCATGGGGTTCTGGTGCAAGTGGTGGTACAGCAACAGATGGCGGAGGTGCTGGTGCTGCTATAGGTACTAATGGGACGAATGGTAGAGGTGGTGGTGGTGGTGGCGGAGATAATACAGGTGGTAAGGGCGGCTCCGGCATCATCATCATCCGCTACCGTAAGGCATCAAACACCGTTTCAAATACATTATTTTCTATATTGAGCGGCGGTATTATAACAACAAGTTCTAATCTCTATTCTAATTTAATTACCAATTATGTTGATACGCCTGCTCCAGTATCTACAGGAATATCTAGCCAGTGGTCTAGTAATGTATCTAAAATATACTACAATACTAGTAATGTCGGCATAGGCACCTTAGACCCTGTAGTGCCTTTACATATATATAACACCACGACATCAAGATTATTAATAGATACCACGACGACCGCACCAGCAACCCTAGAGTTCAGGCGAGGAACCGGCGTTGATACACAGAACGACTATAGGTTTATTAATGATACCGACACATATATTAAATTACAGATGGAGAATAGCACGCAGTCATTCGGCAATACATCGGCAAATCTAGCGTGGTTCTCTTCTAACGAAACAATAATACATAAGAATACTGCTATTAATGGTAGGGTTGGTATAGGGACTGTGTATCATACGACTAGGAGCCTAGATGTTCTCGGTGATGCTAACATATCAGGGGCGGTTAGCGTAGGTGGGTTGAGTGTCGGCGGTAGCGGTAGCGGCGGCGTTAATGCGATTATTACTAACAGTTTAACTAGCAATACCTCTTTAATTATACGGAATGAGATGATACCTCCTAGTATAACCTCGTCGCCTGCAGCGACTACTACAGCAACTACAGGGGCTTATACATATCAGGTTTTTACATATACGAGTGAGACTGGTGGAGCGGGGACAAGACAAACCTTGTATAATATTACTATATCAGGGAATGCTGTTTGTGATATATTAATGGTAGGAGGAGGAGGCGGTGGAGGTAAAGATATAGGTGGTGGAGGTGGAGGCGGAGCGGTATTATATGGGACAAATATAAGTATTGCGTCAGGAACCTATGAAATTAGAGTAGGTGATGGAGCAGTAGCAGGAGAAACCAGAGGTAAATCAACTACTGGATTTGGAGCGACAATATTAGGTGGAGGGTGTGCTGGGAATACCTCATGGGGTAATAATCCTTCTACAGCAAATAGTGGAGGTAGTGGTGCAGGAGGTAAAGCATTTTGGGGTGTAAATTCAAGTCCATCTACACTTGTAGCAGGCGGTATTGGTGTATCTACAAAGGGAACTACTTTGACTACCGCTACTTTGTATAATGGTAATGTTGGAGGAACAGCAGTTCAACAATATGCAGGAGATCCTATTCAATCAGCAGGAGGAGGTGGAGCAGGTGCTGTTGGTGGTAATGGTAATGGTTCAGGTTCTAAAACAGGAAATGGAGGTGCAGGTGTGTTAGTTAATATAACAGATGTTAATTATTATTGGGGTGCTGGTGGAGGAGGAGGTAGTTATAATAGTTCTCCTGCAAATGGTGGTTTAGGAGGCGGTGGAGCAGGTTATGATTACTCCTATGGTTCTGGAACAGTAGGAGGAAGTGGATATGGAGCAGCATCAGGATATAACGCAGGGAATGGAACAGGTTCAGGAGGAGGAGGAAGTGGATACCAGAATGGAACTGCCGGCAAAGGCGGCTCCGGAATAGTAATCATTAGATACTTAACACCACCGACCACCATATCATCCTCCATAGAGTTTATTAGAGGAACCGCAGCAGACGCTAACAGAGACTACAAACTAGGCAATTATAATAGCGAGTTCAAGGTTATCTCTTCAACATCTGGCGTTGATACAGATTATATAAAGATAACAACAGCAGGTGCTATAACAAACCCTACAGGAACCGCTAGTTGGAACACCGGCTCCGACAGGAGAATAAAAGAGAATATTGAAAGGGCATCCTACGACAAATGCTTTGACAACATTAATAAACTGGAATTAAACCGCTTCAATTACATAGAAGGCTTCAATACAGTTTCTAGGGATAACAAGCAGTTAGGGTTTATAGCACAAGAGGTTTATGATATATTTCCCAAAGCAATTTCATCTCACGAATACAACACGGATACTTTAAGCATCCCTAACCTGCTATCCATAGATGTATCGCAGATAAACTATTCGTTATATGGTGCCGTCAAGAAATTGATAAAGATAAATGAGGAGGACGAAAAGGAATTGAGTTCTTTTGACAATAGGATAAAAACGATTAAAACAATTTTAAATATTGCTATGGAACTAACCACGAGTAATCTTTTGGATACTTCTAGTAATGTTATATTGGATACTTAAAACATATCTTTTATTTTTATTAGCATAAAAAATGACAATACTAATCTATATTAAACCTAATAACGATGAATATTTATAAGTCATTATCTGCTTTATTTAGTGTCCCTATCACAGATATTGAGGATATTGCTAATGCCGCTCACGCTTCGCACGCTTCGCATACCATAGACCATCAACATATCCACAAAGAATACAAAGATAATAGTGTATTTAATGGACTACTAGAGTGTCTAGCAGAAGAGTTCAAGAATAATATGGATACTTTTAAGACTACCAGCGATATTGATAAGTTTAAAAAGGGGATACAGAAAAAACATAAATATACTATATCTAATGCCGAGTTCATCAAGATATACAAGTATCTTGATTTAGATAACCAGCAGTTGCGTAATCTTATTACGAAGAAAAAGTGTAAGTCCAACTCAGGCGTTCTTGTAATCACGGTGCTAACATCAGCACATCCTGAGTATATTGACGATGACGGAAAGACGAAACGAGCAAAGTTTTCTTGTAAGCACGATTGTGCCTATTGTCCTAATGAGCCAGCCCACGAGGGTAATGGTTGGGTAGCCCAGCCACGAAGTTATCTATATGCGGAGCCCGCAGTATTACGAGCGAACGCTAATGACTTTGACCCAATAAAGCAGATGAACTCTCGTATATCATCGCTGATAAATATGGGACACATACCAGATAAACTAGAGATTATCGTGTTAGGCGGGACTTGGAGCGAGTATCCTCGTAATTACCAAGACCGCTTCATAACCGATTTATATTATGCGGCTAATAGTTATTTTGATAAGGGTCGTCCAAGACTATCCTTAGAAGAAGAAATACAGATAAACGAGACCGCAAAGATACATATCATCGGGCTAACTCTAGAAACACGACCGGATACTATAACTCTAGAAGAGATTGCGAACTTTCGCCGATATAATTGTACGAGGATACAGTTAGGCGTCCAGCATACGAACAACGCAGTTCTAAAGAAGATTATGAGAGGACATACGATAGAGCGAGCATACGAGGCAATAAAGATGCTGAAGAACAATTGCTACAAGGTGGATATCCACATAATGCCTAACCTACCAGCAGCCTCTTACGAGATTGACAAGGCGATGCTAGAAGAGGTCTTGTATGACGAGCGGATACAAGCAGACCAGTATAAGATATACCCGACTGCGATAGTTCCTTATACTCGTATTAAGAGGTGGTTTGAGGAAGGCACCTATGTTCCTTATGACGACTTGCTATTATACCAGTTAATAAAGGACTTTAAGCGGAAAGTCCAGAAATACAAGCGGCTTAATCGTATTATTCGGGATATTCCCGGACACTATATAGAAGGCGGCTATTCAACCAAGTATGTGAATATGAGGCAACTTCTACAGGATGATATGCGGCTAAATAAGTGGAGTTGTAAATGTATAAGATGCCGTGAGATTAAAGGGAACCAAGTATCGCTAAGCGACATTAGGCTAAATGTAGAGAAGTATAGGGCTAGTGGCGGCGACGAGTATCATCTCAGTTTTGATACTTGCTGTGATAAAAATTACTTGGTCGGTTTTCTGCGATTACGATTAGCGGGTGATGCATCTAGCGAAGCCGTATTGCCTTCTATTAAAGGCTGTGCGCTTATTAGAGAACTTCATATATATTCTAATATAAGTGATGTAGGGAACAATATAGAGGGCTCGCTACAACACAAGGGATATGGTAAGCAACTTGTAGCAAAGGCTGAGGAGATTGCTAGAGATAATGGATATCGCAAAGTAGCGATAATTAGCGGCACGGGTGTTCGTGGATATTATAGGAGGCTCGGGTATCAGTTGGTTGATACTTATATGATGAAGGATATTTGATAGCGATTACTTGTTATTTGCCTACTGTTTTTTTTTATATTATGAATATAATAGAATGAATACTAAATCTATTGTTGCGGTTGTTAAGAAGCCTAAGGTGGTGCCTAGAGCAGCGAAAGCGGTTGTTAAGAAGCCTAAAGCGACGCCTAAAGTAGCAAAAGCAGTCGTTAAGAAGCCTAGAGCGACGCCTAAAGCAGCGAAAGCGGTTGTTAAGAAACCTAAAGCGACGCCTAAAGCGACGCCTAGAGCGGTACCTAAAGTAGCGAAAGCGGTCGTTAAGAAGCCTAGAAAATACAATAATATAAATGGTGGTGTTGGGAGCGTCAATAGTGGCTCTTTAGCAAATACTAATGGTGTATTAGCAGCATCAGCAAGCAGAATGAGTAATGGTTTATTTAAAATAAAAAGTAGTCGTGCTGTAACACATGCACCTCAAGTATCGCAAAATGCTCCTATAAAAAGTGATAAGAGACCTTCTCCTAGAGAATTATTATATAAGATAAAAGATGATTATTTTGAAAATTTTGTAAAGAAGAGATGGGATTTTAAAGTATATGACTTGATAATATTAGTTAATAATATGGCGGAAAATCTAAACAAATTTTTTGAAGATTTTCTGCTATATTATCCAAATATTATATTTAAATATCCGGCTAATTATAAGCATAAGGAAAGGCTTTTTAAGCGAAGCCTTTTAAATTATCAACAAGATCATCTTGATATATTAAATATAATAGTAAAATATATAAAAAAGAGAATAAGTGTCCTAGCCTATTTATCGTTGTCATCTAAAAATATATATAGTGGTGTATTAGATGGAAGTCAAGAAGGTAAAACAGAATATGATAAGGGTAAATTTAAATTTTTTGATTCATCTAAATTAGAAAATTTACCCGAACATATTAAAAAGATATTAAAAAACAAAAAATTTTCATTTGGAGATGACATATTTTTTTATTACTTCGGTTATCGTAATAAAGGTCAATTTTATTATATTGCTATGAAATTAAATTTAATATTAATTGATTTTTTAGAACATATTCAATTAATGGAAATAAATGAACCAGTTGATGATTTATATAGAGGAGCATTACAAGAATATATACAAGAAGTTAAAGATACTGCTATAGAAATTTTAGTATATTTTGAGAATTATAAATGGACATTAAGTAACGAAATTTATAATTATACCGGCGATAATAGTCGTTTAAGACATCATCAGAGAATGCATGGTATAAGATAGATATTAGAGCATCTATGTGTTCTATCATAGTTGCTGCTATGCTGCTACGCTGCTCTAATACTTATTCAAGTTAGTATGTATAGCCAATACCCCTACCTTTTCAGGGTTATTATAGTATTCGTCATACATAGACAGGGTATGTATAAAACTAATCTTGTTAGAATAAAGGATAAAGGAGACGGCACAATCTTCAATAGTGTAAGGATATGAGCCGGTGCCCTCGTCGTAATGGAAGATGTTGTAGCCGATGCTCTCCATATGTTCTATCAATATCTTACAGGATTTGTTAGAGAGATAAAACATAATACCACAGGGACCGACGGGAATATGCGGACGCTTCGTATATTTAGCAATATTAACGCCTTTAAGGTTATGATAGGGATTGTCAAAATCCTCTGGATGGCTCACATAGTAATCCGTCATAAAGGTATCATTAATGGTAGTTTTAATGTCCGCATCACTTATCTCGTGTGCTAGCAGACTGCGTCCTGATGGTGATTTACCTAGGAAATCTACTGGGACGCTCGCATTCGCTACCTTAGGTAGCATCACGAATGATTGTAGCAGTTCTTCGTTAAATATCAGGTCATCGCCGCCACGCAATACGCCTTCTTTAATGTCATAAATCTCATAAAGGTATTTTAAAGATAGCACTAATTTTTTTAATAAATGGATATACGAGTCTTCACACTTAATAGTTAGCAGGTTATATCCGTCATTCACTTCGCGTCCTAGTTTATAATCACCTTCTAGGAACAGGTCGCCAATAACATAAACCACTTTCCATCCCGCATATTCTTCACGAGGTAGTTTAAAGTTCTTTACACGGGTATTTAGGTGTTTCTGGCAACTCAAGATAAGAATGATACCTTTTACAGCAATCATCCTAAAAAACTAAATCTATTTAATATAGCGAGTTTAGTATTTATATGGTTTTTGTGGATTACTTGTATTTATTCGTATGGAAAGCGATACACTCAGGGCTATTCTCAAAATTACCACAGATATCATAAGAGAATTGCGTGGTATGTGCTGGCGAACACTCTAGTTCCTTGTGCCAGTTATTCGTGTGTAATAGGTTAATGTTATTAGAGAGCAGTATCAGCGGGTATGTTAAGTCATCAATAGTGTAAGGATACGAGTTGGACTTCTCGTGGTAATGATAGATATCATAGCCGATGCTCTCCAAATGTTCTATCAATATCTTACAGGATTTGTTAGAGAAGTATATAAGTGGACCGTGTAAGAATGCGGGAATATGAGGCATCACAGAGTATTTTAACACATCAACGCCTTTTATGTTGTGTAGCGGGTTGTCAAAGTCTTCTTGGTGCGTTTCATAATAATTCACCAAGTGAGGATTAACACCAGACCTATGGGGCTCGCATACAAACGGATAGTTTATAAGAGAATGTCCCACCGAAGACCTGCCTAAGAAGTCTATATCAATCACGGTATCAGGATTAATTGACAATCTCTTAGGCATCCGCAAGAAGCCTTCAAGCAAACTCTCATTAAACACTAGGTCATCGTTAGCACGCAATACACCTTCGGTGATATCAAACATTTCATAAAGATATTTTAGAGATAGCACATACTTTTTAAGATTATAAATATAGGCGTCTTCGCATTTAATCGTTAGCAGGTCGTGTCCGTTTCCGTCATTCACTTCGTGTCTTTCCAGTTTATAATCGCTGTCTAAGAACAAATCGCCGATTACACAGATAACCTTCCAATCTCCATAAGACGCCTTCAGGTTCAGTTCCTTTAATCTGGTATGTTTGTATTTATGACAACTTGTTACTAGGATGATGCCCTTGACACTCACCTTGTTCGCTTCGCTCATTCTCTTTAAATTTTATATAGTTATTCTATTTTAATACTTATATGCGTTTCTTCGGCTTTGCTTGCTTAGTCGGCTTTGCTTGCTTAGACGGCTTCGCCGGCTTCTCTAGCAACTCTTTTAATCCGCCAATAAACTTGCCGTCTTTAAATATCATCGGGAAGTGGATGTATGGTATTACCGTGTATTGTCTCATAAAATTATAGAAGTTGTCTCGTTCCCTACAGGAGCCTATAAACTTGTCGCAATTTATTACAGAAGGGCTCTTAGCGGCACTAGCGGCACTAGCGGCTCCTAGATGCTCCTTAGCCATCACACAGTATTTACAATTAGATATGCTGTAGATTGTATAATCGGTATTCGTCGGTTTTTTATATGAAGCCATACAAATAATATCTACTATATAATTAGATAATAACCGAGATATGTCGGCGGGACCGAGAAGAAGTGGGCGTGTAACAAGGTCATCAGTAGCAGAAAGGGATGGCTATAATTTATCTACGGAACTAACCAAGAAGACCCAGAGTTTAATAGCAAAGAACACCAAAGAATATACTGACTATCCTATAAATGACGATGACTGGGTAGTGTTCTTTTGCGACTACTTAGATTTTATACAGAATAACATAGACCCCTGCCTGTCTAAAATCAAGGGGCTCCAGCATATGAAAGCAAGCGACTTTTACAAGGTTGATTTGTCAGGCGGCGGGTTTGACAGCGACTTTGACGATTTTGACAAGTTAAATTATAATGTCGGGTTATACGAGGCGTTATTTACGCAATTTAAGGACGGAACCAACAAGATTAACAATTGCACCAGACTGAACCAGTTGCTATCTTATATAGGTGATGCGGTGCTTCGTATGTCGGCACATTATAACCAGACATCGGCGAATGCCCTTATAGAGTTTTACAGGAAGATTGCCGTCATCTTAGAAATCTCTGTATATCCCGAAATATTTTTACAATTTATTACGGGCGACAGCACAGGGAATAAGGAGAGCGTGGATTTAAAAAATCACAATCCAGCGAAACACGCTATATATAGAGGCGTCTGGATACGAAAACAGGAGTTCCTAGGCGTCATAGCGGGTAGCGGCAAGAACTACTGGAAGAAGTATGATAACGGACTGCGGCTATTTGTGAGAAACTACATTCGCCGGCTGATTACATATATGCGAACATATAATGCGACATATCCGCTAGGATACGAGTTGCCCTATAATTACAGCGTTGAGCCTAGCAAAGCGTTAAAAAATCCTTTGCCGTTTGATGGCGTCTATAAATACTCGGCACCTCCTGAGAATTACTATATAAGCCGTGATGACTGGAAACATATACCTAATCTTCTATTACCTAACAACGCCATATTAACCGTCTTCACAAAGGAATATATTAACCCTGAAAATTGGAACCACCCGCCGCCGCTTTGGTGGATTGAGCGAACTGTAGCGTTCTTTAGAGGAACTGAATGGTGGAATGTTACAGGCACAGTTATTGAAGCGATATCAGCACAATTAAGCGGAACTATAGAGCATAGGAAATGGCTGGCGATAAACTGTATATTACCACAGCAATACGACAGTTATAGCGAGTTATGGGATGCTGAATATGAAGAACCCGCGGGACCTGTTGGAGCAGCGGGAGCAGCGATAGGACCTGTATGGGACGCATATATGGGATTTGGCGGTATCTCTAAAATGGCTAAGGCGACTAATGCGACTAAGGCGAAAAAGAACAAGATTAACACGGCGGGTATTGTAGTACCATTTAAAATAATACAGGATAGGGACAGGGCAATACACCCGAATATATACAACGAACTAAAATCTAAATTAAAAGATTATTTTAAATTAAATGTTGTTGTGGTGAAGCCGGTGCCGACACATCATACCGAAAGTCATTTGCGAGATGATGTCTATATAGATAATCTATGTAATTATTCTATGCTGTATAATCCGCACACGCATAAAATGAGTAAAAATAATGTAAGTGCTTCTGCTACATATAAAAACCGAGCACAAACAGTTTAATATTGGCTAGCGCCGTCGCTCCTTACTTGTTATTCTTCTTTCTCCATTCAGCACCAATCTTTTTCATAATTTGAGGTGCGGTATCCGTGGGATACTTCTTGTGAAGTTCGGCATACATCTTCTTAACAAACTTGTTATACGGGGTTAATTTACGCTTCTTAGCACCTCCGGTAGTAGCAGCATTACAACTTTCAGCCATCCTTCTTCTATCAATACTATCTATATATATACGAATATAAAAATATTACTTAAGGAAGGATATTTTTATATGTTCGTATATAATTAGATTGATATATAATGGGTGATGCTATACAATCAATAAATAAAAGTATAGCCAATTTAGAAGTAAGGTTAAAAAACACGAAAGCAAATCTAGCACAAAATATTGCCAACCTCAAAATAGTAAAGGAATTGCCTAAAAAATAAATTAAATATAAGAATTGCGACTAATTATTTAAGGAATATAAAAAATGATGAAAAAAGAATAAAGGATACAGAAGGGCTACTTAGAAATTTAATATCACAACAAAAGAAACTGCAACAAGCAATTCAACAACAACAAGAAAAACCTAAGCCCACAAATAGTTGGTTCCCTCTTTCATTATCATTATTCGGCACAAGAGCTAATCTACAAAAAAGAGAACCCCAAACTCAAAAGAAACCTACTAATGTAAGAGCATCTGCTAAAGTAGCAGCAGAACCAATAGCAGAAGCTGCTGTAGCAGAAGCTGCTGTAGCAGCACAACCTAGAACATCTGCTAGAACATCTGCTAGAGCATCTGCGTCGCAATCTAATGTTTCGTTAAAAAAAACCAACCTAGCAGAATATCTAAAATTTAAATTTGCAATTATATATTATATTGATTTAAGGTTTCAATATTTACACGAGTTCATAAAGAATATATCTACTATATTAGATGGCTATTTAACTACTGAAAAAGAAAATTTTGATAATGATGTATTAAATATGTTAAAAGGTATAATAGAGCAAATAGATAGTTCTAGATACATCTGGGGTAGTAATAGTAATACAACAATAAGAGATGGATATTTAGGGCATCTACATTCGTTTGTTGAGGGTGATTATAATTTTGATGATTTAACAGAACAAAATATAGTTAATAAAATCAACGAACAGAATGCGATTATTGCCAAGTTTCTAAACTATATCGCAACTATATTAAAACCCGAAGCGATGCGTCTATATGAAATATGGTTATCATCTCCAGAATATAAACAAATTACTAGTAATATAATAGACAAAAATTTATTACAGTTAGGATATACGCCCGAAGAATTAAATGAGTTAAATGGATTATGGGATGCTGATGATAGTCAAGATATACCAGTAGAATATAATGGAGAAGACCCTTCTTCTACTGATAAACCTGTTGAAGAGTATAAAAAAGCTATGGAAGAATATATTAGGTTAAACAGTCTATTTAAGCCTAAAATAACTCAGTTAGGTGCAGGTGGTTTTTTCTCTCGTTTTAAAGGAAAAACGAATAAGATATTATCCAGAGAGACACCAGTAAGCAGCAATAGAAGTAGCAATAGTAGAAGTAATAGCAATAGAAGTAGCAATAGTAGTCTTGGTTTTAATAAAGAAGACATCGCATTATTAAATTTTGTAGAGAGAGAAGTAGAAGGCATCCCTTATATATATTCATATATACAAGGAGATATTATTGAGTTATTAATAGTATTAAATAAGGTTTTAGCATATATTGATATTATGGCTATTTTTTTCTTAAATAAAAAACCTGAAAAAGTCTTGGAAGTATTTAGAAAGAAAAAAGAAACGGATAAAAAAACACAGGATAGTAATGTTGCCGTATCTATTAAAAAAATAATAAATGATAGTATAGAATATAAGGCTAAATTAAGAAGGCTTTGTGATACGAATACGATGTTTAGTATGATAGATAATATTCAAATATATTCATCATTATACATATCCATATATGGTGATGATGAAATGCTCGTATATAATAGGAGTGGCTCTACAGGTGGTCGCAAGCGAGCAATAGGAAGACCTCGTAAAACGCCGGCTAAGCCTGCTAAGAAACCAGCAACCAAACCCACCAAGAAGCCTACTAAGCCTACCACCAAAAAACCCACCAAGCCTACCACCAAGCCTACCACCAAACCTGCTAAGCCAGTCTCAAAGAAACCAACAAAGCCCACCGCGAAACCTAAGCCAACAGTCAAGAAGCCCACAAAAAAATAAAAATAAATAATACAACCTACGCCCCCGCAGCATCACCTTTATAAGACACCTTATGATGCTTAGTTTTATTAGTAATCGCATCAGCATTATGAGACCGAATATAGGCTACCGCCTGTAGGCAAGCATCGCACAAGTCGTCTTTCTTTTTATTATTGTCTAATATCTCGCATAAAGTCGTATCATCCTTAATGTAGTTTCTACATATTTCTATGCTAGTCTGCTTATTCATCTTGTATTTATCACGACGAAACCCTTTAGAGTTAGCGGTGTCATCCATCTTAACCTGTATGTCTGGTTTAAAGTCGTGGGTCTTAGTCTTAAGACCCGCATTAACTAGCACCACATTCTCTATGATTTTATCCCAATATTTTAAGAGGCTGAAGTAGCAATATATAATAAACTGGATGGACTTCATCATACCGTTAAGGTTAGAAGGCTGGTTCTCAATCAATACATAGTCAATCTCATTAATCCCTTTATCCTTTAAGAAGCCGATGATATTATCCATTTCCATATATATACGCTCGGCTATATCATCAATCCCTTTAATATCCTTCTTTTTATCTGCTAAAGATATAATCCGCCAATCTAATACTTGAATTTGCTCTTCAGTCCTCTCTAGGATACAGAGAGCCAGATTTTTAATACCAATATCAAAACTTATATATATCATTCAAGGAGCATATATATATACTATAAGGCATATATTTATATGGGTATGCGAAGGGGGGTGTGTTTATAATGGTGATAGAAGATGTCTAGAATTATTACTTAACATTATCTTTTATAAACTTATAAACTATTTATTATTTCTAAAAACTTTTACAACTTTATATTTTTCTAAAAGTTTCTAACTTATCTAATCTTTCCTAAATATACCTAGTATTAC